GAAACCCAAAAATGGGGGGCATTTCTTGGGGTTAGGGTAGAGAAATGGGGCGCATTTTTTAGGGTTAGGGTCTAGGCTTGGGGGATTTTTAGGGTTGGCGGAAAAGGAACTCACCCTGGGAACGGGGGAGCCTTGGGACGGTTTTTGGTATCTCTCATTATATAGCTAAGAAAATAATTCGCCTGGGGTTTTTCTCGGATACCCAGGCGGACTACTCATTGGCTGACGGGATAGGGACGGGGGTTTTAGACCAATTGGAACCAGTGATTCTTAGGACTCTATCGTCTAATTGGTCTAGAATTGGTCTACCGTGTGTATAAGCACGGGGGATGTCTAAATGTGACAGGGGTTGCGGGCCATATTGGAGCGTAGCGACATAGGTATGCTGGTTTCGAATCGACGGTCTAATTCCTTGAGTTATTTATATGGGGTGTTTTTTACCGATGACCTCCAAACAAAAACTTTTCTAAAAGTGAAATACTTTTGGTTTCAAGAGATTTTCAAAAGTATTGAGAAAAAAAATAAACAAGTTATAAAAGTTCCCACACCTGACAGAAACACTGACACGTGCTACGAGCCAATATAGATTGACTGACCCATAACCTAAATGCCCAAGTCCATCGAATGACTTTTTTGATTTTGAGATGACTCCAAACAAAAACTTTTCTAAAAGTGAAATACTTTTGGTTTCAAGAGATTTTCAAAAGTATTGAGAAAAAAAATAAACAAGTTACAAAAGTAATTTTAGTCCTATGACCCATAAACCCTGAGATCCTAGATGAGACCCCCATACTGGATACCCCATCTGACCCTCAGTCACTTTTTACTCACTAGTCGTCACTGTCGTCACTGATTCTTCACTGATCGTCACTGTCGTCACTGGTCGTCACTGACCCCCACTGATTCTTCACCGATCGTCACTAAATAGTCACTGACCCCAATAAATTCCTCACCCGTCAAACCACTCCACATCACATCGCCGTGAGTCTCACATAACTTACACGGAAGTCCCAAGCCATGTGTATGCTCAGGTTGGATCTTCTTCATCTTTGGTGTGCCACGGGGGATCCGCTTCGGTTTCTCAGGTTTGGGGGGTCTTTCGCCATGCATTCGACAATACTCGGTGCCCTCCACTGCACCATTTTGACAGGGGGTCCCTTTACCAGTAATACCCTTGCAACATACTTTATCCACCTTAGGCTTTTTCACTCGGGGTTTGCGGGATGAGTCATCTACTTGAGACTTGAGCTCAATAATTTCATTTCGCAAACTCTGAAGTTCGGTGAGGATCTCTTTAATTTGATCGTTCATTGTAAATTTTACTTACATTTTAACAGTTCAGTTGTTGACTTAGGTGTCGTTTTACATTAATATTTTTTTCTCAAAATACAGTAGTTATGACAACAGTTGTCATTGGAAACCCCATCAGAAATCTGAGATTGATCATAGATCAGGTATTTCAGGGACTTCACAATTTGTTTTTCGACAAAGAAGTTGAGAAGGTTGAACCTGGGATCACAGAGGTTACAACAGAAGTGAAGGAACCATCGGGGTATTTACAAAAAGGGAATAGAAAGCAGATGTGTGATGCGGAACCCTATGAAACTGAACACGCGTATGGTCTAGTGTATGATTATGAAGAAGAAAAGGTTGCACCTTCTTTTAAAGGTCCACAGTATCAGGTCTACCTGGAGAGAGCTGCAGAATTGTGTGATGATGACCCAGAATGTAAGTATTTCAATTTGTGGACAGACGGGGGTATCACAAAATTTAGAGAGGGGCAATGTGAAAACTTGAAGGATACGATCAACAGCACACTCACCTATGAAAAGATTCCTTTACCACCTAAATTAGGAACAGAATGTGAAGATAGGGGATATAAGAAATACGATTGGTATGATTTCAAAAAAGGGGAGGTTTCATTATCAGAGGGTTCGGGTCAAGCGAATTCTGAGTGGGATGAATATGGTAAATGTGTGAGAGTTTCATGTAAAGATGAAAGTAAAGAACTCAATGGTGTGAGAAAATGTGTTCTTTCAACGGTAGAACAATTCTCAACCGAAGAACAATTGGCACAACTTAGAGCTGTTAGGGATGTGCAGAATGCTGTCGATGATGCACAGGAGGTTCACAACAATGAGAAACGTCTTTTCGATGAATGTTTTGAAGTGCGGCAAGAGGCTGTGATACAGGGGAGAGAATTGGATTGGAGAGGGTACACGATAGCGGGTAGTTGGGAAGGTTATGAAACATGTAAAGTCGCGGCTAAGGAGGTTAATGCGAATGAAAATCCTGGAGCTTTACAAAATGCGGGATCCGGATTCGCTGATGACTGGACCCTGGGTGGAGACGAGGCCGGTATTTACTGGTGATATTTTTCTTCAACTATATTAACGATCACAATGGGTGCATTGGAGATTTATATAAAGATATTCATGCAGAAATTGTGGAACATCTTATGGCCCCTCTTCGAAAACAAAAAGGAAACCAAGAAACTAAATTTGAAAAAAGAAAGTGACCAAATCGAAAAGGTATTCACAGACCAAGGGGTCACTAAAGTCCCAGATGGATATTCACTCAAACTTCAAGGAAAAAATATGTGTGACGGAGAACCAATGGAAAGTGGTGGTCCTTTGAGTATCCTCGACGAATTTGATGATCAGAAGTCGTCAACGTATGTTGGTGATGATCAGTTCATGTTGATGCTCGATAGAGGAAGAAGAAGATGTAATAAAGCGGAGGACTGTAAATTTATAAGCATTTGGAAAGATGGGTCATACAGTATGTACAACTCACAGAATTGCACTGGTTCGAAGGATGGACTGAATACTTCAGTCACTTTAGAAAATCTTCACCAATTAAGTGGTGGTCGTGTGGTAGTAGACGAGGAATCTGGACAGACAGAAATTCAATTACCACCTCCAACTCCATCACCTCCACCTCCACCATTACCCACAATCGACTCACGCGAAAAATGTTCAGACTACATACAGAATGATCTCAAATCATACGATTCAGGGAAAACATACCCGGGTTTATCTCTGAGTAATACAACCAACTACTGTACGTCTATGGTGAACAGACCCGGGATAGTTAGAGGTTGCCAGCAGAGGATATGTGCATTTTCAACGGGGACAAGGGCTGGAACTGTCTTAGATGGATTATCTCCGGGGTGGCAAGAATATGACAATGGTAATGGGGTGAAGTATTACATGAATTCCTCCACGGGTGAATCAACATGGCAAAAACCAAGAAACATCGCTGATGGAAATGATTTCTTTGAAATGAAGCACTTTTGTCCGGATGCATGTCTTAACCTAATAGGTAACGAAGTGCCCGTATCTCAATCCAGATCTGGTAGCATTTTAGATGCTATTGGTGAAGTTTATCAGGTTCCGGATACACTATCTGGAAATCCGTGGATGCCAGTGAAAAGCATTTTCAATCAGTTACCAGATATCACAGAAGATGATTGTCTTAATGTCAATACCATTGGAAATTTCAAACCAAGTAAGGGAAGCTGGTTTAATGTATACGGTTCACCGGAAGAGGCTTGTGCAGAAAATCCCGATTTACCGGGGTATGGTGTATTACGGGAAAAGAACTTCATAGGCTTGACTGATAATAAGAAAGCGTGTCATGTCGAGTATCGTTCTTCTGGTTCTTCATGTAACCGGGATTGTAAACTTAGATTCATTAAAACAGAAGCCAGAGCAGCTGGTCAGCACAACAGATACAAGGCTAGAATAACATCATGGGACGAACTACGAGAAAAGTCTGGTGGTAATCTGAGTGACTTTGGGGTCGATTTTGCAGACCTCATCGAAACTGATCTCAGAAAAGAATGGGAGATAGGTCGTAAGAAAGGTGTGAAATGGGGTATAGACGAGCGACCAGGGGTGGGTCATATCAATCAAGGTGTATCTAATCATTATTTGTATTATACCGATCTTGATGCACCCTATGGTTACAAAATTTGGGCAGAATATGTCGATGTAGAGGCACCAAAGTTGGGTTCGGGAAAGTGTTCCATCACACAACCCGGATGGTTCAGGACTGCGAAGATACCAATCACAAAGGATGAAAGCGATGATATGTATAGTCTCAAAAATGAATATAATTTTGGTTCGAGAGTAAAAGTGAAATTAGTCAATGAAGACAAAGCAGATGAGGTTCTCGTCATAGACGACCCAGAGTCGGGACATTTCACTGAAGTCTATTCTAAAACAAATAAGAATCATTATGGACGGTTTCCCACAGGAAAAAGAAACTGGGTATGGGATGGACCCATATCCTTAGGTTAAATCTTCATGACCCATAACACGGATAGGTTTCTTGAATATCATAACGAGTAACATAGTTACACTCATTATGAAATTTACATAACTCATGACAAGGATTTCACGCGTGCTGTCCTCACACATCTGCTTCGTTTGGAAGTAATTATAAACCATTGATGCAGAGGAGGAAATGATGTATAAGAAATAATTCATATCTTGATAAAAATCTAAAACTCTAAACTTCTTCACTCAACATACTGTGGAAGTGTTCACAGAAGTTTTGCAACTTGGGGAAGATGTTACCCTTCCACGCCTCGTCATTCTTCTCGATGAGATACGCCTTCTTCTCCAAGTCGTATTGTTCGATAAGCCTACAATACTTGACATCCTTGAGCATCTGAAGATACGTTTGGCATTGGACATTTTCATAATCCCTGACCGTGTTGAACAGGCGCTTGGTTCGATTCTTAATCTCAACAAGAGTCCTGGATCCATCCTCGTTAATCTGAATGCGGTCAACGCGTCCAACAATCTGATACAGTGTCCCCTCAATGGTGCAAATATTGTATTCGTAGAACGTGTCATCCTTCACAAGATTAGCTGTATCGGAATCGGCAGTCTTGTCTTCATTCCGAGTCCCATGGTTCGTCCTCAACGTCTTAGTAATGTAATCCTTCGTCGCGACCATTTCTACTGGGTTGAGACCCGAATGTTCAATCTTCTGATACAGTGCGCGAATTTTCTGACTTACATCAGTACTGCTAGTCGACTTGAAGTTCGTCGCATCGTCAAGGATCGTTCTTGTCACCTGTTTCGAATTGATAATACGGAGCGCTTCCTCATCCTTTGTAGAGCCCTCAAAGGTAGAAGGACTATACTTCTTCCAGAGTTCTTCGACAAGTTCCGGCTGCTTCTTGAAACCTATACCGATGGCTGAGGAAACTGAAGAAGCCCCGATGATGACTTTCGAAACCCCGATAGGCTTCAACTTCCTCTCGTGTCCGATTAGATGTGGGTATACACGACCACATGCGATTGAATCCGCGAGGGAGTTGTGAGCATTCTGAAATTCTTCACCGAAAATGTCCTTGTAAAGATCAACCAGTTTGATTGATTTCAGGAAACGCTCTTTGTAAAGCTGTAGAGTGCATCCAAAGTTGATGTCATCGATCAGTTCCATATTCAGATTATGACGAATCATTTCCGAACGAAGAACGTTCAAGTCAAAATTGAGATTATGAGCAACCATGGTCTTGGTTCTTGACCCAATGAATTTAATGAAATCAAGGAAAACGTCATTGAAGGGGCGACCGTCTCTCATAGCCTTTTCCTTTGTGATGCCGTGGATCTCAATTGACTTTTCACCAATTTCAAAGTTATCGGGGTAAACAATCGCATCGAAGGTGTCCATTAGACGACCACGACTCGAAAAACGAGCCGCTGACAACGACACAGCCCTACAAGTATCATAGTTGCTCAAGTGTTCTCGAGCATCAGAATTGCGCCGACCTGTGGGAAGCCCCGAGGTCTCGAAGTCAAATGCGATGTATTGCATTGGTCTTATGAATTTTAAATGTATTAAAACTTTATGCAACTTAAGTATCTAATGTGCTTCAATTTGAACTTTTTGAGAAAACATAAAGAACGTATCATTCCCGGTCTTTCCCCTGTTCAGAGTTTTGATAGCCTCGAATCTGTCTTAATTCACGAGCTTGATTACCCCGAGAACCCATGAATTTACACTGCATCACACATTTACACAATTCCTCATGAGAATAAAACGTGTTCCTAGATGCGTAGCATACAAAGGGTAAATAAATATCCTTGTACATCATCCGGTACATACGATCTTTGTAAATACTCATATTTTATACAAACATAATGTTCTAAGGCCACTGGGGTGGATCGTCTTCTTTCTCTCTCACTGACCACTTACCACCCAATAGAGCTATGCGGCGTTCCCAATCCGTGATTCGCATTGTTCGAGTGGGGGGTGTCACAAGAGCACCCTCATTAACAACACGGCATTTACACCCAGATACGTTACATGCATGGTTCAACTCGAAACGAGATGCAAATTGAACATAAGCTGGCATGTCCATTTCGGCATCTAGAAGAGTCTTGAACCTGAACGCATCTTCAAAGTTAGTGAAAGCCACTATGTAGTTTACTGGCACAGCTTCCTCATTCAACTGACGAATCGAGTAGATTCCTTCTTCGGCGTCGGGTTTATGAAAAGTTAAAACGTGGAACATTCCATTAATTTCGACTTTATCAAGGGGTTTGCTGTTATTCTTGTCAATTGTATAATAGCTCTTACATACTTTGGAAACGGAACGCTTTCTGTATGTAGGAGATACACGGGGAATGATAGATCGGAGTGTAAACATTTTTATTAATATATCAAATTTTACTATTACTTAGGTGTGATCCACACACAATCCTGAATCCTGTCGTTTTTGCCTTCGATGAAGTGACCACCCGCAGTTGACTCACAAGACTCTCGTGTTCCTCTCCTAAAACAGAATCGAGCACCCCCACCTGCACAAGTGCCCGAATCACAATTCGTTTTTGTATCGTAATAATCGTAATTCAAATCTATCCACTGAGCGTTTCCCTGACATTGTGCATCCGGATCACGTGTGAAGTCGGGGTCGTGGTAGGGGTCGCCAAGATCTTTCCAACACCTATCATCTTTTAATTTATACCCATCTAAACACTCACCAGAGCCGTGACATTCACCACAGGTGTCCAAGTAAGCCACATTACCCGAGGCTATGTGTGAATAATCCTCTGGATCACATGGAGTGTCTGTCGGTTCACATATCTTTTCTTCTATGAGACTTTTTATACTTTCAACCGAACCATCGTCAGCTACCGTTATAACCGAACCATCGTCACCTTCTACCATTATGTTTTCGTGCACTGTTTTCAATGAACCACTCCATACTACTGGTTCTGGTTCTGGTTCTCTCGTCATTGTCAACACCCCTGATACGAAACTACTCGATATCATACAAGCAAATCCAAGAACTATAGGAACTACTGTCATCTGTAATAGATGAGCATTTTTTTTACTCATGTGTCTCGGTGATGATATACTCTGGATACAATTCTCGCATCATTCGCCTCTGTCGGTGAAAAACCTCCATTTTGTCATTGACAGTCATAGATTCAGTGAAGAAATCAATAGCCTTGTCTTCATGAGAAACACTCATTTGCATAGTGTATCCCCAATATTGAAGGGGAACGACAGCAACTGCGTTGAGATGACGCTGGATGACGCTAATACGAGGAGTAACTCTAGCGGCGGACATAATCTTGCACTTTTCCTACACTCCAAACGAGACTCAAGATTACACAAGTGTGCTTGAAAGCCTCCTTAGGAGACTGCATTTATTTGATTCTTGTAAAGTTTGGAGTTCACTTAGGTAGTTGAACCGATAAAAATCTCAGGGTATTATAAAATGCCCCCTAAGAAACGGGGATTGACAAGTAAGAATGACAGTAAACCACTGTCACAACTACAAAAGAGAATCACTCGATCTCTGGCCACTGAAAAAAAGCAAGCCGCCACAAAGATTCAGTCTATAATTAGAGGAAGAAAAGCTCGTAAAAATCTCGGAGTGACTACATTTAATGGAAATAGGTTCTACAATGCCATTGAAATCCCCAAACTCACACAAAATCAGATCAATGCGTTAAATTTCACCCCACTTGTCAAGGAGAATTTTAGTAAAGAAGTTAACAAAAATCTCAAAGGGCGTATGGAGCGTAATGGTAATGTATTCTTCAACGCTAGTAACAAGTCGTTTCCTGTCAATACCTCGGTGAAACTCGCCATGAAACGGGACAACGCCACTGCGCTGATTAAAGAGCGAATTGCTGTCACTAGAAGAATGTTTCCCAGTGTTGATATGGACAAATTAACAAAGGAAACTAAGAAGGTTGCACGAACTATTGCGAAGTTTGTAAAGTCTGGTAACTTTCTCAAAGCTTTACAAACCCTGGGGTCTCTATTTGCAATTGTTTATATGTTCCAAAAGAATCCTCGAGCGGCTGATAACACGTTCAACATACTATTGAAACAACCCTTCTTACGACCCATCGGAAGGACCATACCATCCGAGGGGTGGAACTCTAAGGTCAAGGTCATGCTCACAAAATATTTTAGTTATTTTTCTGCTTCTCCAACATATTCACAGGGAATTTACGAATCTTTCCTGTCGACTATACCCGGAAATGCATATGATCGCTCGGTTGCAGGTTTAGCTACACAATACTTGGCCATGGTTTTACTTTCCCTCATCGCTATATTACCTTATGAGAAGTATACCAAATTTTCCAAGCGGATGCTCGATCATATATTTAAGGTGTTGAATCGCGTGTTCCCACTTGTAAATGTAATTTTAATTGATGTCATGGTAGAACGAGGGGACACTGCACAGTTCAGGTCCCGAAAGATTATTCAGGGGGCGCTTTCAGCCGCTCCTCTGGTTGCAACAGCACTTAGACGCTAATCAAAACTGACCTGACAATCAAACTCTGAGCAGTTGGAGACACCTAGTAGATCATATACCCTCTCCCCATCGATGATTTCCTCCTCGATGAGTAGACACTTCAGGTGTTCCAATTCGTCGCGCCTCGTTTCGAGAAGGTTTTTGGTGCCTTCATAGCAGCGAGTAACAATTCCGTCAATCTCCGCGTCTATTTTCATCGCGGCGTCTGGGGAAAGGTTGCGATAATCAAAGTTATTCCGTCCAAATCCATACACAGTTACCATTTCACGGGCTATTTGATACACCATGGCGTAGTCAGATGATGCACCAGTAGTGATAGATGTGGGTCCATAAATGATTTCCTCGGCTACACGACCCCCAAGCGCCACCATAATTTGAGAGTAAAGGTATTTTTTGGTATAAAACGGAGAGTCAGCGTTGTCCTCAGTTGGTTGAAAAAAGGTCACACCACCCGCGGCACCTCTTGGCATGATGGACACTTTACGAACACGGTCATAGTCAGGAACAAGTGCACCAATAATGGCATGCCCCGCTTCGTGATACGCGACGAGTTCCTTTTTACGCACGGAATATTTGACATCACCCTTAGCGCCTACAACTATGCGCTGGTAGACATTCTCAACAATATCATTCGTGATCGTCCCATCACCATCTTTCACAGCTCGGATGGCACACTCATTAAGAAGATTGGCGAGATCAGCACCGGAGAACCCAGTTGTCTGCTTCGCGATGTCCTTGAGGCGGACACCCACAGCGAGCTTTTTATCACGCGCGTGAACTCCCAAAATCTTAAGACGCCCTTTCACGCTGGGGAGGGATACCTGAATCTTACGGTCGAAACGTCCGGGGCGAAGAAGTGCTTCATCGAGAATATCAATCCTGTTTGTTGCGGCAATAACTACGATACCAGTCTCGTTGTCAAAACCATCCATTTCAGTTAGCAACTGGTTAATGGTTTGTTCGCGTTCATCATTACCCGGGGTGCTACCACCACCCCTCTTTTTACCGACGGCATCAATTTCATCGATGAAAATGATACAGGGTTGATTCTCACGAGCCTGCTCGAAAAGTTCTCTAACACGCTTGGCTCCCACACCAACAAACATCTCGATAAAGTTTGCAGCGGAGCATTGAATAAAAGGGACACTAGACTCACCCGCAATAGCGCGTGCGAGAAGTGTCTTACCAGTCCCAGGTTCTCCAGCGAGTAGCGCACCCCTCGGGATCCGAGCACCACTCCCAAAATACTTCTCAGGGTTTTTGAGGAAATCGACAATCTCCTCCAATTCATCCTTTGCGGAGTCTATACCCTCGACATCCTTGAAACGTGTAGTAACTTCCTGTTCCATTTTAAATTCAGCCGACCGCATAAATGGGTTTGGCATTCCCATTCCACCTTCACTTCTGGAACCGAAGAGAGTCCGCGCAAATGTGAAAATATAAGCGATGAAGAAAAACAAGATGATGTTCTCAGTAATTGAAGCAGGTTGGGTGTTATCCACTATCACCTCGGCGTCACTCTCCATGAGGACCTTCCACAACTGTTCATTCTGAGCAATCTGAACATCACCGTAGTCACCATTCTCTTCTTGGAATGCCGCGATATTTTTGCTTGGTCGTATGACAACGGCAGGGAGTTCTTTGTCTCTCAACCCTTGGATAAACTGTGTATACGTTCTTGGGTGATATTCCACCTTGCGTTCTTCGGCACCAACTCTGACAGCTGGGGCGGTAAAGTATTTGCCAACACTGAACATGCTTTATAATACACGTGGCATTGTTTTAACTGACTTTTTCGACACAAAGAACATCGCAATTTTCTTCTGTTATGATTACAAATTTCGTAATATGCGCACGTATCACATAATTCTTTCAAGTTCCCATGTATGCATATCCCATCACCGTTACAGTCTTTACATTGTACATGCCAGAATCCATGTGGACAAGTTGTAGACTTCATTTAAAGATTGAAGTTGTTATGTTTTTATATGGATTTGAAACTTGTTCATATTAACAATAAAAAGTATGACCTGTTTGTCATTTCCAATGATAGATATATCACTCCAACCCTGGCAAACGGTTACGAATGGGATGGATGGATGAGAGAGGATTTGGGAAAGCACTACAAAGAAGGAACTGATATCCTGGACATCGGCGCCAACATAGGCTACAACACTCTCATTTTCTCTGAATTTGGTCCCGTATACTCGTGGGAACCCCTATATCATGAAATCGTTAAACAAAACGTGACAGGGAATACATTGAAAAACTCAGTGTCTACTTTTCCTTATGCTCTATCAGATCAGACTGATACGACTGACATTTACATCCCCACACCTGACCCCGATATTACCCAAATTGATGTAATCAATTATGGAAATAGTGGTTTCGACATACCTAAAGAGATACGATCATTAGCGATTCCCGTCGAGCGCAAAAGATTAGACGATGTATATTCTGGAACACCATCTTTTATCAAGTTGGATGTAGAGGGACATGAAATTAATGTTCTGAAGGGAGCAGTCGATATCATTACAAAACACAAACCAGCTATAATAGTAGAAATACATGACATGGACAAAAGTGAAGTTGATCCATACTTGAAAAGTCTCGGATATCAAGATCCAGTCGAGCGCCCAGAACATATGTTTTTGTATCTGGCGAAAGATAGTTTTTCAACCATGTAATAGAGTTGATAAGAATCCACGACACTCTCACATCTATACTGCTCAGGCATACACTCAGGAATACCTTCCTGTGAATAATAAGCCGTCTCACTTCTGTGGTGTTCAAAGTGACTTGGGTGATTAACACGAAGCCAATTCAAATGTTCCGCACATGTGTGTAATTTACCATATCTACGTGTGTATTCAAGTGTCAAAGCGATACCAATTTCACATGCGTAAATATAGTTTTCGATACTGGAACCAACCCACATCGTCATCGGATGTTTTCGGTGAGCGGGTAAATACCCACGCCTCTTACCATCCTTAGTATATGGTGCATTGTCCAACACAAAATCCTCTTGACCAGAGAAATACCATGCAGTGTACAACATCTGACAAATCTCCAATTGTATCTTAACGACATGTTGATCGCATGACATGTGAGCAATCTCTTTAGGAATCAACGACAGAAAGAATATGTTCATCTCGGTAATTGCTAACTACACGAAGGTTGGGGTTGTAAATCTTCACTTCAACGTCTCCAAAAAATACAGTGTCGTTGGGAAGTTTCCAGATTTTTTCTTTTGACAAATTGTTTGCGTGCTCCCGGGCTTCAGTGAAAGACGTGAAGAAAGAGCGATCGAGGATGTAATCGTTAATGACAACGTTGGTGACAAACATATTTGGTTTACATTTTATAAAAATATATTCAACTTAGGTGTTCTAATCTTCTTCAGAGAAGTATTCATCTTCAACAACTTCTTCATCTTCTTGGTCAGGTTCCACATCCATAGTGCAATCCTCATTACTCGTGTTATTTTCTTCGGGGTCAGGTTCAACCTCTGGTTCCTCAGTGGGAAGATCATCGACGACCGGTTTCGGCTTCTCCTTCTCCTTCCTTTTAACCTTTTTGACTGGTTCTCTGTCAAATATCTTCTCCAATATTCTTGGAACCTTTTTGGCAAACACAAGCCTCCTCTCCTCAGACTTTTTAATTTTTGTGATGAAACTGTCACTGAATCCCATGACCTTATGGGCTTGAATGATCTGCTTCAATGAGGGTCTCATCCCTTGTTTATAATAGTTTTCGTAAAGCATCAAAAATTGTGGAACAACCTTGACTCTGACAATCCCACTCTTCAGGATCTTTAGATTGACATATACTCGATCCAAAAACGGAACATGAGGCTCTTCAATTTTTTTACGGGCTATGGGCGGGGTGACATTTGAAAGTTTGGGATCTACAAATGGAATACCCATATCCTTATTGTTTTTTTCAAGAGCCTTCAAATACCTTTCCTGATACATGACAGGTTGTTTACGGAACTCAAAAGCCTTGTATGGTTTGGGGTTCACAATATCATACAAGAAGGTGCCCTCTTTGGGGCGTCCAAACTTGGTATCGAGTGAGTGTTTAACACGCTTCGACGGTGGTTTGAACATTGTTGCTGATGTTTTGTGAAGATTCTTCTAACTTAGGTGAAAGAAAAAAATCCAATTCACAGCGAATGACATGAGCAGACTGACGATTCATGTGTGTGTAATAGGGTCCCCACAGTTCGATAACTTTTCGTTTCTTGTCATACCAAAGATATTCTAGACCTAGCTTGTGTGTCAGCCAGTAAAAGCGCTTACCAGTCTTACCAATGAATGAAAAAATTTGATCCTCGGTATAATCAGACACGTCCATCTGGGAATAGTGATTATTCGGGGGGGTGTAAGGGGCCATCTTTTCTCTTTTCTTGACTACTCTCCAATTGTTTAAGTAAGTTTCTGATGTGCTTTTGTGAATACACTTGCTTCTTTGCCTTCTTATCGCTTTTAGTCACACGTTTTTTAGGTTCTTTATGATCCATATGATACTGGTATACAAAATATTCAACTTAGGTTAAATATTGACATCTTCATCATCGAGTGAAATACTATCATCACTTTCATCACTTTCATCACTTTCATCGTCGGGACATACAAAATCTTCATCGTCACTCTCGTTATATGCGACGAACACACCCTCACGCTCCTTCGTGTAATGACCAGTATCTTCAAGATTCTCAACATCATAGAAACCGGAAATCATATCCTTCGTTATAGTCTCTTCAATTGTGGAGAAGCAAAACGTGTTACTACCCTTTTTTTCTAAAAATTTGACTATATACGTCTCGCCATCATAATGGACAACTTTAGCAACCTGTGTCGTATCGTATTCGCAGTGAACATCAATGATCATATATGTTTTATGAAAATTTAAATCTTTAATAACATTAATGAATAATCTGAAAGCAGCTGGTATACATTATATTTCGAACCGTGTGATCAATCACAATGATGCAGTCATGTTTGATATCGATGATACTCTCATTTTTACAAACGGTCGTATAAATGTTCCCATGGTTGATTTATTATATAAGGCGAGTGAGATGGGTTATAAAATTGTGATAATCACAGCGAGAATTGGAACAGGGCCTATCATTAAATACACTATGAACCAGTTAAAGGAGCACAACATCGTATACGATTATTTGGGATTTACAAGCCCTGAAACTAAAATTGATATGAAAGAAACACTCCCCTATAATTTTATTCTATCCGTCGGTGACATGCCCACAGACCTCACTGGCTCTCCCCACTGGCTTAACATTTCCACCTTTTCCCACAATTGAGACAGGAAACATACACTGTCATGGGTTCATCCGCTGAACGAGTCTGTAATTGGTAATATGTTGTCTTGAGAGACTTGCATTTAGCACATTTGAAAAATCCAACATGATTTTCCTCTGCTTTTCGAATCAAATACTCTTTGTGCATCTCCTTGTGCACGTTATCTTCCACGGTTTTCGCATAAACTCCCCCGGGACGGAGTTGTTCCGGTCTCATGGCTATAACTTCGACGACTGAAATTTTCCGTTTTAGGATATCATCTTTGAGATCTTCATTTGAAGTGAACGCATTTTTAAGTGATAAAAATTTGTGTTTATAGATGTTTGTAAATTTATGATTATCCCAAGCAGCCACACCGTTTCGCTTCTCGATCGTCTGCTTCGAATGCCTGACTATACATTTCTCAAGATCACTACAAATGGAACTTTCCAACCCCACATCAAAGATTTTTGAAAATTCTGTAATGACATAGTTCCTGAGTGAGTTATCCATACTTGTATTTAGCTTCAAACCTATAAACAATTTTAATGAAAAATCTGAAATTTTCAGTGAAATTGGGAATACTTAGGGGAGAGGAAGACCTTTGTATGGGTTGTTTCTGGAACAGTCTTCCATATTTTCAGGGGAGCAGTTGTCAAAAAACCCAGAGACACGACGAACTGGGTTAGTATCAACAAACGCGTAACGGTGGTCACGGCGCCCACTCCTGTATTTTTCACTTTGTGAAATGAGAAGATAAAGAACAACAGACAACACAGTAACTGCGACTGCAGCTTTCATCATTTATAATTGGCATATATTTTTTTTATCATCACCTTGTAAGGATGAACAAGGCAGTGCTTATTCACGAAAAGAAAGATTGGGTCGAAGAAATAGACCTAGATATAGCACCATCGAAAAACCAGATATTCAAATTACTACAGGGACGACAAACGTTCATAGGGCAGTGGCCTGATATAGATGTAGTGATAATGAAACCTGAAGACGGTGTATCGAAAAACGAAAACACCTTACCATATCCATTCAGTTCAGAAGAAGTTTATGGGAAAATTCTACTCGTCAGGATGGATGCTGATTCTGAGCCCCAAGATTTCACCTTGAAAGAATACATATCATTTCGTGGTAGGAACAAACGCGTCGACGTTTAGAACAGCGGTAGCATATTTCATGCACAACTGAAAGTGCACATACGCCCACTCCACTGGGTTATCCATCGATGGTTTTCCGGGTAATGGGTTGTCATTTACAATCGTCAAAATGTCCAACTTTTCACCACCGATCGTCTTTGCCATTCCTTCACCAACGTCTTTTAGCCACATAGCGTGCTTCTCATTCTTACAATCAAAACTTCTCACAAAATGAGCCATTTATATTAATTGGGATTCTATTCTATAAGTAATCTCGCACTTGGATCCTTTACAGTCGTCCACCGTGGACGCCAGATTTCAGATATAAGGTGATCATTGTCTTTGCCATACATCTTCCAAAACATGTTTCTGTACATGGCTTCCTCCTTAGTGAGAGGAACGTTATGGTGTCTACATTTAGATTTGATCTCCCTGAAAAGATTGTCATCAACATCCTTTTCAGCGTAACGCCTAACTTCGTCGACCCAGTTTGTGCCAACAGCATCACTCATTCCATCCTTTTTCCTCCACAGGATCTCATCTGGTAAGTATCCAGTAAACGCTTCACGTAACACCTTTTTTTCCGTGGGGTCCATCTTCAGTGTTTGGTTCATCGACATACATACATCGACAAAGTTTTTGTCGAGGAAAGGGACGATCAAGTCTAAACCATGTGCACCGGCACATCGATCAGCTCGTAGACCATCAAATTGATGGATCAAACGTAAACGGCGCATATTTTCACAAGAAAATGCTTCAAGACTTGGTGCCTTATGGAAATAGAGGTATCCACCAAGCAGTTCATCACTTCCTTCACCTGAGAAGATGTAACGACAGTTTGTATTCTGTTTAATGTATTTACACAACAACCACATAGGTGTACTGGCCCTCACAGTAGTTGTGTCATATGATTCTAGAGAGTGGATAACATCGTTAATGTGGCTTATACCTTCACTGACAGTGAATGTGACTTCAGTGTGGTCTGTATCCAAGAATTTAGAAACCAGCCGTGCAGCTTCGAGATCTGGACTTCCTTCAAGTCCTATGGAGAATGTCCTAATTTTACCAAGCTTTCTCGAAGCGATTGACGCTATCAAACTACTATCAAGTCCTCCAGAAAGTAAAAAACCGATACCACGCTCGGTATTGTCAATCCTGTCAGACACGGCATTCTCAAGAGCCACGCGGATGTCACGGCTGTGACTACTCTTGACATACTTATTGATAGTCCAGTAATTGTTGTGATAACATACGAAATCATCCACGTAGGAGTCGTATATATGACCTGGTGGAAAAATGTGGATTTTACTATTCAGGAATAATAACGCTTTCACTTCACTAGCAAATGCGATAGATCCTTCATCATAACGTGTGTAAAAAAGGGGTCTCACACCAACATGATCCCTAGCAGCTAGGACACGTTCTCCATTGGTATACACAAATGCATAATCACCGTTGATCTGTTTCAATGCACCCAAAATCCCGAAGGATTCTATCAGTGGAATGAGAACCTCACAATCACTATTTCCCACGAACTCCCCATGTGTTCTAAACTCTCTATGGTTATATATCTCTCCATTACATACCAACATCTGCTTCTTCCTCACAAAGGGTTGCATACCTCCTGATGTCAGGTCGTTTATCGCCAAGCGATAAAAGTCCATACGGCATTTACCCATTCGTTTACTACTGTAATCATCTGGACCTCTATGATTCAGTAAATATGAGGGTGTTTCTACATCCTCACCGAACAAGGCTAGGATGCCACACATTTAAATACATTTGTCATTTCGTTTTTAAGCTAAAATCCATCCAGTCACCAAAGTCACCCGGGTCAGCTATTCCGTCCATTTCTTGACCAGATAGGGATATCGTTTCTGAATGACCAGAAAATATCACGTCGAAGTTTAAAATACAGTAGTATGATACATTTGTTTGACGAGCAATTCTGTCAATCGTGTTGAAGTCAAAAGACTCGATAGCCAATGAACGCTTGATAATACGGGGTGTTCCATAAGGAAAGAACACTCGCTTTCCCATTTCTAACTTTCTTCTATCAGACGTCATATCGAATGATGGCCAAATTCTATTTCTATACCTAAAATCAGCCATGTAATCAATACAAGTATCGGCCTTGGATTTTTCAGCAAAACACACGAAACGTGGCTTATATTTGGGATCTACGAGATTGAGATATGTCCCCTCGTGTATCAACTTTACAAAGTGGAAATCCATTTATATATTTAAGGAAAAAAACTTTAAATAAGATATATGAACTTCCCTAAAACACCCGGTCAATGTAGATATGTTCTAGCGTTGAGATCTAATAAACCAATCATCGTCGGTTCTGGACCAGCTGGGTCAGGTAAAACAATGTTGGCATGCCAGCTGGCAATTGAACGTATCAGTGGTGTTGCGAGGGGTAAGGTTGTTCTCACGAGACCTATTGTAGCCGCAGATGAAGACATGGGATATCTACCTGGAGACATGGACCAGAAAATGGAACCATGGACGAAGCCGATGTATGACATTTTTGAAAAGTATCTGTCCCACAGTCAAATGGATCGTCAAATCTGTATAGAACCATTAGGATACATGAGAGGGAGGACCTTTGAAAATACGTTGATCATCGCAGATGAGATGCAAAATTCAACACCGAATCAAATGAAAATGCTCCTCACACGAGTGGGGGAGGGAACAAAACTTATCATCACAGGGGACTTGCAACAGTCAGATCTCGGGAGTGATAATGGATTGGCAAATTTAATATACAGAATGAGTGTCTATGACGCCGATTATATCGAACATGTAGACATGGATGACGATGATATCATCAGACACCCGGCAGTCAATGAGGTTCTCAAGATTCTTGAAAATTAGTCTTGCATTTTTCAACCCTTTTTGAAAGTATAGACATATTCAGACGAGTGCGCATAATTCGTTTATCTAATACGACCCTCTGGCGGTTAAGAGTGTTTGCCGTATTTTTAAACTCTTCATTTAGTTCTTTGATGCTTTCGAGTTCCTGTTCAACCACTATGTATTGACCAGCAAGTCGTAAATTTGTCGGAAGATGTTTGAGATCTTCTTCAAGTCTCTGACATTCAATTGTCAGAGACTCAAAGTCTTCTTGTAATTTTTTATGGTAATCCATTTTTCCTCATACATTACCCAAACATTTATAAACACTTAAGTATTCAAATAATATTTTCTTTGACTATAATAAATGTCTCGCTTCATGAAAGCTGGGATGGCCCGAGGTATGGGTGCCATGTCCCAGATGCAGGGCACTGCAGCCTACCAGGGAATGGCCAAAAACTTCGGTCGTAAAATGACAGTAAGCCTGACGTATGGACAGGTAATTCTCATTACAATGCTAGCCGCATCTTATCTAGTCGTAGCGTCTCTCGGTATTGACATGTTTGGTCGGTGCACCGAACTGAAGGGTGTCAAACTCCAAGAAAATCTGAACAAGTGGTTAGTCGCCACTCTCGCGATTGCTATAGCTATCCCCTGCACTCTGATGACAGTGCGCGTAGCTGGATCCAAGCTCACAGGGTTGATGATGCTTCTCTTCGCTATCTTTGGTATCGTGGGAAGTTCCGCGGTTCTCAACTGGAACAACAAGTGCAAGGCTGTCGAAGAATCTGAAAAGATTTACGGTGGTATCAACATGGCGGTGTTCATCCTCATGCTCCTTGCTTCATTCTTTTTGCTGCGAGCACCAGGACCGAAAAAATATGGACCCATGAGAGCAAATGGAAGTTATTAAAACCCCCTTGCTTCATTCTTTTTGCTGCGACCAGCGAAACCAAAACTAATGTAATTCAAACGTATGGATGAAACAGATAGTGTTCAACACATACATCCTCTCTATGCTCTTGGCCTATGTGATGCACAGGGCAGGAACATTTTCAATGGAAGAAAAGGTTAAAATGATTGAATTTTTGGGTTACATGGCTGCCAACCCCGACTCTAGAATAGAGGAATGTGAGGGTGCAGCGACTCTGTTACAAAAAGTGAAGCGACACCAACCATCGCGAGTCGTCCATTTAGGAGCTCAGTCTCAGGCTTCCAAAAGCCCTGAATGTAACCCTCATCTTTAGAATTCGCCGCTGTTCCGAGGAACGCCAAACTGGCAACAGCGACAGAAAGACCAATGTTATCATGGAACTGGGTGCTAATAGAGTTACCTGTCATAATCTCGTCAATGACAGCAGATGTGAAACCAACCATCGCGGCGCGGCCATTCACACGCTCGGCAACGGAGAGGTAATCGTTAGGTCGCTCAACCCGTGTGAGACTAGGACCCCTCGCAGAGGACGATGTCTTCTTTGGTGAGATCTTCTTGGGGGTGACAGTTGGCTTGACGGACGCACGAATGAGAGAGCTCATTACTGGATAACATAAGATCTCAATCTTTAAGATCCTTTTCAATAATCTTTTTGAGGACATATAATTGGACGATAAAGCTGACAGATGTGTATATCGTGGATATGTTCATCCCGAACTTTCTATATTGGTAAACAACCCACAGCAAATTTGCAACCAGCGCAATGTAGAGCATCTTCTTATCGACAATCTCATCAATTCTCTCCTCCTGCCTTTTGACCTGGTCATACATTTGTAAAAATCCTATACCAAAAGCTACACTGGATATTATTTCATTCAAATCCATTTTATTTTGTATCTATACTATATATGGATTTATTTTTAGAAAAGTTTGCTGGAAAGATTGATAGTGATAGTCTCATCAAGACCGTCGCAGAACTTCAGAGTGAGTATATTGACGATGGTATCACGAAGGAAGACCTACCCCCTATCATCACCCGCCTCATGATGGAGACTGCCAAGTTCAAGAAACTGCGGGGACCCCAGAAGAAGAAGCTCGTTGTCGGTGTTCTTAACCACTTCATTGAACAAATCGACAAGGGTGAGAAGGACAGCGAGTTTGAAATCGTCCTGAAATCGATGGTTCCCCCAATCATCGACGGTTTCGCTTCTATGCTTAAACTTAAGGGTCAGCTCCCCAAATGTCTTCAGTGCTTCAATTAAGGATAAGATCAGTACTTTCAGTACATGAGATTTCCTTCTCTGGAGGTTATGATTCAGTACGGAATCTATACAGTAAGGGAACTCACTCGTTTTTCACGAGGACTGGTGCCAAAAAAGCGAATTGAAGTCCTAAGTGAGTGTGAAAGGTGTGATTTTGTATACAAAGGAACAACTTGTTTGAACTGTGGACATGAAATACTGCACAGTGACCAGTTTCATGTCTAAAGGGCCTTCTGTCCTTAGTAATAGTCATATGTGTGCAGAGAGACAATTGATACGACGATTATTCCATGAATGTCTTAAATCTGGATACAAACCTCACCAATTCACATCTTGGTTACATAGAAAACATGGACACTTGGTGGTGTTTAGGCAAAACATAAATGGAGACGCTATATCATTACCCTGTGTTTTGTGCAGGAAAATGATAGAGAGGTATAACATATGTTGGATGGCACATGATGGTGATAAGTGGATTCACAGTAGAAAATCAAATAATTTACCACGTTCTTTACCAACTGCTAAACAGAAGAGACTTTTAGGATTTGGGAAGGATGATGAGACCCAAAGCTGATTCAAGGTTGTTGTGATTTCGTTTCAGTGGTTTATTCCTCTTTAGCTTTAGCGCGTTGTTGTTAGAATTAGCATTCTTTATTTCATCCATCTTTTTTGTGTTTGAAACAAAGGGTATCACATTGTCTTTGTATGGCTTGGAAATGATTTCCTTCTTTTCAGTCGTATCTATAGTCTGATTTTTACGAAATTCATCTATCGTCATAGTTCCCCCGAACACATCGAGGCTGTATCGAGAAGGTGCAGGTTTTACGTGACCCGACTGATTATACATCCTTCGTCTCATCATTATAATGTTTCCGCAAATGATACCACCTCTGTTCACTCCATACTTATCTATTGCGTATGACTTCATACAACTCCAAGAACAAAAATTACCCGTCGTTGTAAAAGTGTTTCGCCGGTCGTCGTGTTTATAAGGTAATTGTAGGGGTGATCCATCGAATGGATGACAACACCACCAACACCACATACATAATTTTATTTCATCTCTTTAATACCTTTTTCAATATATCTAGATCTTCCTGTGTAATGTTTTTTTCCTTGACAATCTCTGTGATTTTTTCATTCTTTTCCAATTTGGGTTTGTCGTATTCATATCTCTCCGTGTACCTGTACAAAACTCCGACGAATATAAGCAAAAGGAGTGCAAAAATCAAACTCTTTTTCATTACTATATGTTTAGATTTTTACTGCGAAAATTATAAGAAATATCAAGAAGAATAACCCAACCGCGAAGAAGGCGAGTGTTTTGGGGTCCATACCGGCGATTTTACTGGATTCATATTGCTCCCTTTCGAAAGCTCTCTGGGCATCTTCACTCCTGAACTGGTCTTCCCTCGCCATTCTCTCAGCTCGTCGTTTTTCTACATTCGCAGATCTATGGGCTACGAGCTGCCCCGCTAGAGTCCGTTCGGCTTCCCGGTCTGCCGCCTGAGCATCCGTGAGTTCATCACGGATTCGATCCGCTTCGGCGGCATCTTCTTTCATTCTAGCCTGACGAGCTAGCTGCCTCTCATATTCACTATCTTTCCACAATTCATCAGCTTTTTCGGCAGCCTCAATAGCAGCCTCAGTTGCAAGTTTACTGTTCAATAACCCGTCCACATCAATGTTACATGTCTGATTGATTTCTAAATCTCCTACAGCTGCGATGTCATCGACAAACATGAGCTGATTACAGACATGCATGTCAACATTGCAAGATGGTAATCCCTCTCTAGGTCTGAACATTTTGTTGGCATCATCCAAGCCAACTTGGGTGCCGGTGCATACCCCGGGTGCGAGACAGTCTGGATTACCACCATACGCATCAGAGGTTGGACACGGTTCTTCGGATCCAAATGGACATAGTAAAGTCTCTACTTTAGCAGCCTTTTGGAGGATTTGTGCACATCCCGCCCATGTGGGATTCTGTTTACAACGTTCCATGAAGTCAAAACCAGTTACGTTTATACAAGCACACCTGATATCTTCACGGTTGTTCGTGCAGTAGTCATATCCAAGGTCATCTACAGTTTCTTTGCTTACGAGAGCCTGAATCAATTCATAACATGTCTGACCTTGGGCACTAACCACTTTGTCCAAATTAGCTGAGTCAAAACAGAACCCATCCCCACCAGCCTTTTTACCGGAATTTGTAACTGTTCCATATAAAATCTGATCGAGAAAATTCACTCGATGACCAGCGGTGTTAATGACTGAAGGAGCTAAGAGGTTTTGAGATTCTCTTTGGTTATCGATTATTTCTGCCAACGAAGATTTATTAACCTCACATTTCAACCCAAAATGTGCCCCAACGTCAAAATCTTGTGGAGTATCTCTGATTAGTGTAGACTCTCCCAAAAATTTACATGGGTTGTGACCTGCATTACTAGTTCCCGAGGGTCGAACACAATCCTCTCCCGAATGACCATCTTGGTCAGTTCTGGTAAATAAGCCATCGGCATTTATTTTGGTATTCACCATCCAGTGTCGTCTCCTACCCGCCCTCCCCTTCTTATGTCGCCAGACATATTTACCATCCCAGTTATCTCTATTCCCACTATCATCCCAGTTTCTACAGGTGCTGTCACCATCTGGATCACCCCACCCTTTATTAACATAAGCCTGTGAATATATGTCCACTGACATCACTAAATTAAATGAGGATTTTTTTTCCTGATGTAAATGTAGTGATGTATCTTTTCGTCGTAGCTGTAATAGTTCTTGTGGTGCTCTATAATTACACATCTTACAAAACAATTCATAGGAGCACCGTGCCAAGTTACATGTGTGAAAAGATTATCCAAACATCACAAAAATATAATTTCCTGGAAACCCCTGAAGAAGTGGACGACAAGCCTATGCAAGAAATACCCATTTATGACAACGACACCCCAATTAATCAAGAACTTTGGAACCTCTGCAAAGAATATTACACTTCCCTGGCTTCGAAGTATAGTTTACGACTAAACTACGCTTTCTTGAGACGATATGAACCAGGGGAAAGGAACGATCTTATCATGCACTTCGATGATGAGATCGACGCACCAACGACAATCAACATACTGTTATCCGACACGAGAGATTTTGAAGGTGGTGATTTATATATCTTTAATAAAAATAACACAAAGAAGATACTCAAACAACATGGTGGTGATATGAATATCAAACAACGTGAACAATTTATTAACGAGTGTTCAAATATGCCTGTTCTTAATCTGAGACGGGGAGATGCTGTGCACTATAGGGGTAGTGAGCTGTTGCATGGTGTATTACCTGTTACAAAAGGTGAGCGATACGTGCTTGGCTTTTTCTCCTCAATCATTCAATAAACTTTTTTACAGCTTCTATCTTTCTATCGATACTGTTCTTATTGACATAAGTTTTCAGTACACCAGCTAAAACGATTATGCAGAGTAGCATTAGGGAAACTTCGGTGTTCTTCATTACTTTACTTGAGTATTATTTTTTCGTGAGTGAACTAAAATAGAGATCAATAATCTCATCCACATCCCGGATTCTATCCTGACGGGCATACTCAAACACTGCATTGTAAGTCTTTTTGTCTCTGTCATGTTTCATGAGGGGTTTCAATAACTTCTCCATTCGTTCTATATGATTCTCCGTGAACCCCCCCTTTTCGTGAGCATCGTCTATGATATCGATTACTACCCCCCTCGTGTACCGTATATCTACATAAGTCTCCCTCCTGACATAAAATAGCAAAACTGCGATAGCCACGATGACCACTGATAAGAGTAACATGCTTAGTATGTAACGACATTTTATTTGTCTTTGACATTTTTGTTTTCTTTCTTGACGTTCTGTAATAAAATGTATAGAGTGTTACGGTCGTTCATTTCAGCACTATTATAAGCTTCCTGAATAATGCTCTCATCATCTGTGAGGTGGTTGAAGATGTTCATGACGTATATGGAATTTAAAGGTTTTTCAGAATTGTTGATACGTTCCTCGAGACCTTCCACAATACCGGAGTAGTATTCCACATTGAAGCACCTGTTCCGATACAACTGGAACATCCATACAGAAATTACGACTATGGCTAGAACAAAAATAACATTGTTAAGTTTCATTTTACTTTAGATAGGGATTTTTTTTCTCAGTAGAAATCAAATGGGTGGAGGTGGCAGTAAAGCCAAATCCGAAACTGTCATTGAAAATACTGTCGTGAACGAAAACGTTTTCAAGGCAATCAACAGTTCAAGAAATATGACCAATTCTAGTGTTATAGCAAACCAGGTGATGGACCTGAAGGGTGTGCAGGCTCTCAGTTGTAGAATGCCTATCAATCAAACAGCAACTGTAGATGTCAAAGTTCTCGCACAATTTGAACAAAGCGACGCAGCCGACCTGAGTGCAATGATAGCAACTAATCTCGATCAGGCTGTGACGGAGAACACAAGCTCTGAAAGTGGTTATGGTGATGTCATGAGTGGTGGATCTGAGACAGATTCTTACACCGAAATCAGAACCAATGTCACAAATAGAATGAATACGGAGATCACAAACGAAGTCATCAACGAAATTAGAACTGAAATTGTGGCAAATCAGACAATGAAGATCGAAAATTTAGTGCAAGATCCCCTCGGGTTCACCGTTTTGAAGGAACTGGGATTCCCACCAACTATTGAAATGATGCGACTCGCTTCTCAAACCGAATGCCCAATCGATCAGAACCTAACCATCAAGTTTGTATCTGAACAGCTTGGGAAAAAGGTGTCCACGATCATTCAGGAAGTTGTCCAGGAAGCTGAACTCTCCCAAGATGTGGAAGTAACAACATCGTCTGCAACTGAGGGTGTTGGTGACACTATTGGAGACGCGGCTGAGGGTATAGGCGCCGGTGTCGCGACCGCAGCTGAGGGTTTAGGTGACGGTGTGGCCGCTGGAGCCGAGGGTATAGGTGCTGGTGCGGCTATGGCCATGGCCGGACCTTTCATCCCTTCTGCGATAGCATCTTCCGCGTCGATGGCCATGATGATGATGATGATGATGATGTCGAAGAAGGGTGGTATGGACCCAGCTATGATGGCTATGCTGGCTCGTAAGTAACTAAAATCCGTTTGTGAACACTGTATTTATACATATATTCAAGCTCCCTGTCTTCTTTATATGTATAATTTAAAGAGATATTTCTTCTTTATAGTAATGATACTCAGTATTGATGTGGGTATAAGGAATTTGGCGCTGTGTCTACTGAATGACAAAAAGCATAACCGTGTCGAGCAGTGGGATGTTGATGGTATACCACCCGAACATAAGAATGGTATCTACGTCTCTTTAAGAGATCACCTGGATGCTCGACCCTGGGTTCTACAAGCGGATACGATTCTGATCGAGAAGCAACCTGATCGCAATAAAAAAATGATATCTGTGATGCATTTTCTTCACGCTTACTTCATCATTAGATGCCCAAAAGCGGAAACAATCCTTTACGACGCTCGTCACAAGATTCCAGATGTGGCTGGTCCGGGGAAGGCTCAATACAATAAACGAAAAAAAGTTTCCATACAGAGATGTGAAGAGTTCATCAGAGATGGACCAACAAACTCAGATTGGTTGGAGGTGTTCCAAAAGTCTAAGAAAAAGGACGACCTCGCCGACACTGTAATGCAAGCACTCAGTTTTGTCAATAGGATTGAGGTTCTTCCTAAATCTAAGAAGAAAACCACAAAGCTCATAGCTCGTCGTCCCAATGAAAACCAAAAGAGAACGAAATACTCAAAGTCGAATCTTGCGTGGATCTACTTGAACAAACCGGAGTGTGAATGTTTGGATAATAACAAACGTTTCATGAAGGACCTAAAGAGGTATTTTACCAATCTTGATGACCTGATTAAAGAAATAAACGGATAGATATTTACAATGAAGAAAATTTTGGATCATGGATTCGTTGAACTCGTGGATCATATGCCCCAAGAGAATCTCGACAAGGCTATCGTTGATGGGGCTCGTGTAAGCTACCAAACTGGCACAAAAACGACCAGAGGTGATAGGGGTCTCATCAGGTATCTCATTCGAAACTGGCATACATCTCCACTTGAGTTGGTGGTTTTCAAATTTAGGATCAAAGCGCCTCTGTATATCGCGAGACAATGGCTTCGACATAGGACCGCATCTGTGAATGAAATGTCCGCACGTTACTCAATCGTTGATGAAGAGTATTACGAACCGGAGATCCTACGTGGACAATCCGTGGTGAACCACCAGGGTTCTGAGGGGACTGTCGACATAGGTGAAGAACTGAAGCATACCCTTTCGTCTCAATACAAAGATGCGTTCAAGATTTACGAGCAACTTCTTGAAAAGGGTGTGTGTAGGGAGCAGGCTCGTGGTGTCTTACCACAATCCACGTATACATCTTTTGTATGGAAAATGGATCTACACAATTTGATGCATTTCTTACAGTTGAGAATGGATCACCACGCACAAAAGGAAATCCGAGAGTATGCCACGGCTATATATGACTTGATCCAACCTCTCGTCCCTCTGACGATGGAGGCGTTTATGGATTTTAGGGTGAACTCTATGCAACTCACGGGTCCCGAGATAGAAGCTTTAAACACTGGTAAACCTATTGAATCACCAGGGGAACGGAGGGAGTTTGAAGAAAAATTAAAAAGGTTAAAAATTAAATGTCCTTAGAGTATAACAAACAGTATGTTCGCTATTACGACATCCCCCACTTGGTTCACCAAGACTGACGATTTCAAGAAGGTTGGTAAGAAAATACAAAAACAGAGAAGCTCCGAGGTGGAGAGAATCAAGGATAAGATTGGTGACATCGCCCGTGACGAACAGAGGCGTGTCAAGGAAATTTTCAAGGAACACCAAGATATTGTTAAGAAGGCAAAAGGATCCAACAAAAAGACCAAAAACAAGACCAAGCCTAAGTCGATCGATCTTTACGAAAAGTAATCCACAAGGCAAAGGCGGCTAACACCATCGCTATTGGCGTATCACTAAACCGCTCAGCTAATAGGGCACAAATCACGGTATATTGAACGATTCGTATTTCCTGTCTCGTTTTTACCATTGACCTTCTCATCGATGCTCTCGACCTCTCAAGGCCGAGAACAGTCGAACTTATCTTTCCAATTTTACCTGGAATCTCGGTTGTTCTTTTGATCATCTCACTTATATCTATAGAATCAATGAATTGTTGCTGGATCATTGGTTCGAGGTATGTGAAATAGTTGAAGTCTGGGTCTAGTTGGATACAGATTCCTTCAATAAGTGAAAATGATTTAGCGAGATAGACAAAACTGGTTGGAACAACAAATGGCTTTTCCATGGCAAGTTCCACAGCAAGATCATCCTTCATGATTGCTCCCCCATCTAGGGTTTGTAGGTATCCAAGAATGTTCTCAAAAAAAAGTTCAATGTCAGAAACATCTGAGGATGTTGGAACAATGACACCAAGTCTGATCAATGTGTCCACGATACCTTTCGTGTCTCGATTGATGATACAAATAAACAAGTCACTAAATCCAAGTTGTAGTTCCTCACTCAACGTAATCAACAACCCAAAGTCGTAGAATACCAACTTTCCATCTTTAGAAATACCCAAGTTTCCTGGATGGGGGTCGGCGTGGAAAAGTCCACTATCCATGGTCTGAATGACATATGAGTTTACAAGTGCTTCACACACCTTCTTCTTATTGATCTTCTTGTCTTTGATCTCTGTTATTTTATCTGTTGGTACATATTCCATTACAATCATTTCATCAGTGCAGTATTTCTTGTATACACGGGGGATCTTGATCCAATCAACGTTTCTCAATGCACTTCTAAATTTGATTGCATTATTAACTTCTTGAACATAGTCGGCTTCTCCTAATAGATACTGTATCGAATCATTGAGAACAAAGTCTGAACTGTTCCCAGTGTCAACACCTATCGTCTGAAAAAACTGTAGGATTTTCCTAACTGTGTCTGTGTCGGATTCCATGGTTTCGTAGATACCGGGTCTTTTTAATTTTACAACAACATGTTTACCGTTTTTTAGTACAGCTTTATGAACTTGCCCAATACTAGCAGATTTGAAAGGAGTCTCTTCAAAATGTTTAAAAATGTCCAAGTTCAAACCATCCTTAACTAGATTGTAATCGAATGGTGGAACGTTATCTTGAAGGGATTCAAGTTCTCGTGTAAACTCTGGCGGATAAAGGTCGCCACGGGTGGAAGCTATTTGCCCTAATTTTACAAATGTTGGTCCAAGTTCCAGAAGCTCTTGTTTGGTCCACCTACCGAGCTCTGCTTTGTCGTCTGTAAAGCGCTCCTTCCAAATATACTTGGTGGCAAACTTCCACGTTTTCAACTTCTGATTTTGAGGTATTCTAGGTGGTGGTTTACCTACCGGGGCCTGGTTTAGTATAGACAACATATCCTAACATATATGTATACTTTTTTCTATAAGTATAATATAACATGACACGGCAAGTGAAAAACCTTTTCAGTCCAGTTACAAAGCCAGCTGAAATTTTCATCAAAGCACAACCAATTGTGCTTTCCCTCATCATCTTGTATCAGGGACTGTTCGCCCCTAACGCGATTCAAATCCCTGAGAGACTTGGGAAGCTCTTCGACAACAAACCATTTCGTCTGTTTTCCCTGATGGCGATTGCTTTCAGTGCGACTGGTGATATCGAGTATGCCCTGTTATCGACTGTTTTATTCCTGATCATCATGTACGCTCTCAAGACCCCTGAGGAACGTCGCAGAACTGGTTTCATTTAATTTGTCAGTTACATATAGAATGAAGATTCACATCGTCGGTGCTGGACCCACTGGTATGTCATTGGCATGGGAAATCATCAACTCTGGTGATCATGACGTGACTATTTATGAACGGAAAACATCAGGTGGGGGTTCCTGGTGGGAGCCTGAGACAGAGACAAGAGACCTCCACGCTCACAGGGCACTCTTCGATAAAGGTTTCATAAACACACAATCATTCCTGAAAGAGATGGGTCTCGAATGGAATGACTTGTTCGAAAAGGTTGAATCGGGGGTTTATCAATTTCTTGTGAAGAACTTTGAATCAAAGGACTACATGACACTAATTGATTTGTTTTTCAGGGCTACTGTGCAACCCATAAAATACAAAACCATCTCAATGAAAGAAGCGACTGAGAATAAACTCTCTGTGGGTGGCAAAAAGATTATTGAACATTTACCAATCAACATTGACGGTGTCACTTGGGGTCACATGTCTGTTTTTGAGTTTGTCAAAACTATCGATCATATATTCTTTTCGAATATGTATACTCAAAAAGTTTCTGGTAAAGTGATGAACGACACTATCGAGGAAAAACTTTTACAAGCGGGTGTCAACTTTGTTTTTGGTGTGGAAGTTACAAATGTGAGCTATATGGAGGATGGGTATGAAGCCACTTTCAATGACAACACCACAATAGATGACGGGATGTTATTTCTATGCATAGATAATAGCCCAGCCCTCAAACTCATCGGTGACAATTGGGGGGCGGACGCAGAGAAGAAAATACGAAGCGCGACTTACGGATCTATATGTGTTCTTCTAGACTATGACGAATATGTCGATGCCGGTGAAGAGTTTGAAACACTCGTTAACACTCGATGGAATATCCTTGTCTCGAACTTACCTAATTCCAATACAGTCTCGTGTGTTTTATGTGATCTAAATAAAGAGATTCTGTCTAGTGAACCTGATGTCATCAAGAGAGAAGTGATACATCAGTTAGGTTTACCTCCACCGGTGGCCATCAGGATTGGTTGGGGTAGTGAGTGGAATGGTGAGAAGTGGGAATTTTCACAATCCTCAGGTGTTTTGGGTTTGCATGGACAAGTTCCCTTTGTAGGTAAATGTCCAAAGGTCGTCCTTTGTGGTATGATGTCACCCAGGAATACACCATTTTCCAGTATCGAATCTGCTGTAGAGGTTTCAAGGACTGTCAGTCATCAATACTTCGGGACTCGTCAACCACTGAAGCCACTACTTCTTTCCCAGGTATTGACTATTTCATTCGTTTTACTTATAGTTTTAATTCTAATGTATCGTAACAAGAATCAATGAAGTTCTTGGCTCAAGTATATGAACCCATGTATGATTTCAATAATAAAAGGTATTTGAGGGTAACAGTCCCTACAAATGTTTGTCAAATTATTGAAAAAATGCACGCAACTAGGAGTCATATCATCATGCATAAAAATATAGACAACCCCCTCGATGGTAATGTTCTTAAAATCAAGGTTCCGTTCCGTTATAGGAGAGTGATGTGCGACGTCAAAGGACGTCCCATTCAGTCTCTAATAAAGGGGGACGTTATAGACGTGGATATTGAATTCAAAGGTGTTTGGAATGTGGAAAATCACTCGGGCTTTTCCTGGGTGCTCTCCTCCTCAACCTTCTCGAGCTCCTCGTCACTGACCTGAGAGGGGTCCTTGGGGAGGTCAATAGTATCGAGACCACCCTTCTTCAGGTCCCGAAAGGTCTGGAGCATACCCTGAAGTCTGAAGATCTCTTGAGTCATCTGGTCGATGGTTTGGGCAATCTTTTTAATGTTGTCGTCAATGTTTACAACCGGCATATAGTCAATTAAAGTTTCAAGTCTTTAAATAACTAACATGGGATCCCTGACCAGGAGTGGATACATAATCAAGAGTAGCGAATCTAACTTGGTTAATTTTAAAAAGGAACTTACTGTAAGACCTATCGTAAATGGTGACTTTGGATTTCCTCCACCACCTTTCAAAGTTTTCAGAACAACTAAGAATGGAATCTGCGTTCCAAGATTCTACGGAACTGATAAACTGGGAGTTCAAAAGCACGACTCACGACCAGAATCGGCGAGAATCACCACCCGCTTCACTGGACAACTCCGAGACGCCACACACCAAAATGAAGCACTTGATGCCGCAATTAAAGCAGGGCATGGTGTCTTATCTCTACCATGTGGTTATGGTAAAACGACGGTGTCCCTAGCAATAGCTTGCAAACTCGGGTATAGGACCATGATCATCGTGCACAAACAGTTTCTCGCCGACCAGTGGAAAGAAAGAATTCAACAATTTTGCCCCGGAGCTACGATAGGTATCGTCAGGCAGGATAAGAAAGAGGTCAACTGTGACTTTGTGATAGCTATGCTGCAATCCCTGTCCCTCAAAGAATATTCATATGACGATTTCGATAGTATAGGAACTGTCATCGTCGATGAAGCCCACCACATTTGTGCTAAAGTTTTTAGTCAAAGTTTATTCAAGATATGTCCCAGACACATTTACGGCCTCTCCGCGACACCTGAGAGAAAGGATGGCCTAACAAAGGTTCTACATTGGTTTATGGGCCCAACCTTCTTTGCCGTAGAAAGAAAAAATCAGGAACAGGTTGAGGTGTTTCCAATCATATACGACTCCCCAAACTACAAAAATCCACCACCCTCTATGAGGAACGGTAAAATTTCCATGCCCAACATGATCACATATCTGGTAGAAGATAGAGCCAGGAACAAGATGCTGGTAGAGTTGGTGAAGCGGGCTTCAGCTGGGACTAGACAATTACTTGTTCTTAGTGATAGGAGACTTCATTGTGAACTTCTTCATCAGTGTTTTCCCAAAACCTCTGGTTTATACATGGGAGGTATGAAGGAAGCCGAACTTCAAGAATCCTCAAAAAAGAAGATCATCTTTGCTACTTTCAGTCAAGCACACGAAGGACTAGACATCCCAACTCTGGACACTGTGATATTGGCATCCCCCAAGTCTGACATTACTCAAAGTATTGGACGCATAATGAGAGAGACGAAAGGAAAAAAGAATAATCCCCACATCTACGACATCAATGACCCTTGGTCAATCTTCTCGGCAATGTATTACAAAAGAACAAAAGTGTATAGAAACGGGGGATTCAAAATCCATGGAAAATATATTGAGGAAAAAAAAGATAACTTCCCCAAAGGTAAGTGTATGATTAATTTAAAATGAGGGAAAACCCCAAAGTAGATTACCATTTACGCCCTGATAGAATCAGAGACGGCTAACATAATCACGCCAACTATGAACGCTATGATGACGTAATTCAATTCTGTGTCTTCATCCCCCATCTCCTTAACAGGGGCCTGAGGTTTGGATTGTTCGACAACGACCTGCTGTCGAGGGGGAGGTTCCAATTCCTCCAGCGGACAATACGCTATCATTTATATATACTTTAGAGATTTATTTCAGTCTTCTTTTTCCGTCGTGTCCTTTTAGGTTTGGAGGGATCCACGTTTACCTCCTTTACCTCCCCACCAGTAGAATCTCCAGAAATTGAAACAATGTCGGAAAATTCATCATCCTCCTCCTCGATCCTTGGGGTGGGGTTCATATTCAAGTTTGTGTTCATGGGGGGTGGGGGTGGCATCATGACACCACCCATCAGACTTGAAATATCCATACCTGGACCCTTCATCTCATAGTTCCCCGTGCCACCAATGGGTGGTTCAGATGCCGACTCCCCTGGGTCCCTAGTCGTGTTCTGCACTGCCTGCATCATGTTCTTGACTAGGTCGGGGTTCTGCTTGATAACGTCATTCATATTGGGTATGGCGGTCTTGAACATACTGTTCGTCAAGTGGAACATCATAGCGGATCCACCAAGCATCATGATGAGCTTGACCTCGGGAGCGACGCTGACCTTGGATCTATACTTCACATATAGCTCCTCAAAGACTCCATCGTAGTCGTCTACGTTCTCCATCACCGACTCAGACCAACCCTCAAGTGAACCTCAAAGGGGTTGTATCGCTTGTTCAAAAACTCGAGACCAGTCACACAGGCCACTAACATACGTCTCGAGAACCGGATCGACTGCTCAACGTCTATGCTGTAAGTGATTCTCTTCACCTCAGCGCGAAGTTCCTCAATATTGGAATACGCGGTGAGGCGCTTGTTTACAGCGAAACCCTTCTTCTCTAGGCGAGCCAGTTTGTTGAGAAGATCAGACTTCTCCTCGTCGATAGAAGTGTACCCACTAGAAGGTTTCTCCTCCTGTATTCCTGGAGAGCCCATATCTTCGTCATCGAAGGCCACGTCATCCTCACCATAATCAATCTCTTCAGTCTGGGTGGGTTGTGTCGGGGCGGACTGTTTGTTGGGGTTAACGAAAGCATCCATAGCTTCCTGGTGTTGCACGGGGGGGCGCGGTCCAAAAGCACTCTTTTGTGGACGCTGAACGGGCCTGGGCTGTGGAACAGAAATTTCAATCTCATCCATAAGCGCCTGCTCATCAGCATCCAATTTCATAACAGTAGTATGTCCTCTATCAAGAATGATATCTCCGTCCATCTACTCTCTATGAAGAAACTTTAAAAAATATCTTTAACGCACTTTAAAAAAAATATAAACATACAGTAAATGTTCGGTCTCAACAAGACCAGTCGCAACGCCTTGATGTATATTGTGGTCCTCATGTCCCTTATCTGTGTTCTGACCATTATTCAGGGTAAGTCGAGCAACTACCAACCCAGGCCAATCACCGTCAACGCTATCAGCCAGAAGTCCATCTTTGATCTCGAGCACCGTGAGGAATGTGCACCCGGATCCCCCAAGGGTAGCCCTTACACAAAGTCCCTCACCCCGGGTGGAGTCTGTGGTGCTCAGAGTCTCGTGAATGATCACGCTGGTTATTCCATCTCTGGTGGAATCGGTGGATCTTTAATCTAAGTATATATAAATGGTTCTTTCCATCCCAGATCTTAATTATGAGTATCACACGATAACTATTGATTCTACCGGACAGAGCAGTGCCAATAGTTTTACCTGCTATCTCGAAAATCCTCTGAAAAATGTTGTTCAGGCTAAACTCGTGGCTTCTCACATTCACACGAAGGCTTCTAACCAGCACATTTACATTTCCATCAAAGAGCTGGACAGTAACTTTAATGACAGGGCGGTTGGAACCTTGAATGGTGCTGGCACAATCGGCAACGTGAAGGGTGCTTTTGCGAGCCTCATCTCCGATGTCACCGCAGTAGGCACTGGTAACCACATCAACAATTTTAAGGATGAATATGATGTGAGCACACAGTATATCACCCCAATTCGTCAGGTTGGTCGCTTCACTGTAAATATCTATAACCAAGCCGGTCAGCTAATTGTGCCCAATACCACGGGCACCCCCAACTTTCTCGTCCTGAAATTCACGTGTATGAAACCCAATTTGTAATTTTTCTCATTTAAAAGTAACAAACGATGTCTGCTGGCATAACTCAACTTATTGCTGTTGGTGCCCAGGATAAATATATCATTGGCAAACCAGAGATATCGTTTTTTAGTTCCACTTTCAAGAGACATTCAAATTTTTCACAGTCCATTGAAAAACAAACGATTTATGGAGCGGTGAAAAATAATTCCATGTCAAGTGTTCAATTTGAACGTTCTGGTGATCTTCTAGGGTACGTCTACTTCACCTTAGATGACACAACAAAAGCTCTCGATAGCCAGCGATGGGATAACATCATCGACAAAGTCGAGCTTCTCATTGGTGGATCTGTGATAGATACACAAGATTCTGTGTTTACTGAAAAGATTGCTATCGATACTTTTGCTCAAAACGTTTCCAAGTCTGCAAATGGAACCCACCCAGGTGTAAGTGCACGTTCCTATTTTTACCCCCTTCGCTTCTTCTTCTGTGAAGGTCCCCAGTGTGCCCTCCCCCTCGTGGCCTTAAACTACCACAATGTAGAGGCTCGTATTTACTGGGGTAGTGAGGCTTCCAACTATAACATTGAAATGTTTGCAAACTATTACTATCTCGATAACGAAGAGAGAGGTAACATAGCTTCTAAGAGACATGATCTCCTCATCACACAAGTTCAAAAGAACCTACCTTCGAACCACACAACACAAGAGTTGTACTTCAATCATCCAGTCAAATATATCGCCTCATCTGACACAACGACCGATGGTGCACTTACATCCCCATCCAATAAGGTCAAAATAACGATCAATGGACTCGACTTGTGCACACCTCGATGGGGTAAACCACATTTCATAGATGTCATGAACTACTATCACACAAATTTTGTCACTTCACCCGACTTTTTCCTCTACTGCTTCTGTCTGTCGACGAGTTCCTTACAACCCACTGGAACTCTAAACTTTAGTCGTTTGGAATCAGTGAAAATTGTCAGTGAAAACATGTCAATAAATCATCCCATTTATGCAGTCAATTACAACATTCTACGTATCGAGAATGGAATGGCAGGACTCCTTTACGCGAATTAAAATAACAGACTATATTAAATGGTTAAGAATTTGCCGACGGTGGAGAGATCCACCAAAATCCGTTTTGGTAAACATGCATTAGATGATCAGGCAGAAAATACCATCGTTTTCAATGCCAGTAACACCGAAATGCAAGTCACCAATCCCGGAGCCGTGTATCTCTCACCCATCCGATTCAGGGAAGACTTTTCAAATCCTGAAATTGTGCTTCTAATGTATGATAAAACAACGGGTGAAATAACCGAGTCGGGTTCTTCCGCATCAACTGCAACTGAGCCCCCACTCAGACTCGTGACCGGTTTCGGTAATACAACCCCACACACCATTGAATTTCAGAACCCCACGACAGCCTTCACAACAACTGGTAATGTTCATATAAACGGTGACTTGGAAATCCAAGGTAATGTTCAATTCAGGAATGGAACCATCACAGAAATCAAAAACACTGATTTGGTGGTGGAAGATCGTATCATCGGCGTCGCTCATAACAATACCCAAGCTGGTCTGGATACTGGAATTATAATTAATTACCCAAATCAAAATGTGGGAATCATTCACCATGGTGATGAAAACCCGAAACGTTTATCAATCGGGTATACACAAAACTCTTCCACAGATACTGCCATCACACCAGACTCTAACAACATCACCCTAGACGTTCTCGGTGATTTGAAAGTTCAAAATGACACTACCATCACTGGCCAATTAGACACCAACAGCTTGTCTGTCACTGTGGGTGTAACGGCTGTCACGGGGACGTTCAGTGGTGACGTCTCTGGTGGGGCGGGGACGTTCAGTGGTGACGTCTCTGGTGTGGCGGGAACATTTACCGGCGCTGTCTCCGGTGCTAGTATAACAGATGGGACGGGAACACTCTCTGGTGGGGTGTGGTCGGGATCCGCCGCTACTCTTACCACACCACGAGCAATCGGTGGTGTCCTCTTCGACGGATCGGCCGACATCAACCTCCCTGGTGTTGATATAAGTGGTAACCAAAACACAACTGGCTCCGCGGCTACTCTCACCACCGCGAGGTCGATTGGTGGTGTAGCCTTCGATGGATCGGCCGACATCAACCTCCCCGGTGTAGATACAGGTGGTAACCAAAACACAACTGGCTCAGCCGCTACCCTAACTACTGCGAGACTAATCGGTGGTGTAGCCTTCGACGGCTCAGCTAACATTAACCTCCCCGGTGTTGACATAGGTGGTAACCAAAACACAACTGGCTCCGCCGCTATCCTAACTACTGCTCGATCGATTGGTGGTGTAGCATTTGACGGCTCGGCTGACATTAATCTCCCTGGTGTAGATACAGGTGGTAACCAAAACACAACTGGCTCCGCGGCTACTCTCACCACCGCGAGGTCGATTGGTGGTGTAGCCTTCGATGGATCTGCTGATATTGTGCCAACCACTTTCAACTCCATATCCGCCATTAATGGGACGTTCAGTGGTAACGTGTCCGGTGTTAACGGCACCTTCACAGGACCCGTGACAGGTGCCAGTTACTCGGGTGGAGCCATTTCTGGCACGACGGGAACTTTCTCTGGGACTCTCTCAAGTGCTGGATTCACCGCGACTAGCGCTCAGATTAATGGTGTTCTAAATACAGTCGGAGACTTGAGTGTCAACACAAATGCCATTCTTGTGGATGCTACTAACAAGAAAGTTGGTATTGGGAAAACACCCGGGGCCAACCTCGATGTATTGGGTAACGTATACGCTTCCGGAGCAATCACGAGCGCGGCTGGTCTGATATCAGGTGATGGTGGTGGTCTGTCGAACCTACAGGTTTCGTCCTTCGCTTCCGACGTCACTCTCGGAACTGACACGTCCGGGGATTATGTGGCATCCCTGGTGGGAGGTGATGGTATAACTGCCGGTGCGGCTGCTGAATCTGCCACACCAACAATAGCCGTTGACCTCAAAACGAATGGTGGTCTTGTTATAGAAACTGGACAAGTGGCTGTAGACCTTACCGCGTCCAGTATCACCGGAACACTGGCAGTTGCTGATGGTGGCACAGGAGTCACCACAAGCACGGGAACCACGAATGTCGTCTTATCTGATAGTCCTACACTCACCGGAACATTGACAGGCGCTACCGCTAATTTCAGTGGTGATATTTCCGCAGTCGGGGGGGCATTTACTGGTGCGGTGACCGGTTCGAGTTATAGTGGTGGTGCCATTTCAGGCACAACAGGGGCATACACAGGTGTGCTCACTGTATCTGATAACACACCAGCTACTACAACCACGACAGGTGCCCTCCAAGTAGCGGGTGGTGTGGGTGTGGTTGGTGAGATACATAGCGGTGCTATTAGCGCTGCGAAAGACCAAGATGTAACATCTTATATTGGGAAAAGTGCCTTGGGTGGAATATCCTATGGAGCAACATTTGCACACAAAGACATGAACACACAATATAGATACGCACTCAGACAGACTGCAGGTGGTCAAACGATTATAAATACAAAAGGAGATCAAAGTATTCAGTTTCGGATAGCTAACACTGAAAAAGCCAAACTTACAAGTGATGGCGATTTCGTTGTTGACACCGATACTCTCTACGTTGATGCAGTGAACGATAGGGTTGGTATTGGTCTAACTACCCCAACCACAGAGTTGGATGTTTCTGGTAGTGTGTATACGTCACAAAATATCACAGCTGGTGGTAATGTTAATGCAACCAAGGTTTATTCGAGTGGTGGGACTGTGATTAACACTGGATCGGTTTGTAAAAAGTTTTATAGTTACAGTGGGACTATATCTACTGGAACAACACCCGCTAACGCAGCCATCAAACTCACGTTTTCGTCCAACATCTTTTACGCAAAAATCGTAGCTCACTTAGTGGAGGACGCCACGGAGTTTAGTAACATGTCTCTCGAAGTTGGTGGTGGAAGTAGGGCTGGGGGATCGAGTCCCAACCTGAAACTTGGTTCAGTGTCTGTTTTTGGTAATACAAGCACAAACCCCTGGAACTCCACACCTGACGTGACAACAACTGCTGGTGCGATCATTATTAAACCCTCGTCTGATATCAATAACGGCACGGCTTCTACCGCAGACGCGCTGTACAACATATTCATCGAATACATCTCACCCGATGCCACGAATGGAACATTGGACACCATTCACCAAGGTGTCAACGCAGTGGCAGTAAAGACATTCGACTATTAAAATGTCAGTAATGTATAATGTGGAGAGACGAAAGACTTCATAGAGATATCTCAACTTTAGACTCGAAAGAAAATTTAAAAGTCTTGAGAGAATTGAAGCCTAAAAAAAGTTTAGTGGGAAATGAGATGACCTATGGGTTTATACCACAAGACGTTGAAAAACATTCTAAGGATTTGGTGAATAAAAAACAGTCGTTTTTGGAACTACCAACACCGATTAACGCACAGACAATGACATTCCTCGTAAAGTTGGATGCACCATGCTCAGGTTTATTTGAGAATAGATGTGTGATTTTCAAAGATTGTGGAGAATTCAAAATTAAGGAAGTCATAGATGGTCAGAATTTTACAGTTGATCTCGAAGAAAAAACACTCCCGTCAGTGGTTCAACTCACACATGTTGAGTTGTATGACATGAAATCCTTTAATAAAGACATTGTCACCACAATGACAGTTTCGGCACTTCAAGAAATTGATAGAGACGTGCAAACAATGAAAGGTTCCATATTAGATGATTCACGATTGAAGACACTGACTGTGAGAATTTCTATCTTAGAAAATATTGTCGCTTCCATTTCGAAGCGTTTAGAAAGTTTAGAAAATTTGTAAAGTAAATATAGATGAGTGACATTAACGTTCAAACATTCTCAGGGAAGGTTAATATTACAAGTAACTTATTAGTAGGGTCCTCTCACCTTTTTGTGGATACGACAAATAACCGTGTTGGTCTCATCACCTGACCACCCCCGACGCAGGGCTACATGTCAATTCAAATGCCTACGTGCATACAGACTTTAGAGTTGGTTCAGGTATTGTCATGAACGATACCACTGGTCAGATCACTGCTGGATCCTTCGTTGGGGATGGCTCAGGTATGACCTCCGTCAACTCTGACAGTGGGTCGTGGGTCAACTGGAGTCAATTCGAATAGTCATTTGGCCACCTTGACAGATAAGGTGGGGATTGGAAAGACTGATCCACTGTCTCTATTAGACATAAAGGTTAGCTCGACTAGTCCAGCAATACGGTTTTCGGATAGTGGTCAAAATCGTTATGCATGTGGAATTGGAGGGGTACACATTTCAAATGAAGGACAGCGTTTGGATTTTTACGTTGGAGATTCTGGGAGTAATACGACCAATTTAGACTCGGGGGATCTCAGAATGTCTATCAAACACAACGGCAAAGTCGGTATCGGGACGTCCAGTCCGGGTGAAAAGCTTGAGATTAACGGTGGAAGGGTAAAAATAACTGATTCAGGTGGGGGTACAGCTGCAAACAGCAGCACAGGAACTTTAACATTACGACATGAAAACAATAACGGATCCTCAAGTATCGTTTTTCCTAGTGTGGGTAATGCTGGTTCTGATTACGCATGGATAGAGTACGATGAAGATGGAGGGGAAGGTGGTGAAGCCGCTAAGTTGATGATAGGTATAACCAACGATCATAATGATGATATCATGTTACAAACTTCTGGAGGCGTTGGAATCGCCTCTGGGGCACGGAGTTCAGTGTATCACCCGTTCGGTAAACTTGAAATACAAGATCCACCTTCGAATTCAGGTGTTAATAATTACCGTTGTTATCAGTCGTGGAAATATGGTGCCGGAATGTGGGCTATAGCAGTAGATAACAACACAACAACTAACCATAATTTATACTGGTACGGTACAAATAACACATCTGGAAACTTACAAAAAATTTTAGGTTTTGAAAATGATACCGCAAACAGGGGAACAGCTGGAATTTTTGCATTCACTGGACAACACAGAAATATAGTAACCATAAATCCGAGTACCATAGAATCTTGTATAGGTCTAATCGTATCAGCTAACAATAACGAGAATATAAAGGTACAGGGAGGAGTTGAACGAGGATTGAACGCTATCGAAATTAACGAAACTTTACCACTTCTTTCTATCACAAACACGGCTAAAGATAAAAGTGTATTCGGTGTGATTTCCGGTTCGGAAGATCCGGATTCGAGAGTAAATAAAGTCGGTAGAGTGGCAAATTACTATGATAAGGAGAGTGGAGATGACAGGGTGATCATTAACTCACTGGGTGAGGGAGCTCTATGGATTACCAATGCAAATGGACCACTAGAATCTGGTGATTACATAACATCTTCTCACATACCCGGTTATGGAATGAAACAGGATTCAGATTTCTTAGCAAATTATACGGTTGCCAAAATAACGATGAATTGTGATTTCTTATTGACATCAAGAGTTAAATACACTATAAAGAAGGAATTAAGAACACTCATCGGGTACAAATCCGAGCATTGTCTCATCACAGAAACTGAATACGAAAATATAGAAAAGCAATACGAAAAAGCTAAATACACACGTCAGGAACGTGACGAAAATGTTAACATTCTCGACGAATACGGTCAGCTCCAATGGGAAGATTCAGGTGAAACTGAAGCACCATATAAAGTCCGATACCTCCTCCCAGACGGAACGCAAATATCTGAGGAGGAGTATATGACGAAAGCACTCACCAACGAAGAAGTGTACATAGCGGCGTTCGTTGGGTGTACGTATCATTGTGGATAATTTGTGACGATATAGTAATATGATCGTCCCGGATATTGTTAAAGATAAGTGGAAATCTCAACCGACAATGGTGGAACTGTTGAAAACAGATCTCCAAACAACCCAAGCTCAACTTGAGGAGGACCTCCAAACTACACGGACCGAACTGGTCGAGACCAAAGCGGACCTATCCGATACCAAAACCACTCTCCAAACCGAGCTAAAAGCGGACTTCTCCGAGACCAGAACCGAGCTAAAAGCGGACCTATCCGATACCAAAACCACTCTCCAAACCGAGCTAAAAGCGGACTTCTCCGAGACCAGAACCGAGCTAAAAGCGGACCTCCAAACCATACAAACTCAACTGAATACCCATACCCATCCACTCGAAGAACACACACACCAGGATCTCGTGGACCAGCTAACCACCGAAAAGACCAAGACCTACGAACTTCAAAAGAAGGTTGAGTTGTTGGAGATGTCCCACTCGTCCCTTATTCAGCGTATAGAAGCATTAGAAAATTTATAAAGTAAATGTAGATGAGCAGTGACATTAACGTTCAATCATTCTCAGGGAAGGTTAATATCAGCAACAACCTATTGGTGGGGAGCTCTCACCTCTTCGTAGACACCGTAAACAATCGCGTGGGTATCACGACGGCAGATCCCGATGCGGGTCTACATGTCAATTCAAATGCCTATGTGCATACAGACTTTAGAGTTGGTTCAGGTATTGTCATGAACGATATCACTGGTCAGATCACTGCTGGATCCTTCGTTGGGGATGGTTCCGGGTTGGATGGTATCAACTCTGATAGTGGCTCTTGGGTTAATGGGACTGGAAACGTCTATCTGTCCACAACCACTGATAAGGTGGGGATCGGGACGACGAGTCCGGATAAACTATTACATGTTGAAACACCTGTAAACACAAGTGAAAATCTGGTTAAAATTGGTAGTTATATGAATAATGGGTCTCGTAGTGTGAGTGGTATAGAATTCGCAACAAATCCCCAGTTTTGGAACGGTGATAATGGGCAGAGAGTACCAGCTAAAATAAAATCAGGGTTTTACGGCGATGGACCTTTAGTTGCGAATTGGGCAGATGCCTTTATAACTCTACAGACCACGTCTGGTAGTGGTGGTGCCATGGTTGATAATTTAGTATGTAGAGGTGGCAACGTCGGCATCGGGACGACGAATCCGGGTCGTCCACTCGATGTTCAATTTACAGGTGATACGGGTATACGAGCTAAAAATACTGGATCAACTCATGCGAGTGTCTATATAGATTCTGCTAGTGGGTATTCTTATTTAAGATTCCAGTCTGGTGGTGCCGAAAAGTTCTGGCTTCAATCTACACCGACGGGTGATTTAGCTTTTAGGCCCAGTGGTAGTGGACATGTCATGGATATTAAGAATAACGGCAACGTCGGTATCGGAACGTCGGATCCGAATCATAAACTTGAAGTAAGTGGTGGTATCTTAGCAGATTACGTAGCAATCCCTGAAATAAACTTATACGGTGCCAGAATAGGACATGTCATTGAATATAGATATAGTGGTATGCCATCTAGTGCACCAACCGATGAATCTTCGATGAACTTGGAATTTGGTCAAAGACATTCTAGTTCAATAGCATCAAATACACAAATGAGATACCCTTACGGCACGTCAGCCACAAACATAGGTAGGATGTGGATAGGTATAATACAGGCAACTTCAACAGGGGTGTACACATTCGGTGTTAATTCGGACGATGCGGGTGATTTATTTGTTGCGGGGTATAGAGTTGCTGATTGGTACAGTGGCCATGGTCATAACAGCACTATTACAATACCAGGTGGAAATCAAAGGACAATATATCTGAAGGGGGGGCAATGGTATAAAGTGAAGGCACGGTTTGAAGAAAACAGTGGTGGTGAGGCATTTTTTGCTTTGTGGAAAAAACCTGGTGATACATCTTTTAGTGAAATTCCATCTGGGAATCTTGCGTATATTCTTAGCGATTTTTCTAGTGCTCCAACATCCGATGATAGAATAAAAGTAAACGAAACGATGATATCGAATGCAACTGACACCATAATTAAATTAAAGCCTCAAATTTACGACAAGTTTGAATTTATAGAAGATGTTCATGATACAAAAAATAAACCGATTCGAGAAAGTGGCTTAATTGCACAAGATATATGGTACGATACCCCAGAATTAAGACATATAGTTTATCCATATAAAACACCTAACGAAACCAGGGAAGTAAATGAGGACATACAACAGGACCCGGATTATTCTGATTGGGGGCCAGTGGCTGCACAGGTAAATTATTTTGGTGTGATTCCATATCTAATCAAATCGTTTCAAGAACTTCACGAAAACGTCACATCCGAAAGGGTCAAAACCCAAGAAATGAAGGAGGACCTCCAAACTACACGGACCGACCTCCAAACCACTCGCACTCAACTGAATGAGGACCTCCAAACCACTCGCACTCAACTGAATGAGGACCTCCAAACCACTCGGACCGACCTCCAAACTACACGGACCGACCTCCAAACCACTCGGACCGACCTCCAAACCACTCGCACTCAATTGGAAACCATCCGGACCGAGCTCGAGCAAGCTCTCCAAGCTGAAAAAGAAAAAACGAAAACTTTGGAGTCCCGTCTCGCTTTCCTTGAGACAGCTGTAGCTTCACTTATTTCTTAAACTACTATAGATGAGCAGTGACATTAACGTTCAAACATTCTCAGGGAAGGTTAATATCAACAACAACCTATTAGTAGGGTCCTCACACCTCTTCGTAGACACTGTGAACAATAGGGTTGGTATCACGACGGCAGATCCCGATGCGGGTCTACATGTCAATTCGAATGCCTACGTGCATACAGACTTTAGGGTTGGTTCGGGGATTGTAATGAACGATACCACTGGTCAGATCACTGCTGGATCCTTCGTTGGGGATGGTTCCGGGTTGGATGGTATTAACTCTGACAGTGGCTCTTGGGTCAATGGGACCAATTCCAATGTCCATTTGGCCACCTTGACAGATAAAGTGGGGATCGGGATAACTGGTCCACTGGGAAAATTATATATAGCCGCTGATTATGACCACACACTTCAAAGACCATCTAGTAGCTCGAATCATTATTTAGTTTTGAGTAAAACTGGAGCTCAGGTGGTTGACGAGGGACCAGGTATAAGTTTTTGTGGCTCGTATAATGCTTCTAATGATTACCAAGATGTAATGGCTGAGATTAGGGGTGTATGTGATACTGATGGTGGACGCCGAGGTCGTTTAGAATTTTGGACATCTAGTTCTGATGGTATCAATGATGTGGACACACAAGCAATGACAATTAAAAGTGACGGAAATGTGGGGATCGGGACGACGAGTCCTGATAATAAGTTTGAGGTTCTCGGTAGCTCCAGGTTTGCCGTTGATGTGAGTAGTGCTGACCATGTAATTGTGGGCAACAAGTACTCTTCAAGTGATAGCTTATCTTTGGTAAGTTTAGGGAGTGTAAATGTATGTTGTGATGCGAACGATAACACTAGTGGAAAAGTGATTGACTTTCGAACCAACTCGTACTCGAACGGAGGTACTCTTCTGATGCGTATCAAGGATAATGGTGATGTGGGTATCGGGACGGCAGATACAGGGACACATGGTGCAAAATTAATTGTAAACGGAACGATGGGTACATATATGTCAGGTGGTACGGTTGCGAATAGATTTTATGTGTATAATCAATCATATGCCTCACCTGTTGTAAATCAGATACATTTATCACTTCGTAATTATAACGATACTGCTCCATCTCATACTCAAGCAGATAGAAAATCTGGTTTTTGGTTTGGTCAGTACAATGATCAAAACTACACCGACGGTGAGCAGTTCATCGGATTCACACACGCTATAAGATTCATAAAATGTGACCCAGCTGACTATGCGAGTTCTATCGTTTACGACAGTAACACATTTAACGCAAAAATAAATGGAAATTTGCAGTCGAGATTAGGATCTATTAATAATACGTCTACGTCTAATCCCATTAATTTCACTGGACAACATCGTTGCGTGGTTGAAAATTTTGATACAAACTTAGAAGGATTGATAGTGTCAGCAAACAAAAGTGAATATTGTTCCATGTCGAATGGATTAAAACGTGGATTACAAGCTGTAACAGTAAATGAAGCATTACCTATAGTCACTTTATCTAGAACTTGTATGGATAAATCGTGTTTCGGGGTCATTTCTTTATCTGAAGATCCGGAAAATGAAACAAGAGAAGACAGGTTTGGGTGCTTCGTTGCCGAATTTGAAAAAGAAGAAGGTGATGAGAGGGTTTACATAAACAGTGTCGGTGAGGGTGCGATATGGGTAACGAATATAAACGGTCCATTGGAATCGGGTGACTACATAACAACTTCCACAATTCCTGGATATGGTCAGAGGCAAAACGATGATATTTTACATAATTACACAGTAGCTAAAATTACGATGAATTGTGACTTTGAACCCGTTCTTCAAAACGTAAAGAAAATAAAAAAAATCCTCGTGAAGAAGAAATTATGGTACAAAAATGAAAATACTGAGATTGATTATCAAGAATATTTAACTATTTCAGATGAAAAAAAATACACTTTTGTAGAAGACGGGAAAACAAAATATATGAAAACGATAAAAAGATACTCGAAAGAAAAAATAGCAGAATATGATCTCGAGGAAGTGTCTGAAATAATGAAAAACGTCCTCGATGAGCGTGGACAGATCCAATGGGAAGATACAGAAGAGACAGAAAAGGCTTATAAAATCAGGTACCTCCTACCCAATGGCATTCAAATATCTGAAGAAGAGTATACTACGAGGGCTTTAGCAGACGAGAAAGTGTTTATAGCGGCGTTTGTCGGTTGCACGTATCACTGTGGATAATTGTGTAGCTTTACTGTAGTAATGATTGTTCCAGATAGTGTGAGAAAAGAATGGCTAGCCAAAAGAGATGAAATTGAAATACTATCAGAAGATCTCCAAACCACTCGCACTCAACTGAATGAGGACCTCCAAACCACTCGGACCGACCTCCAAACCACTCGCACTCAACTGAATGAAGACCTCGAAACCACCCGCACTCAACTGAATGAAGACCTCCAAACCACCCGCACTCAACTGAATGAAGACCTCCAAACCACCCGCAACCAATTGCAAGAGGACCTCCAGACTGAACTCGAAGTCACAAAACTCAAACTTCTCAATACAGAGGCTAGATTAAATATGGTTGAGCAAACAATGACTTCAATTTTATCTAAACTAAATGTATAGAATGTCAGACATCAACGTCCAGACATTTCAAGGGAAGGTTAACATCAGCAACAACCTGAAAGTTGGTTCGGGTCACCTGTTTGTCGATACCCTAAATAACCAGGTGGGCCTGAACACCAACACCCCCTTGGCGAATCTTCACGTAAATGGAAACACCTACGTCCATAGTGATTTTAGGGTCGGATCCGGGATTGTGATGGACCAGAAAGTGGCTACTTTTGGCACACCTAAAACGTTCGTGGTTGAAGTTGTCGGGGGTGCTTTCCAGATAGACGGGGTCAGTCGTCCAGCTCTCACCTTCCACGAAAACCAGACGTATATTTTCGATCAATCACATTCGTCGAACAGTGGGTCCCCCGGTCATCCAATCGCGTTCTCGGAAGCCGTCAACGGCGGTACGCCGTATGCTACGGGTGTGACGAGTGTGGGAACGCCTGGACAGGTGGGTGCAAAGACGACCTTCAAGGTTCCTGTGGGTGCACCCTCGAACCTGTTTTATTACTGTGTCAATCACCCCACGACGATGGGAAGTTTGGTGGGTGCCCCATCAGTGGTTTCGACCGAAGCCGAAGTTATCGTTTCGGGTCGACTTCTCGCGACGTCCATACACGGCGATGGGTCTGCCCTCTTCAACATACCCTCATCGGCGATTAATGGAACACTCAGTCAGTGGAACGATGTGAACACGAACGAAATTTACTACGATCTGGGGAACGTGGGAATCGGAAACCAAAACCCAAACTCTACCCTCGACGTCACGGGTTCGGGTGCTTTTTCGACGACTCTCTCAGTGGGTGGTGATCTCACTGTCGGGACAGATAAACTTTTTGTGGACGTTTCCACTGGACAGGTGGGTGTAGGCACAACGACCCCTGCCGCGGGCAAGGCACTCGATGTGGTCGGTGATTTACAGGCGACATACCTTTACGGTGATGGTTCGAACATCAGCAACATCACTTCGAGTCAATGGGTGACCACCGGAAATGACATATTTTACAATACAGGGGGTGTCAGAGTTGGATCTAACCAGGCACCGACCGAAACCCTGGACGTGACGGGAACGGGTGCATTCAGTGATGACCTCACAGTCGGCACGTCGAAACTCGTCGTGGACGTGAGCGAGTCGAGGGTCGGTGTCAATAAGGCGGCGCCGGGGTACACCCTAGATGTCCTCGGAGATATCAACTTCACGGGGGATATACGTAAGGGTGGGGTGGTGCAAACCTTTGGTGGAGGTGGAGGTGGAGGTGGAGGTGTGTGGACCGAAGTAACTGGCACTACTCAGATTCATTACAGCACCGGTAATGTGGGTGTAGCGAACACTAATCCTCAACATACCCTCAGTGTTGGATCCAATCTCTACGTAGATGACGCGGGTTCAAATGTCCTCGTGGTGGATGGTAATGTCGCCGCGAATCAAATCACTCTCGGTCAATTCGAGATTGTCCCATCCTACGGTCTTGACGATGTGGTCAATGAAAGTAATACCACCACAAAGACCGTCCACCTCTCCAACGTAACCACAGGGGTCATCACAACCTCTAACGCTCTCATCGGTGGTGAACTCACCGTCACGGGAAATGTGGTCGCCTCAAGTAACATCACCGTCACAGGGAACGTTGTGGTGGACGATGACCTCTACCTCACATCAAACGCGAAACTCCTTGTCGACTCCAACGTGGTCACCGAATATACGGGGCCTCACTCGAGGGGGGAAGCCAAGTTGAAGAAGTATCCCGAAATTGTTTTTGAAGAGGGGAAGTTTGATATAACGGAGATTGTAGCCGGGTCCACCCAGTATTGGGACGGCCCATCCACTGTATTTCAGGGTGGCTATAGTTTGAAAACAACTCACCACTCAACCGATAGTGGTGGAAAATTTGGATGGATGGCTTTCGATGGAAACTCGGAGTCGGTTTGGAAAAATCCTGAAGATTACGATACATCGGGTAATTATGACTATGGATATACAGGTATTCAACAGCGATTGACTGATACGAACTCCACGAATCACGATGGAGACCATGTAATTATGGGAAGTCCAGACGCATTGAAAATGGCGAAGGTTACCGTGACGTGTAAAAACTCAAACAGACGCGTCGTCGATTACTCCGTATTGGGAAGTAATTCGAGTGGTACTACTGGGTGGACACTCCTTGATTCTGGAACCTTTACTGCACAAGATGTTAATACAGCGACGATATCTTCACCCACGAGTTATTTCAAGTATCACGCATTCGTCGTGAGAAGTGTCACGGCACATGCTGACGGTACACGTTTTCAGATTAATTCTATAGATTTCTACGGCTACGAAGAGGACCCACCCGCAGGTGACACCTCCGTAGACACCACCTTCACCTCCATAATGAACACCCCCCAAACCACTGGGGCCAATGTTTACACGGATGCTAAGTTGTCTTCAGACTTTACAAATCAGGTTACAGGTCCTACACCCGTCGGAACTGCAGCGGTCCATGACATTACCAACAAGTATTGGGAAATGAATGGTCAACTTACCTCCAATATTACCGTAGAGGCTAATACATTCTTGGAGGGTGACCAACCCCACGCGGTCTCTGTGTGGTTCAATTCCTCGAACTTGGAGGCGAACGTCTCGAACACGTGTGTCTTCTCGGTTTCTGACCAGGAGAAGTTGGATTCCGTGAAATCTGGATCTCCAATCGAACACGTGGCACAACCTGACCTACGCGTACCAAGGTGAAGGTGGCTCCCGAGTCACCTACCTCGATGGACGTAAGGTCTCGGAGGACCAAGCCGAAGATACCTTCGGAGAGTACCCACCGTTCGCGATGACGGGGTACTCACAGGGTGGGTATGTGGTGAGTGCGAGTGATGAAGATACGGCTTATCCGCTATGGAGAATTTTTGCGGGTGATTCGGATTATTATGTTTCATCGACATCCGCATTTCCGGGTGGTGTATATACATCCGGGTCCACATATAATTTAGGAACAAACTCAGGAGGCTCGGCAACAGATAATGGGCATTGGATAAAATTGGCTGTGCCATATAAATTGAAAATATCACACGTGAATATAGATGCTAGAACAGGTTATGAGCCACAAGCTCCTAAAAATTTTAAGTTTTATGGTTCGAACGATGATACAAACTGGGAACAAATTGGACCTTCATTTTCAAATGAAGCACCACAAGATGACGGTACATCATATTACACGTTGAATTCCACTAAAGCATATAAATATGTAGGACTCGTTGTCACTGAAACTGTCGGAAATGGAAATGGGCGGTTGGGTCTCCAACAATTAAAATTCTACGGCCACCGCGAGAATGACCTGGTCCGCCTTCCCGATCCCACGAATGTCTTGAAGTATCCGCACATTGCGATGACTGGTCCGGCTCAGAGGGGGTATGTGGCGAGTGCGAGTAGTGAACATAGTGATTCGACCTTTGACGGTTATAATGGGATCCAAGAGGGTAAATTATTTGATGATGATCCCGCAACATTTTGGCATACTGAAACGAATGGAACAAATGATCACAGATATGATGGAACTGCTGATGCAGCTGGTGGGCGTCCATACGGAGCGGGTTCAATTTCAAATTTTGACCCGACAGGTATAAATATACCCGGTGAATGGGTACAATTAGAATTTCCACACAAATTAAAAATTTCAAAGGTTCACATACGAGCACGTTCTAACCAGGAAGATCAAGCCCCCAAAGATTTCGCCTTTTATGGGAGTGACACTGGCTCAGCTGGAAGTTGGACCTTAATTCAGTCATTTACGGGGGAAGCACCACAGGACGATGGTACATCTTATTATGCTATAACATCGAATCCGGCACATTATAAGTATATACTTATGTTGATTACGCGAACTGTTGGGACCACTGCAATGTCAATGGCAGCACTTCAATACTTCGGCACAGGCGTCGACTCCATCCCCATCCAGATCGGTGGTGGGAACATCGATAAGGTGGCCAATTTTAGGGTCTACGACAAGTTCGTGGGGGAGGACCAAGCCCTCGAGATTTGGGATGCCCAAAAGGATGAGTTTGGACGGGCCAAGTCCTCGATGACTTTACAGAAAGGTCGGCTCGGGATAGGCACGGACGAACCCCAAGGAAGGTTGGCGGTGGCGGATGAACCCCGCAACTTGGAAGAGTTTCCTCCTAGGGCTATGACGGCAGGGGAAACGTACATGGAGGGTCATGGGGTGTTTAAGGCGAGTGTGAGTGAATATTCGGGTGCAGCTGTTCACGACGGGTGGAATGCATTTGCACACGGAGCAGCCGAATTCTGGTTAATGGGTGACAATGCTGGATACAACTTAGGTTCGGGTGAATATGAAGATAACGAATTTCGGTTATCCTCAGAAACTTCTATGGGTCAGTGGATAAAATTAGAAATGCCATATTTAACAAATGTAACTAAGTTTATTTTACAACCGCGAGGACCGGGAATTGAATACCAAGCTCCTAAATCCGGTGAATTATGGGGGAGTAAAGATAATTATACGTGGACTAAACTTCATACGTTTACGGATATTCAATATTATCAAGGTCATACAACATTTAATTTTGAAAATTCAGGGTTCTATAAATACTATGGATTAGTAGTCACTAAGGTTGTTGGTGGTTCATCTATTGATTATATAAGTATAGTAGATCTCCGCTATTTCGGCACCCGTGAGCAGGGTCAATCCGTCCTCCACGATGGTGAACTGACCCTCACAAAATCGTTAAATGTTCCCCGAATTGGACCGGCTCTCGACGCGGACGATACACCCCGTCGGGACCGGCTCGTGGTGGAATACAATACTTCGACCAACCCCACGTTCGAGGGGGCTGTGCGGGACACGAGTGGGAGGGGGAATGATGGTGTTTTTGTAGGGACAGCTACATATGATGCGACGGAGAAGGCTTTCACATTTCCAGGTTCTGGTATGAATACCATACAAAAATATAATCTGGGTTCCAATCTCAAAGGTAATCAACCATTAACAGTATCTTTATGGTTTAAAACAGATGATGACCGAGATCAAAATTTATTTGGTATTGTTCCAGGTGATAGGGACGAAGACAACAACACCGATAACAAAGTATTTGGCGTGAGGACTGAAGGCGATAGTTCAAATTACAACCTTTTATTCTATTATTGGAATTCGGATTATAGATATAATGTACCAGATTTAGATAATCCACATGGTAAATGGTTTCATCTTGTAGTCATGAATGTTGGTGGAACTAAAACCGGTAGCGGAACTACATTTGATCGCGGAGACCCATCAAATAGAAGATTATTTCTAAATGGTGTTGAATTATTTACACCTTCAAACACGACTTATGGCTCTGCAGTGACTGGAAGTGCAACCGACTTATTAGATCTTGAACCCAATTCAAGGTTAATAATAGGTGCACGTTTTAAGGATAATGGTGAATATCCATTCGACGGCTCCATCTCCAACTTCAAACTCTACAACACGGCCCTTACCACCGAAGAGGTCAAGACCCTCTACGATATGGGTCGCATGGGGAATGTGATCCCGAAGCCTCTCCACGTAGATACAACTTTACAGGTTAATGGCCTCTTTCAGGGAAATTCCCCCCTGCAGTTCTTTGTTGTCAATGGGCAATTCCCAGCATCTGGAACCTCCCAAACCGTAACAGATCTTCCACAGGGACTGAAGGATAGGATTCGTCAGGTTGTTTTCATACAGGGTTTAACTGTGCAGGAAAACGGAGATAACTTCACTTGGATACGACATGGTAGTAGCACATGGGAAGTTGACATAAAGGTTATTATGAATCCTCCATCAATCCTTCTTTCTAGTTTTGACGCGACTGTCAACCTCACAAGTAAAGCGTGGAGAATTTTTGTAGTAACCACGTAAATCATTTCTTACATTATATTAGATGTCTGTCACTGCACCAGACGACGCTTTCCTCGACGTAAACGACGCGCACCTCAGGGTCTTCGGGAACGTTCACGCCGACGGTCTAAAATTGGGACAATTGGAGGTGGTGACCACTACCTCGACTGGTTCCACTATCCAATTTTTGCATCAGCACACCGCCTTCACGACGACATCAAATATTGAGGTTGGGACGACGAATCATGATCTCTTTGTGGACACCAACACGTCTAGGGTCGGCATCCTCACGAATACACCGACGACCGCCCTAGATGTTAACGGAACTGTCAAAGCTACAGCATTCGATGGAGATGGCGCTCTCTTGACGGGAATCCCTTCCTCAGCGATCAATGGAACCCTCAGTCAGTGGACAACTGTGACTGGCCCCAAGATCCACTACAGTGACGGTAACGTGGGTATCGGTATCGCAGACCCCCTCCACACCCTAGATGTTGTTGGTGACATCAACTTTACTGGGACCTTACGTGAGGATGGTAACCCCTTCGTGAGCACTCCGTGGACCATCGAAACCTCACCAGCGGCTTTGAGCTACACTGGTGGGAACGTTGGGATCGGGGCTGCTACACCCTCCTCTAAACTGGAGGTCACTGGGAACGCCCACGTGACCACAGACTTGAGTGTGGGTGGGACCCTCTCGATTAATACGATTACCGCAGCCGCCACACACGCCCTCTCTGCCGTGACAGCTGTGGGAGCTTCGACTGGTGATACCATACAACTCACCAACGCTACTACAGGTCTCGTGACCACCGCGAATGTTGATGTCGGGAAGGACTTGACTGTGACCGGGAACGTCGCAGTCGACACGGATACCCTTTTTGTAGATACCGTCAACTCTAGGGTTGGGGTGGGGACGACGAATCCGAGAACTAATCTTCATATAGGCCAACAGTTAAGTGCCAGCAACGGAAATACGATACCATCAGCTGGCTTGGGAATATCGGCAAATTTTCCGAGTAGTACTCATGCGTGGTTTTCTCACAGAACCGTTACAACTGGTGATGAGTATTGGGGTTTGGCTGTGGGAACTATATATGATGGTGCGTCTTATCTTCAAAACTTGGATAAGAGCTCAGTAACATATTACAACCTCCTTCTCCAACCAAATGGTGGCAACGTCGGTATCGGGACGACGACACCAACAGCGAAACTTCATATAAAATCGTCATCTGGAGTTGATGGTATAGCAATCGTTAATCCCGCTGGTGGAACTGGTGGTCTTTTAAATTCAAGTGCTGGTGTTAGGGGTGGGATTTTAATATCAAACTCGGGTGGTGGATCAGACGCTGCCGATAATTACAGTAGTCAGCCCATAGTTTTCTCTGGAGGGGGTACCGGTGCTACTAACGGTAACATACGCGGTGGATCTATATGGAGTATCTGGGGAGGTAGTCAATACGGTTTAGCTTTTAAAGGTGCTTCGGATGGTGATAGTGTTCCTGCTGGTGCAACGACCCCAAATATGTTTATATCTTCGGATAAGATCGGTATAGGGACGACATCACCCGGACAGCTTCTCACACTCGGTGGTCAAGTAAACCCAATATTAAGACTTCAAACTACTAAGGCTGGCGACGCCTGGGGTACGTCATCCTCGGACCAGTACGGTAAACTACAATGGTATGGATATGATTATGAAATGAATCAAGGTAGTGGTGCAGAAATGGCGGGAATCACGGTTGGAACTACATCACAATACCCGGGTGCGATGCAGATGCGTTTTTTTGTTGGAGCTCCCACTTTCAGTGGTGGGAATTGGAATCTCAGTTATGTCGGTTATTTAGGTACCAGTAGTGTGTCGGATATTGACTTCACAGGTCAGCATAGAAATTTCATCGACGGTATACCCGCAACGGAATATACAGATTTTGAAGGTCTTATCGTCTCGGCGAACAAGAACAAATACTACGACGTTGATAAAAATGTGACAACGGGTGTGAATGCTATTCAAATCAGTCAGTCACTCCCACTCGTGTCACTTTCAACGAAAGAAAAGGACAAAGCATGTTTCGGTGTTATTTCGGGGAGTGAAGATCCAGATACGCGTGAATATTCACAGGGTTCGTATGTTTCCGTGTGTGAAAAGCAAGACGGTGATCGGAGAGCCTTCATCAACTCGGTCGGTGAAGGTGCTATTTGGGTCACGAACATCAACGGCCCCCTCGAATCGGGTGATTACATCACAACGTCTAACGTCGCAGGGTATGGTCAGAAACAAGACTCTGACTCTCTAAAAAACTATACGGTCGCCAAGATCACTATGGATTGTGATTTTGACCCAGTGACCCAACCCGTCCAAATCATCAGAAAGGAACTTTCCAATGTGAATTATTGGGTCAAGACGACGTATGAGAATGTTACGGAAGAAGAATACTCGAACTTGGCAGATGAAAACAGACAAATCGTAGACGGTATCTATCAAGAAATTACCAAGGAAGAATCAAAGACCGAACAAGAAGGTTACGAACCCGAAGTTCGCCAAGAACTCGTCAACGTCCTCGACGAACACGGTGAGTTTCAATGGGAAGACCACGCAACAGAAACCGAAAAAGCCTATAAAATAAGATACCTCGATGCCGATGGGAACATCACAGATGAAGCAAACGCTGTTCACACGGCAGCCTTTGTTGGGTGCACGTACCATTGTGGCTAAATGTCCCGACTTTCACAGAAGTCGTCCTCATTTCCTCCAAAGTGCCTCCCACTTTGTAAGAAAAATCACACCGAGTGGCAGAGCCACTCGTATCAAGTGACTCCGTCACTTAAAAAAACCTCCCTCCATAGTAGAAATGGCCACGAACGGCAATTTGAATTTCGCGAATGTCAATAAAGTGACGTTCGAGGGCGTCGGTGGTGCATCGAATGCCGTGATTGACACGACCACAGGGAAGATTGGGGTCGGAGTGGACAGCCCAGACGCCAACCTCCACGTCCTCGGGAACTGCTTCGTCAGCACGAACCTCGAACTCGGTGGGACCCTCGTCATGGGAACCGTCAACGTCGAGGCCCAACACGCCCTCTCGGCCATCACCGCCACGGGGAACACCACACCGCACACAGTGGAGTTCCAGAACGCGACGACAGGTCTCGTGACCACGGGGAACGTCGAGGTGGGGAAGGACTTGACTGTGACTGGGAATGTCGGTATCGGGACGAATGCTCCGAGTCACGCGTTAAACGTAAAAGCAACTTCTGGAGATGCCGAAGTTCATATACAGGCACAAGGAAATGATGGTGGTGACGCAATTCTTTACTTTAATGGATCCTCGACGAACCAACGTAAATGTGCGATCATATCGTCAAATGTCGCACCAAATGCATACTGTAAACAAGATTTACACTTTTGTATGGAAACAACAAACGATTTAACTGATGTTGATATCACTGATTCCAAAATGGTCCTGACCAATGCAGGCAACGTGGGAATAGGAAAAAGTAGACCAGAATACATGTTGCATATAGAAGATGCGAGCAACCCGAGAATAATGCTTGAAAATACCGATACGGTTTTATCACAGAATCAGGATATTGGATCAATCCTATTCAAACAGAATGATAATACAAGTACTGGCACTGGTATCATCGGTAAGATTAGAATGTCTTCTGTAATTGCACCACCCGCAGGTACATTCTATGGTGAGTCTGCCAACATGATTTTCAGCGTAGGTAATTACGCTAATGACAATGCTAATATTGATGCGCTTACCATCAGGGGTAACGGCAACGTCGGCATCGGGACGACGAATCCACAAACAAATCTCCATATAGAAAGTTCGGGAGCTACGGGGTTAGATATCTATGGTGGCGATACCAATAACCCCTACATCTTTATAGGTGAACACACATCCAGTTATTCTCGCAAATGGGGCATGAAAATGAATTATTACGGAAACAGTAATATCGAATGGTTTAACATGGCTGTAGTCGATGATAATACAGAGATAAACGCTCTCACGTTTCGTAGAAACGGCAACGTCGGTATCGGGACGACGAATCCGTCTTATAAGTTACACGTGTCAGCGGGGAACGATTCGATTTCGTATTACGGCCCCAATGCAACATGGTCGTCTTATTTAGCCGTAGGGGCCGGAGACGATAAGACAGTGGCTGGTAATACTGCTATAGCACAGTGTATAACCACAAATGGTAATTTACATTTAGACGCCGCAGACACTAGGGATATTTATATGAATCATTACAGGGGTGCTTACATAAGACATAATGGATCGGGTCTATTTTCTGATGACCGCCTGAAAAGTGAAGAGGAACTGATTACGAACGCAACAGATACACTACTGAAACTTAGTCCCCAAAAATATTTGAAGAGGCGTACGCTTCGTGAAGATGAAACGCGTGACCCGTTAATTGAAACTGGTCTTATCGCACAAGATATATGGTACGACGCTCCAGAACTGAGACATCTGGTTTATCTGGGTGCTGATGCTAGCCCGGTAGACACTAAACCAGAAGCACCCGTCGATGGAGATATTCAACAAGACCCCGATTATTCGAGTTGGGGACCTAACGAAGCCTGTGTAAATTATGATGGTCTTATAGCATACCTCATTAAATCTAACCAGGAGTTACACGCTAGAATACAGGTCCTTGAAAACACTTAGTCCCGACTTCGTAGAAGTCGTCCCGTATCAAGTGGCTTTTCCCAGTTTAAAAAAACCTCCCTCCATAATAGATATGTCAACGAATGGTATCCTAGACTTTCAGGGGACGAACAGGGCTACGTTCGTCGGTGCGAACTCGAACGTTGTCATCGATACGGTAAACGCAAGTTTTGGGATCGGGGTCGATGTCAATGGACCCACGTCCAATCTCCACGTCGTCGGGAACGCCTACGTTTCAACAGAATTAACGGTGGGTGGGGCCGCAACTTTCGACACGGATACTCTCGTCGTCGATGCCACAAATGATAGGGTGGGGATCGGGACGGATGTTCCTGATAATACACTCCACATTTCCGGAACCCAGGGTCAATTAGTTCAGATCCAGAATACATCTGATACCGCACGACTTGTTTTAAATGGCAGTTCCGGAACCGGTGGTGATTTAATATTTAAACAAGCTGGTACAGCGACGTGGGGAATAGCTTCGATTGGAGATAAACTTCATTTTCTAGGGGATGATTCTACTAATCAAACGCGAATGACGTTTGATAATAACGGAAACGTCGGGATTGGGGATAGTGACCCCGATTCAATATTACATGTGCAGAGTGACGTCCAATCAGGTACAGGTGGTCCTATAAAAAAGACGTCGGCTACGGCATCTACGTCCGGATTCAATTATATTTTAAACGGACCACGACCTGGTACGACGGGCGATGGCGCCGTATTTTTCATAAATGGTTCGTCGCGTACAACTGACGGTGACACTAATACTCTTACCATACGAAATGATAGTGGGTCGGTGGATATCGGAAGACGTTCTGAAACACTCGTCTCCAGCCATACTCCTACACCAGAAACCTATAATGCAAACCAGAAGAATGTTGATATAATGTTAAATAATGGAAGTATTTGGATGAGTCCGTATACTGGACGTCACAGAAGTCTGGGTACTGGTACGGGTACATGGAGTCAATACATTGGTAAACACTATCTCGGTCGAATTTTATCCGGGTTAGAAATAGAAAACAAGGATACAAACTCATCTGGTTCTACCGGTTATTATTCAAACTTACTTCATTTCAGGGCACACGATTACGGTATATATGGAGGTAGTGTAGGTGATAGAACCATGACAATTCGAGGTAATAGAGTCGGTATTAGAACAGAAACGCCTGATTATACATTGTACGTGAATGGTAGTTGTTTCTACTCGTCGGGTGGTCTGAACGGTTCAGATGACCGAATCAAATATAATGAAGAAAATATCACGAACGCACTCGACATTATAGGTAAGCTGAAACCTCAGAAATATGAGAAAATCATGGCATTCCCATCAGATGCTAAGGGAACATGGATACCAACCGACGAAAATTGGGAAACTGTTAAGAACGCAGAAACGAAACCATGGGAGGGATTTACATACGGAAACGAATTTGGGTTTATTGCACAAGATGTTCGTAACATCCCAGAAGTATCGTTTTTAGTCTCGGGTTCGGAAATGAAAACAAGTGAGGAATCCGTATCACTGGAAGAATACACCAATTTAAATGAAGAGGAACAGGGTGCATATACACGTAAATATACATACGGAGAAAATGTAATTACAGTAGACGAGTATACAGATTTGATCCCTGAAAACATGGATAAATGTACGCCTATATACATAAAACAAGTGGAAACCCAAACACCACTTGGTCTAAATTACCAAGGTTTATTCGTTATCGCCATAGGTGCTATCAAGGAACTCAAATCAGAAAATGAAACTCTCAAAACGCAACTCACATCAGTTCTCGCACGACTCGACGCTCTCGAAAACGCCTAAAATCCCAAGTCCGTATCAAGTGGCTTTTCCCAGTTTAAAAAAACCTCCCCCCATAGTAGATAAAGGATGCCTATTGAGACCCCTCAAGGCAACTTGGATATCAAGAATGCCACTCTCAGGACCTCCAACTTGGAGACCCAAAACATCAAAATCGGCTCAATCTTTGTGGGCACTGGGAACTCCCTAGAGGAGACGGCCAATGTGGGGAACTCCATGTCGAACACCATCCAGTTCACCAATACCCACACAGCGTTCACCACCACAGGGAATGTGGAGGTTGGGGGTGATCTCACTGTGACTGGGAACGTCTCCGACTTGAACGTAGTATCAAACGTGAACATGCTCCACACCTCGAACACAGCCGCCCTAAAAGTCAACTCCAATGTGGTCACGGAGTTTCCCCGCTCCAAAAAGCTTATTAAGTATCCGAGGGTGGCTTTGACCGGATACTCTCAAGATGGGTATGTGGTGAGTTCTACAACAAATTATTACGACTCGGGTAATCCCCTGTACCCATGGCAGGTATTTAATGATAGTGGTTATCGGTATCAAAGTATTAGAAGTGATTATTCTACATCTAATGGAAACTATACTGGCACAGTCAATCAGACAACTGTAAATGGAAGTCTCATCGGTGGTGAATGGGTTCAATTACAATTACCAGACAAGATTTCGTTAAATAGATTTACGGTAGCATTAAACCTGAGCACACACGGTGGAAGAATGGGGAAATCATACACTCTCGCCGGAAGTAACGATGGGAGTTCATGGACTACAGTTTCTACACACACTCAATCATATGGAAATGGTTCAGACGGAAAAGACGTTAACCATGATGTAAACTCTACGACTATGTATAAATACTACCGTCTTATCGCCACCGCAACTTTTGCTGCGGAGGGTCCACATGGTGGTTCATGGGCTCTCGGTAAGTGGAAACTCTTCGGCACCCCCGAATACGATCCCGACGCCAATGGTGTGGATGTGAAGGTCACCTCTTACCCCAACGTGCCCAACACGGATTGGTTGGAGGTCTACTATGATGCGAAGGATTTGGTGGATGGGGCTGTTTCGACGACATCTGGTGCTATAACAGGTTTGGGGGGGACGACTAATAATGGAACAGCCTTTGGTGACCCACAAGTATCAAATGGAGCTTTTGTTTTCGACGGGACAGGAGATTATATCACTAATACTAGGAGTGGGTACAGTAGTTCAGGAACATATACAGTATCCACATGGGTAAATATTGGTAAGGAAGCATCTGGGCAGACGTCTCCAAACATATTTCAATATGGTAGAGGACAAACGAGTACAACAGATACAGGTATCGGACTTATAACCAGCAGTTCTGATGACAGAATAACAGCGTTTGTATATGGAAACAATGACTTTACTGTTTATGGTATAAAAAAATATGGTACATGGATACATTTGACTTCTGTATACGAACTGTCAGCTAGCGGTACGATTCTTACCCTGTACGTGAATGGAAATAATGAGGGTTCTCAAGCCACGAGCACTGGAGCTGGAATAGGTGCAACACCACATTTGAGTATAGGTGTCCAGGCAAATGTATCCGATTTACCGATTAATGCTACATATTTCAACGGCTCCATCGCGAACTTCCGTCTCTTCAACCGGGCCCTGACCCCTGACGAGATTTGGCAACTCTACGCCTACCAGAAGGAATATTTCGGGCATGGGGACTTGGGCATGACCCTCAAGGCGGGGCGTTTGGGGATTGGGACTTCGGAGCCTCGGGCGATGTTGGATGTGAGGGGGGATCTTTATGCTCCGGGTACGATCGTTCAGGTTGAGCAGTCTTTGAAAATAGATACATTTTCTACAACTGGAGCCAGTAATCACCCAGTTTCACCCGGTAATGATGTTCCGGGATTAGCGGTAACAATACACCCAAAATTTGCCAATAGTAAGATACTGGTTTCTTATACTGTATCTACTGGAGCATATGGCCGTGCTTACCTTAGGATACAACGAAAACAGGGAGGGTCCACCACTACTATAGCACCATCAGTGGGGGTTCCTAATTCGACTGATGGTAGATGTACAACATCACATTCGGGTTCTGGTGATAGTTCTGTCGATAGTCAATCATTTGAATATTATGATACGATAGGTGGTACAGAACCAATAACCTATCAGATCCAGGCGTGGACGTATCATTCGGTGTATTATATATATGTAAACAGGGGTCATGCTGATGGAAATGGAAGCAATGACGGAACATATTGGGCACGTACACTAAGTTCTATAACTGCCAAAGAGGTGTGTCAATAAAATTCTCTTGTAAAAGTAAATGGATATACCTTGCATTCTATCTAATTATTACAAGGGACATGTATGGTCTCTCAATGGTGAAAAGTATGAAGGTTTAATATGGTCGGAAGAAAACACACTCCCAAAACCAACCCTCGAAGAATTAACTGAAAAATGGAATGAATACGTAGCGGCGCAGCCCTTAAAGGATCTCCGCACCAAGCGGAACACCTTCCTCGACCAGTCTGACAAGTACGTGACCGTCGATTTTCCCCATGCCACCCCTGAAAAGAAACAGGAGTGGCTGGACTATCGCCAAGCTCTCAGGGATCTTCCCGCAGCGACCGAAGATCCAGAGAATCCCGTTTGGCCACCCGTCCCAAGTCCGTAGGACTTGTACTTCACTCGTTCCATTTCCTCCAAAGTGCCTCCCACTTTGTAAGAAAGACATCCCGCGTGGCTCTGCCACTCGTATCAAACAGACGAAACCCGTTGGGTTTCCCTCAGTTTAAAAAAACCTCCCCAAATAGTAGAAAGGATGTCAATCTATCCACCAACAGGGACATTGGAAATTAAGGATGCCACCCTAAAAATTCCGGTGATAGATCTCCAGTACACCTCGAACACCGCAAAGATAGAGGCAAACTCCAATGTGGTGACAGAGTTCCAGAGGTCCAAGAAGCTTATTAAGTACCCGAGGGTGGCTTTGACGAGTGCCTCGCAAACGGTGTCGGGATACGAAGGTCATTTTGTCTCACAAACTACAGGTTCGAAAAATGGTACTTCCAATCGACAAGCCTGGGCTCTTTTTGACAACGTTTTACGTGAAAAATCTGGTCACGCAGGCCCTCACTTTGTCGACAGCACCGTTGGATACGATAGCAATGGTGATTACACCAGGGGTGATAGTTTAGGTGGTGTAAGCGGTGATTGGGCATACATTCGTCTACCTGATAAAATACAACTTCAGTCCGTAGATTTATGGGCAAGATACGATAGTCAGAGAAACCCAATTGATGCGACGGTCTTGGGAAGTTTGAATGGAACGAATTGGAATGTTATTGGTTCATGGACAGGTGCTACTTTTACGGCTGGAGAATCTACCAGTTTTACTATAAATTCAATCCAGTATTACGACTATATTGGTTTTGTATTTGAGAAAATTGAAGCCGGTTCAAGTGGTACCTACGTAAACATTCATGAAATCGAACTCTACGGCACCCCCGAATACGACCCCGAGGCTGACGGGACCGATGTGACCGTAAAGTCGTATCCCAACGTTCCCAATACGGATTGGTTGGAAGTCTACTATGATGCGAAGGGGTTATCAAACGGAGCAGTGAGCAGTCCTATATCAGGTCTAGGAGGTACGACCATTTCCGCAACAAAGTTGGGTGATCCACAGGTGTCGAACGACGCTTTTGTTTTTGATGGTTCGGGAGATGCCATTGTATCTGGAGCTACATCCTTAAGCGGTAATCCTCCATTGTCATATAGTGTGTGGTTTAAGACGAATAGTATATCATCTGGAAGTAATTCGATCGTTATGATAGGATACGCCGACAATACCGAAGCTATTGGTTTTAGAATCAACTCGACAGGGTATTATAGATTTTATGTTTACGGTGGTGCCATCAATGAAAGTATAACTACAACTATTGTGCCGGAATTGGGAATATGGACCCATGCGACTGTAGTTTATGATGGTTTAAACTCGAAATTATATATAGATGGACAATTCGCTCTTCATAATACTAACACAACAACTAACTTAGCTTTAGCTTCTGGTGCTAAAATTGCATTAGGAAACTACATAGACTCGAATGGAGCTTTGGTGAACAACGGTGATTATGACGGTTCCATCGCCAATTTCCGCCTCTTCAACCGGGCCTTGACCTCCGACGAGATCTACCAGCTCTATGCCTACCAGAAGGAGTATTTCGGTCTCGGGGCGTTGGGGATGACCCTCAAGGCGGGGCGCTTGGGGATTGGGACTTCGGAGCCTCGGGCGGCTTTGGACGTACGTGGTCGGATTATGAGAGAATATAACCCCGGTGAAATCATAGAGACGATACAAGGAAAAGCGAATGGAAGATACGTGAAGGTTCAATCCGGTACATATTTATTACCTAATGTTGATGATATACAAGATTTGACGAGCACACACACGAGAATCAATGGAAGTAATTTCGATTACACTCCACCACCCGGAACTACCAGGGTCATATACGAGTTTTGGTTTTTTTTGAGAAGAATAGATGATTCACCAATTCTACACGTCGCGGGAAGAGTTGATGGTTCACAAGTGAATGACGCGAGGCATACTTTTAGACATCAGACAGACAACATAGGGACGGATCCGCAAATTTGGATATATAATCATATGTGTGTATCTATAGGTGAAGTTACGAGTGATAACATTGCGGGTGGGCAGGTAGCAACATGGAACGGTCCAAGAACGATTGATTTTTCCGCCCGAAGATATAGTGGTTCTTTCGATGCACGATTACATAAGACGAATCACTGGGATGGGAGTGGTGCTGATATTCTCGTTCGACCGATTATAAAGATTACCGCTATCGCATAAATAAAATTTCCTCCAAAGTGCAACCCACTTTGCAAGAAAGTCCATCCCGATCGAAGTCAACAGGACTTCCCTCGTATCAAAGACAAAGTCCTACGGACTTTTCTTGCCTTTAAAAAAACCTCCCCCCATAGTAGATATGTCCGCGAACGGAACGGATAGGTTCCTCAACATCGAGGATGCGAACCTCCGTGTTCGTTCAGGAAACGTCCACGCCAAGGGTATCACTGTGGGTGGTATCACAGTTGGGGCTTCCCACGGTCTCCAGAGAGTCTCCGATGTGTCGAATACCACCAGCAATACGCTACAATTCACGAACGCGACCACCTCCTTCAAAGCCACCTCCAACATTGAGATCGGTGGTGATGTGAGCTACACCTCCAAACCCAAAATCTCTGTAGAGTCCAACGTGGTCACCGAATACACGGGACCCCACGATCGACCCCTGCGGAAGTACCCGGAGGTGGCTTTGACCCAAAACGACGAATCCGCGACGAGTGGGTATGTGGCGAGTAGGAGTTCTGTGTCAGGTTCATATGATGCATGGAATACTTTCAGTGCGTACACGTCCAACGCGAACCGATGGCAAAGTACTGGAAATACTTATGATTCAAGTGGAAATTGGGTAAGTGGGGTGGGTGCTACAGGTGTTCAGTTTACAGATACAGCAAGTGGACAACATTCGGGTGAATGGATTAAGATACAACTACCTAAATCAATCAAGTTAGATTACATACGTTATTTGTGTAATTATACTACTTTTATGACTAAAGATTTTGTTATTTTGGGTAGTAATGACGACACAAGTTGGACGTTACTCAAATCCGTAACTGGGGGGACGTCAATCGAAGATGTATATCATACGTTACATATTAATGCGGGTGGATACTATAAATATTACGTGTGGCTCACGACAGCTATAAATGGTAATAGTGGGGAAGTAGTTTTTAATGATATTTGTTTTTACGGCCACGAAGAAGGCAGTGGCTCCCTAGACACCACCCTAAAGTCCGTATACAACGTGCCGGCGACCACGGGGACCCAGTTGGAGGTCTACTATGATGGGCAAGACTATACGAGTGGTTCTACTATTACTGATAAAGTCGCTAATGCCGATGCTACAATTTCATCCGGCAGTGATATAACTTTTGATTCAACCTACAAGGCTTGGGTATTTGGTGGTAGTACCAGCAGAACTCAAACAATTAAGACAGGTACGTTACCAACTTCCCTCACAGGTGGTGCGAATGCAAAACCAGAAATTTCAGTGGCGTTGTGGTTTAATCCTACTGTTTGGGGTGATGATACACTGTTTATGATAGCTAATCCAGCTTTCGACCAAACCGATAATCAGTTTTTAGAAGTGAGAATAAATGGAAATCAGGACTGGCGTATTCAGGTTTGGGATGGGCAACACGCAGGTCATTATAGTGTACCCGGGTTTTCTGAGTCTTCTTATGACATGCCAGTTAATAATTGGTACCACTTTGCAGTAAGTATTTCTGGCAAAACCTCCCCAAGTACAGAAAGAAAAGTTTATGTAAACGGTATTGAATGTACATTTAAATCACAAGACTATACACCCAGTGGTGTTCTAAATTTACCAGTAGATTCTCAGCTTCAATTAGGAAAAAGACCTACCAATGGAAGTGGAGCGGACGCGACGGATGTTGGTGGTAAGCATTTTTTCGGTTCCATCGCGAACTTCCGTCTCTACTCCAAGGCCCTGAATGCTGGACAGATCCAGGAACTCTACGACTACCAAAAGGATTACTTTTTGGGGTCCAAGTCCCAAGTGACCCTGTACAAGGGACACTTGGGCGTGGGGGTCACCGAACCCTCGGGCAATTGGAACTCGCGGGAGATGAGCGGATTCAAGAGTATCCTCCTAGGGCTATGACGAAGAATGAAACGTTGGTGGAGGGACATGGTGTGTTTTCAGCTTTAGGTGGGATAGGTGGTGAAACTTATGCTCCGTGGAAAGCATTTGATAAATCTACTTCGACTTTTTGGATAGACGTAGGAATTAGATATTCCGATGTTACACCGTTTGGAGCCTTATCCACGGCTTCCAAAACAACCCTATACGATGGAAGTGTTCTCTCAGGAGGGTGGATAGATTTAGAGTGTCCATATCCTGTAAAGTTAAAAAGGGTCGGGACAGCACCTAGAACCAACTACCCATCGATCGGACTCCAACGGGGTATTATACTTGGTAGTAACAATGGCGTTGATTGGTATCAGATAGACACGATAGATTATGCTGGAACAACTCCACCAAACACACTCACTTATTTTGATATAACTACAGAAACATATTATTCACATCTTAGATTAGTGTGTACAAACTTAACCGCCCGGTATCCAGCAAGTGGAACATCCGATATGCATTGGCAAATGGGTGAACTTGTTTATTTCGGCACCCCCGGCCCCACGACCCTCGATAAGGGTTCGTTGTCGTTGACCAGGTCCCTCGATGTTCCCCGCGTTTCGCGGTACGACGTGGATACGGAAACCCCTAGGCCGGAGAAGTTGGTGGTGGATTTCGATACCACCGTCAATTCCACACCCACAGATATCTCGGGGGAGGGGAATCATGGGGCGTTTTACAACGGTGCCTCCTACTCCCCAGCGGATAAGGCGTTTAAATGGGATAGTTCTACAGGGGGGAGACGTATAGAGGTTATAGGGGTTCCAACAGCTACTGGTGCCGGCAATTTTCTCATGTCAGTGAGTATGTGGTTCAAATTAAAAACTACTGGGGCGATTCTTTGGGGTATGGTAGGTGATGATGATGGTACCGATGGTTCACCCACTAATTATAGTGCTCCACACGCCGTAGTTAATTCAGCTGGAAACATTACATGGGCCATGTGGGGAAATGATCTTACTAATCAGACGGCAGTCGTCGTAAATAGGTGGTATCATTGTGTTTGGACGTACTCAGGTGGAACGACTGGGCGTAAGATGTTTTTGGACGGAGTTGAACAGACCTTCAATATAGCACAAACACATGCCTTAAATATGGTAAACGCGACATCGAGACTTGTTATAGGTATTTATCCTCATGACTTAGCAACATATCCTCTTAATGGATATGTCTCCAACTTCAAACTCTACAACGTCGCCCTCGAACCCTCGGAGGTCAAGAAACTGTACAACTTGGGCCGAACCGGGCGGTCCATGGTCATCAGCGACACGGCCGTCGGGATCGGGAAAGTCCCTGAAGCTCAGTTGGATGTGAGGGGGAACTTGAAAGTGAGTGGAGGAATCTATACTGGTATGAATTATGCGGTATTTGTATGGTTAAACGGTTTTGCCACTCTTTCAGCGGGGAATAAAATTCCGTTTGATACAGCCGTGTATAACCCACTTGGGTTATGGAACACAAGTACGTATCAATATACATGCCCTGTTAATGGGGTATATATGTGCACGGCCACGTTATTGACCGGTGATAACAGTTATAATGCTAATCATGAATGGTACCTGAACGACTCGTCTTATTCACCCAGATTACGGGGACATGGCTCATCATCAGCGACGAGTTACAAGGATGCTTCATCTTCAGTAATTCTTTTATTGAATAGAGGTGATAGGTTAGATGTTCGAAATGCTAGTGCGGGTGAATGGTATGGGTCTACAGGCTATACCCATACGAGCGCTAACATTCATTTATTATATCCCATATAAATATAATGGCTCATACAGTGGCAATATTTCAAGCTGTCCGATCTTTGTTTAGTGAAGAAGTACCATTTGTTAAACATAACGGGACATACGAATCGATTATATTGCCTGAAGGGTATACAAAACCAACGAAGGAAGCCTACGACGAAGTATTTACTCGATACCTAAATATAGAATTATTTAAGGAACTCCGCCAAGAACGCAACAAACGCCTCGCCGAGGTGGATTGGGTTTTCTCGACAGATTACCACATTTCGAGTGAGGAGAGAGGTGTGTGGGTCGCGTATCGTCAGGCACTTAGGGATCTCCCTTCCACAACCGATGACCCCTCGAATCCTATGTGGCCCACGAAGCCATCGATACCTAAGGGGACCACTTTGAATGTCGACCTCAAGAGTATCAATGATGAAGAAGTCTCAGAAAACGCTCAAATTGTCCTCCTTCAAAATGTGGTTTTCAGCTTGACGAAAAGAATCGAAGCTCTTGAGAATGCTTAAAAATAAAGTCTCACTATATTATAAAATGTCTGGTGGTATCGCCCAACTTGTAGCTGTCGGTGCTCAGGATGCTCACCTCGTGGGTGCACCCGAGGTCAGTTTCTTCCGCTCCACGTACAAACGTCACACCAATTTTTCCCAAACTGTCGAACGTCAGGTCATCCAAGGTAACGTCAGCAACGGTGGTATGTCCACTGTTCGCTTCGAGCGCAAGGGTGATCTCCTCAACTACGTCTACTTGGCCCCTCACGATTCGACCGGCCCCGATACAGAGCCCATCCCCGACTGGACCGCTCTGATTTCCAAGGTTGAGCTGCTCGTCGGTGGTCAGGTGGTGGACACCCAAGATTCCACCTACTCCACCCTCATCGCCCCCACCCTCTCCGCTACTTCGTCCTCTAAGTCTGTAGCGGCTGGTCTCTACGACGGTGCCGGAACTGCGAAGTTCTACCCTCTCCGCTTCTCCTTCTGTGAGAACTGGCAGTCGGCTCTCCCCCTTGTGGCTCTCCAGTACCACGATGTTGAGATTCGTATCACTTGGGGGGGGTCCGCGGCGTCCCATTCGTGGAACATCTACGCGAACTACGCCTACCTCGACACCGATGAGCGCACCATGTTCTCCACCGGTTCCCAGAACATGCTCATGACCCAGGTCCAGAAGAGCATCGGCTCCAAGTCTAAGATTCAGGAGCTCAACTTCAACCACCCCATCAAGTATTTGGCGGCTGGTAAGAGCAGCGCCATTGGTGTCCTCAACAAGGCGAACAAGCTGAAGCTCCAAATTAACGGCACTGACATTGCGGACTACAAGTTCGCGGATCCCCACTTCACGTCGGTCCCTCTCTACTATCACACAACGAACTCCAGTGTGAAGGGTGACCAGCTCTTATTCATCCCCTTCTGCCTCGATGCCGCAAAGCTCCAGCCCACTGGCACCCTAAACTTCTCCCGCCTCGACTCGGCTCGGATCCAGTCCACCGATGAGGACTTTGATGAGGACATCTACGCCGTAAACTATAACGTCCTTCGCATCGAAAATGGTATGGGCGGACTTTTATATTCTAACTAAATAGTAATAGTAACAATGTTTTGGAAGATCGTTTTCCTCCTATCCATCGTTTTTGTATTGACGTACGACCCAAAATCCAGGACAATCGAAAAGTTTGTCGGTCAGCCCACACCACCGACAAACAAGTCCTGCCAACCTACGCATTACCAAGCCGTTCAGTTCGCAACAAGCCCATACCAGTGTCCAAATGATGACACGACCTCTATGGGCGTTTTAACTTAAAAACAAAACTCGTCTATAAAAGTATAATGATTCCCATTGATCGTGAAACCATGACTATCATCGCCACCATCGTGTGCATCGCCGGTGTTATCTTCTTGTTCAAGGAGCTCAACAAGGCCAAGCAGGATGTTGACGAGCTCAAAGTTTTTTCGGCCCACATGGTTCGCCATCTTTCCCAGCCCAGCCGTCCTCAGATGGAGAAACCCAAGAAGGAGGCACTCGAGGAGGATGAGTCGGAGGTAAAAACCGAGGAATAAACATATCAACATATTATAACTTGCGAATGCGCAATGAAAAAACATAAGGCGATAGCGATACCGGTTAGCTTTAATGGTGATCAACTGAGATTTCTAACCGTGAGAGACTGGAGGTTCAAGGATTGGATTTTTGTGACAGGTGGGTGTAGACGTAGAGAAATCGCAAATCCAATCCGTTGTGCCTTACGAGAATTGGAAGAAGAGACGAGAGGTGTAGTATCCCTAAAAAACGTAGAGTATACAGATTTCAAATTCACGGTTCAAGAAAGTGCTACAGTGGATCTCGAATACAATGTATTTGTATTTTTTGTGGACTACAACCGTGCAGAGCAGCACAACCAGGTCAAGAAGTTTTACGAGGAAAAGGCGAAGATGAATTTGAAGAAACTTCACAATCAGCCAATCCGAAAAACACACGACGAGAACGATTATATGAGTTATGACACCTTACCAGAGTTTAATTCACGTAAGCGTTGGAATTTAATCATTGACAATGTCATAAAAAACCCTGAATTTTACAACTGTGTTCAATCACAGGATAGAAAAAAGTTTTCTATAAAATAATGAAGTCCAAGGCTTTCATTTTGAGACAGATTTCAGAACTTCTTGAAAAGAACAGGGGTCTATGTGACATTGAGGTTCAGGAATGGATAAAGGAAAATGATAAAATGACAGTCTATGAACTTTTGACCTTTAAGAAGGAATTGTCAAAAACTAAAGAATATCAGGATGTCTCATGTATGAGATGGTTTAGAGATGAGGATCCTTAAATATATATGTTTAAAAGCTGGTGTACCCAAAACGGCTTTCTGAAAAAAGTCCCCAATCCATCACACGTGCTCCTAGACGGAGGTTGCCTGTCTGTGCCGTTTGATAGATTGAATGAATTTTATGATAAATATGTGGAGGCTGTAAAAGCTGAAGAAAAGCTATTTGTCGTGGAGCAGAAGACGACCGCATACAATTTTTTCGTTGACATTGACTACAAAGATGATGATGGTCTCGGTATTGACACGATTGAAGATATTTGTGAGGTGATATGTAAATGTGTGAAGAAGTTTGGGGGGAAGGAATGTATCATATCTGTGGCTAAACCGAAAAAGTCTGGAACCAAGATCAAAACTGGTGTGCATCTGAACTGGCCCGGGTTCGTGGTCAATCAGGAGATTGCTGTATACCTGAGAGATTACATCATCTCCGACTTATTCAGTTTCAATAGGGATGTCTCGTGGGACACCGTTATTGATTCATCGGTGTATGGAAACCCGGATAGAAAAACAAAGGGTAGTGGGTTCCGTATGCCTTGGTCTCATAAAATGAACAAAGGTGTTGTAGAAGGAATGTATCTACCCCTCTTCAAATATACATGGCCCTTGTCGACCCTCGTGAGAATCCAACCAAATCCAGACACATCAGTATTGAAATCAGCAGCTGTCAGGACAGATAAGGAGGTCACTATTTCCATAGATCTTGCAAACTCCAAGCGGAAAGAGGGTTCTTTCACTGCCGAACAGATGAAGAATGAACTCTATGACACGAAATTGAGAAACATGTTGGAGACATTCATCCGTAAAAATATGGCAGGGCAGGGTGAGGCTTACATCACAAAGATTTTCAGTTCGAAGAATACATTTTTAGTATCCAGCACGTCGAGGTGGTGTGAAAATACAAAGAGGAAACACAACTCCAATCACGTGTGGTTTTTGATCAGTGGTAAGCAAATTTTACAGAAATGCTTCTGCACATGCCCGACCCTAGATGGGCGAAAGGATGGGTTTTGTAAGGATTTTGTTGGACGAAGACATGAGCTTCCATGTGAAATCACATCGATCCTCTACCCAGACAAAGAAGAACTCAAAAAGTGTAAAGAAGTTGTAAAGTATACTGACAAACCTTTACCAAATGTCAGGTCACAGATGGAGTTCTTCTTGAACAAGTGGATGAAGGTTGACAAAGACACAAAGATTATCGATATCAAACGTCAGAAGGGTGGTTTACAACTTACCACAACATCTAGGTTTTGTGAAACCACTTCGACGTGTCACGATCAATTGATGGCATACACTATAAAAAAGAATGAGATTAAACAGTCATGCCCCATATGTAAAAAATGCACAGCGAGAACTCATAAACTGACTCCAAACATTATTAAACTACTTAAACAATAATCAAGTATTGAAGGTAAATGACGAATACCAGATCGGGTAGAGTGATCCGCAAGCCAACTGTTTTCGTCCCTACTGAAACAGTATTAGATGATGACTATTGCACTGATGACTACGACACGGATGCGGGATCTGACCTAGACACAGATGAAGAGTGTTATTCTGATGAAAGTGAAGATGAGGATGAGGATGACGAAGATGTGGATGATAATGGGAACCTCAAGGATTTTGTGGTTGAGGATGAGGATGAAAGTGAGTCAGAAGACGCTTAAAAAAAAGAGAAACTACTGTAGTAATGGAAACTGATATTGGAAATCCCATAGAATACAACCCCGACATAGATCCTCTTGTCCAAGAAGAGAATGAAAAAAATAGTCAACAAGTGCCCGATGAGCAGCAATATTATTTTCAACCTCAAGAGATGAACTATCAGTATCAATCTCAGTCTCCCCCACAGGAGAATGATTTATTTAAAAATATAGACAAGTCTACATGGATCATCGCATTCGCTGTGTTCCTACTCGGCTTCTTCATGGGTAAGACTATGCAGCCAGTCATACTCAGATACGCCTAAGCTTCAACAATTTCCTTGAGGTGTGGTGATCCACTCAACCAATTATCATCTGGAATAGTTGAGTAGGGAATAAACGTGCCCATATCACCCTTTTTGAACACACTACCATATGTATCCAATCCAGTATCCTCGATAAATCCAACTGTCGAAGATACTTCAACCTCCTCCTCCTCTTCTTCCTTTTCCTTTTTGTTTTTTAAAGTGTATGGTGTTTTAAAAAACAAAATAAAGAAGGCTCCAACCATTAATATAGTCAGAATTATACCTAACATTGTTTATTATATGTGTAGATTATTTATTTTTTTTTACGCTGAGGAAACCTCTTCACCTGCATCCTCCGTGATCTCCTCAAGCTTGGCCTCTGTAGAGTTTTCCGCTTCACGTAGCTTGCGTCGTTCTTCCATCTCCTCAGCTACGATAGAATCCGCCTCCTTGACGAGTTCCTCCATTGGGGTATCTGGCTTCTCCTTCTTGAGACGCTCGAGCACCTCGGCTGGGTGGGAAACAGGGGATTCATCGGGCTTGGTGTAAAACTTAGAGTTGTCGTCACCAGGGGTGAAATGATTCTTATCACTCATCATAGCATCCTTACGTTCCTGGAACATGCGAGCCGCCTGGGACTGGTTCTCCTTGTATCCAGTCATGATTTCCTCAAGCTTCTCATTCGTGTAGTGAACGTTATCGATTGCGGCGGGATCGGGGGGGATCAGAAGCCACTTATACATGTCTACCACGTAAATGTCAAATGTGGGATCCTCCTTCTGGAGGCGCTTGGCATGTTGAGCAGCTTCGTCACGGTTGGAAAACGCACCACGAATCTTGACACCGAACTTTTCATTCTTCTGGGGAGCCTCAGGCCCAACGACAGAAAGGCACGCGAAGAGTTGACCGGGGACAGTAGTATAATCTTGGGTGAGAGACATTATAATCATTGTTACGATCAAAACTTTAAGTTCTTTATACTTAAGTCAACTCTTAAAGGAATGGATCTATTCAAAACCATGGAAGAGATTCGTAAGAACCACAACGAGGCCAAGCGATCCTTGATACAATCTGTCACAAAAGAGGGTCACAGTATTTTGGATGTTGGTTGTGGTTTCGGTGGTGATCTTCAAAAATGGCATAGGTGTGGTGCGAATATAAATATGTGTGACCCAGAGCCGAGTGCTTTAGTCGAGGCTAGGTCTCGAGCCAAGAATATGCACATGAGAGTGAACTTCTACGAGGGTGACATACATAACTGCCCAAATAGAAAACATGACATTGTCTGTTTCAATTTTTCGCTGCATTACATCTTCGCCACGAGAGAGCTTTTCTTTAGCTCGATACGCGAAATCAAAAAAAGAATCAAACATGATGGAAAATTGATAGGTATCATCCCAGATTCAGAGCAGATCATTTTCAATACACCATACTTGGATGAGGCTGGTAATTTTTTCAAATTGAAAGAACATGGAAATGGGGGATTTGGGGAAAAATTATTCGTCAACCTCGTTGATACACCCTTTTACGCTGATGGTCCAAAATCAGAACCTGTCGCGTATAAGGACTTACTCGTGACTCACCTGGAGGAGATTGGGTTCAAGTTACTACGTTGGGAGAGTCTGAATGGAAACCGAATATCAAAACTGTATAGTAAATTTATCTTTGTATATAAAAGATGAACGTGCCTCTGATCACTTTGATCGTGGTGGCGACTTTCTTTTTTTATAGGGCTGAGAAACCAGAGAAACTGAGACTAGTTAATGAAAAATATAGAACACTCAGGGAACACCTCAGAGAAACGAACAATGAAACGTTTCACATGCTCGTGCGTCACATCCCCATCACTGGAAAGCTCTGGATGAAGGACAGTGTTGGGACAAATACGAATAAGGGTGGTGAGATTGTGGTGTGTTTGGATGGTGAACCCAATGAAATTTTCCATGTTCTCATCCATGAGCTCGCACATTGCACAGTCGAAGAGTATTCACATTCACCAAAGTTTTGGGAAAATTATGAAGAGTTGAGAAATATCTGTATAAACTTGGGTATATACGAAAAGGTCACGGAGAGGAAGGAATTCTGTGGTCAGCATGTCCAGGACAAATAATCTCAGTTAAGTTTAATGAAGACACCACTTTCTGTCCTTGCTACAGCCATAGCTTACTGGGCTGCCATGTACATCGTTCTAGTCATCCCTCAGTTTTCTAAGAGCTATGTGATTAATCTTTTCTGGATGACATTGATCGCGCCTAACTTAATGCGGCTTGCCATCGGCAAACTGCCTCAACTCGCTGTGGATCGCGGCTTTTTCCTAGTATCTACACTCATCGGGTTCATTCTCACATACCTCATCAACCAGGTATCCCCCGATACACGAGAGGCTATGAAGAACAATAGGGCGTCTAATGATAAGAAACTGAAACTTGGTGTCTTATTATTAGGGACATTTGCCTTTGGAGCTTTAGTTGCGTATTTCGCTGGAATGGATAAATCCATATACAGTAACATGGGTTGGGAATCTAATGGTAAGAACAATGTGTCACCTAATTTTTAATGACGTAATCCTTCAGTAAGAAGAATACGACAGCCGCCACAGCACCAGTGGAGGCAAGACCCACCAAACTTCTACCCCCTTGTTCGTTAAGGAACTTGGGGATAGAGGTCGCGAGACGATCTTGGATAGGTTTGCTCACAGAGATGGCAGCACATACACCAGCTACGACAGCGGTGAGTTGGTCATCTGTCAGGTTGAAGGGGTTCTTGCTGGTGGGTTTCTCAGCCTGCACCTGATAAGCACCCTGGGGGTTAGGAGCTGTCATGTGAGGCATGGCACCCTGCATTCTGGGTTCCTCTGTCATCACTGGGGGCTCCATCATGATATCGTTAATGGGAGTAGAATCCATCGTCTCTTTATGTTCACTTACATTTTTTTCAGGTGGAATATACGCTTCATTTTGCCTGAAAGAAGTAGTTTGATTATTGTTCAGGGGCACCATTCCCTCCCCATTGTCAGAGAGGCTCATGGTCATAACGTTGTCATTCGCCATTTAATATACCCATATGTTTTAGAATAAAAGTAAATTACGCAATCATTTTGTCTTTGTGATTTTAAGATTCGTCTTACGGGTGGCCTTCTTGGCGTCGTCTTCCTTCATTTCTCCGTGTTTGGGGTTATACATCTTTTTGTGAAGTCTCCACAGGTCAGCACTTCCCACCCTGAAGTTCTTCCTCATGGTCGCTTTATACCAAAACACACAGTCCTGTATCTTATTACTTTTCACAGTATTATCCAGAACGAGACACTCGTAGTTTTCTGTGCAGGCGTCCATAACCTTACAGAACATGTCGAACGAAGGGAAGATACCAAAGAAAGATTTGTAAAGTTTCTCCCTGTTCTGAATAATGTTCTCCCTGAGAATAAACACGTAATCCACGTTGGCACGGAGGGCTGGTGGGAGGTCCATGACATACTGCATGGTTAACATGAAAAAGATCTTCCAATGACGACCATTCATAAAACACTGACGAATACAGGTATCTTTGAGAAACTTTGAGTCATACATACAATCATCGAGTAACATGAAAGCCCCACAATTCTTTTTACCACCCCCGACAAGTTTACGCTGTCTACTCATGACTCTTTCAATCGCGTCCCTGTCGTAGTCACCGTATACGAATAGGTCTGGAATAAACTCTGAATAAAAATGGTTGCCCTCTTCTGTTCCAGAGAGAACTATACCAGCGGGGAGATGCTTTTTGTGAAACATGATATCCTTCACCAGAGTAGACTTACCAGTGTTCCGCTTGCCTATAAAGACACAGACTCGATCATCTGTCATCGTTTCAGGCTTGAATTTCCTCAACTGGAGATTCATTCTAGTATTATTGTGGGTTTTATTAAATCTTTTTTAACTCATCCTGATAAACGTTATATTCTGGATAAAACAATCTTAACACACTGTAAATGTTTATGCAAACAGGTCTTATCGGGAATACAGACGATACAGCTAATCAATACATCACCACCATGATTGACATTCTATTACCTGTCATGGAACAGAGTATGCTATACGCAGGGGAATACGCTAAGGGTTGTGGGCGTGACATCATTCTTCCAGAGGATGTTGAATACGCGATCAAATACTGTGCGATGTGTCGTGTTGGACAGATTGTTGGCAGCACTATGCCAGAAATTTATGATGATTCCGAATCTGATTCGGATGAATCCTCTGTAGAAGATGTGTCTCCAGAGGAATGTCCTGAGTTCATCAGATACTCAGGAGATGACCATTTACTGACTGAAATTAATCAGGCCCGCGACAGTTGGGAGAACTGGATTCCACAAAGTCCGGCAGAAGAGATGTTAAAAAATGCTATTAATAATAATGAGCATCTCGGAGCCTGAGCCATGGTCGTTCAGCGGTGAAGACCAGTTCAAGAAATATGAATCAGAAGAAAGTTCGACAGATGAATCTGACGACGAAGAGATATTTTCTAAAAATATCAAAGGTAAGAAATTCAAAAAGATTGTAGAAAAGGAGAAACTATCTTTCGAATAATTTTTTTCCCAACTTACTATATAACACCATGTCCGCTGCTATCGAAACTGTCAACCTCGTTTCCCAAGAGCTCCAGACCCAGACCCTCAACTCCATTGTTGCGGGTTTCTCTTTCGCTGCGGCGATGTCCTGGATGGACTTTGTTCGCTGGTCGATCACCCAGATTGTTAAGGTTCCCAAGAACGGTGGCTCTCAGTATGTCCTCACCGCTCTCCTTACCACCCTCCTCTCGGTTGTGATCTTCCTCATCGTGACTGCCGTGAACGGCCGTGTCTCCAAGCCCGCCCAGCCCGTCTACGCGATTACTCGCTAAGCGGCTTTCCTCTTACCCATAGAGAGTATCAATAGGATACCTGTAAAAATAATTAGGGTAATATAGATGTACTCAATTTTCCATTCATAAAGATTCTTCTTATCAGGAATGCTTATGCTTGGCACCTTTTCCTTTTCCCCCTCTTCTTCCAATGGTTCTTCTTTCATTGGAGTCAGGTTTTCCAACTTGTCTGTGGAACATGTGATTTCAAATTTCAGGACGTGCTCCTGATTTCTGAAATCGTAGGGAATGAGTCGTCCGTGGCTCATGTAGAAAAACTCGATTCGAAGATCCTTCACGGATTTAAGAGATCCAGAATGAAACTCATGGGTCACTTTATCATCGGTGCCACTGACGTTCACAAAGTCGGTTCCATCCAAGAGAATATGACCTGTGTAATAAGGTGTTTGCCCGGATGACGGCAGGGTTTGATTCAACTGCTCAGATCCAGAAGAGAGACGAAGCACCAGGGCGTTCGGTCCATCGAAGTTGGCCGCCCCGAAATCCGAGCCGGGCATGGCCACGTCGAGAGCCGGAAGGCCCAAGATCTGGTGCATGGTCGTCTGTGTCGCGCTCGTGTCGTCGAAACCGCGCGATCCGCTCTTAAAGAGGAACTTGATCTGACTGATACCAGACCCACCCGAGTGCGTTGGCTGCCCCATTTCAAACCTGTTTTTCGAAGCGTTGTATGTCATATTGAAATTGAAATTTCCTACAGTTGCAAACCCAGCCGCGAACTGAGTTCCGTCGTAATTCCCTTGAGGGAAAGTTATGCCGTGTTGGGTCGGGGTATTGAGTGAGTCGGAATATATCACCTCGAAATCAAACGCCTCATTAGTCCCGCAGATCAGAAGTTGCGGTGTAGGGATGCGCGCACTTACCAATTTAATCTGTGACACGTCATAAATATGCGTTTCCAGGTTGATGACGTAATCATTCGGGTTTGCATACAGGGAGGCGTCCCTCTGACCACTGTCTATAGTCAACTGATGAACCTTCATTAAAATATATGCACAATATTTTAATGAGTGTTTTTGTTTACATGTAAATACTTTACTGGTAAAACTGATGAGCGAGGGGGTTGTTCTGAAGCTGTCTCTTGGCAATTTCCAAATTATTCACGTGGGGGTTACCCTGTCCCTTGTAAGCGTTGAACTGATGGTAAGGTTTTTGTTGATAGTTTTGAGTCCACCCACCGTTCGCACCGTTAATGCGACCGTCTATGCGGCTGGTGTCACTACGGACAGCTGTGACTGTGCCACCTTGCTTCAGAGCACTCTCACGAACATTCATGCGACCAGGGTTACCCATACGGTTGGGCTTGCCACGTTTATCTTCGGGGCGGTAACCATTCTTCATGAGCTGCTCGTTATTCTTCATGTTCATCTGAGCAGCGGCAGTGTTCGTGTAGCCACCCTTAAAGTTGGAAATCCCTGGAGCGGGCTGGTTGTAATGTATGAACTGACCACCATTGTTATCACTCTTGAAACGTGTGGGGTCCTGAACAGCGGTCGTGGCGGAGATGACACGCTTCGCACCGTTGAATCCCAGGTTATCACCACGGTAACCAGTCTCCGAACGGTTAGTTGTCTTCTTTGTCCGTTCGTGCTCGTTACGGGGGACAACACCAGTCATGCCCTGAGCTCTCCCGGGCATAGTGGGAAGACGGGAAGGCATGTGCGCCGTCGTCGCGGGTTTGTTGTGTGTCAGCTGACCGACCACCGCAGCCCTACCACCAGTTCTATCAGCTGCATGCCCGGTTCGTCCTGGAAGTGTAGTTAATTTGTATTCACCAACATTTACAGGGTTGACACGTAACATCTGTTGGAAACCACCAGTGGCTGGGACGTTGGCTCCGACACCTAATCCGGGACCTACCAACTCCTTCTCTATGGGGGACAGGTTGTTCATTCTTCCATGGTCATACATCCGGTTTCGCATGTCCATCATTTCCTGGCCACTGGTGCGAGACTGGTTGGCTATGTCACCAAAGTTCTTCATTTCCTGTTTATGGGAAACGTCGACGGGTGGTTCAAAATTGTCCTCTTCAACGACGACCGGTCTATTTACAAATAATGGTTCGGTAGTAACTTTGGGTGGTTGAGTTTTCGTACTCAAGTTACGACCAGCGTATACAAGACCCGCTACAGCCATAAGCGAAATGGGATCAGCCATTCTTACTTTTTGTTAACATTTTTATTAAGATACCTTTTCTGAAACAAACCATTCTGAAGGTCAGCCCTAGTGCTGGATGGCTCATACTGCATAGTTCTAATTGGCAATTTGCATTCCACATTATTGAGGGGGAAGTAATTTTTTTCATACGTTTGCACTATGTGCTTGTTGAAACGAGATGTGCTCTGGGGACGAAGTTGATCACTCACATCGATGTGCTGAGCTGGGGAACCCTTACCCGCCTTGTAAGGGGCAGTCCCATAAAGCATCGTGTTGGGTCTGCACCCACCACAGTTCACTGGACCACCCGGCTGAGGATAAACGAAAACCTCATCGGTAGCTTTAGTGGGGGGCAAAGCACCACTGTTCTGAATGATAGAAAGGCCAGGTTGAAGCTGATACGCCATTTACTATACCATGAGATATTTATCTAACTTTACATGTATGTCCCACCCCGTGGACCCCTGATATCCCCATCACCACCAAGTCCGGAATACGCCTCGAGCTGCACACCCCTGGCATTTGGATTGCAGTGCTTGGAATCACTTTTGCACATGGGACCATTTTTGGGGCCATACAACCATTCCGCAAATTCCGTCTGTCCTCCTGGGATTTTAGATACAGGCATAGTCACAAACTGCCTCTCCATCGCGTTTCTCAGATATTTAGGCATGGAAGTCCTCGACCGACCACTGTCATATGGGATACGATCACTCGTATATCTCTGAACATGGGGTTTTACGGAGGGGTAGTAACAAGCCTCGAGCCTATTGGGGGCGTGTGTATAATCAGTCATGAGCACGTTCCCCATGGGGTTGTCCATAGTAGGTTTCTGGCACATATCCTTACCTGTCAGTGGCGCTGTCCCATAACTTTCCTTCACCATCTTCGACTTATAAAGAACGTAAATCACACCGAGAATAGTCACACCAAGTATAAAGACACGTGGGTCACGTCTGATTAAATATAAAAGTGTGGAAGCGTAAACAATAAACCTCGAGGCAGAATTGATTCTGTCCTCTGGGGTCTGCTTACTATTCGGCCAAAATTGTAAAAAGTATTTTTCATCAACGAGCTGGCGAGGATCGTCGAACCAAACCTTCATTTAGTATATGCTCAGGTTTAATTTTTTGGTCCAAGACCACCGAGCATACTACCCATCATCTTCATAAGGGCATCCTCATTCAGCTCACCACCCTCATCCTGCAGCTGAGACGCGACACCCTGTGCGAGTGCCTCAATCTGAGCCATCTTGTCTGGGGGTAGAGCCATAATGGTAGTTCCAAGCATATACAGGGTCTGCATATACTGCCAAGTGGCATCCTTTGTGTTATTGGACATACGCTCCCAATAGGAAGCGATGTCGAGTTCCTTCAAAAAGTCGATCCTGGAGCACTCCTCGAGGAGAAACTTGTCATCCTTCGCGGAAATCTGATCAGCGTAGGGGGATACACCCTTCATAAAACCATCCACAACGAGACGAGGATTGGTGGACTTTAACACGTCGAAAGACGTGAGCATTTTCTTGATGCCCTTTTCATCTGGAAAAGTCTTGTGCAATTCCACAAGAAATTGACCCATCATATCGTTGAAAGCAGAGACAGACGCCATTTTCTTAATTTACAAATCAAATCTTTAAGTTTAAAAAGGCTCTGTAGAAATAGCCTCACGTTTACCAATTCCACCAGAAACGATAAAGAACACGAGAATGGCGTTCAGTGTCGCGGGTTTGGTATATTTGTTGAGCTCAAGTTTACCCTCGTTGTTGAGATAGGCCTTGAGATGTATGTAACCAGCAGTGATACCACCAGCAATTAGGGCAGCACTCACGGGATCTCTTAAATAATTGGACAGGTCTTCCATTTAATTATACCTGGGATTTTTTATACGACGCTCTGGTGCGTCACCAAATAGGACCCCATCGTCTTCAGTTGGAGGAGGTTGTTGATACTCAGATGGCTGTTCGGGTCCGGGACCTTCACCATACTCTTCGGGCTCGGGATCCTCGATAGGGGGGGCTTGCACACCGGGGACAGTCTTGAATTCATTCTCCAGTCCCGTGAGTTGGGGTTCGGGTTGCATAGGTTCCTCACTCGGGATCTCATCCTGAGTTTCACCCTGGACCTCAGTGGGATCTTCCTCGGTGAAGGCGTTCGGGTCGTCACCTTCATCCAACACCTCGGGATCAGCGCTATCCTGAACATCCCCATCTAGGGAAATATCACGCGTTTCTTGGGACATATAGGTCTGCAGGATTTGCTGCACAGGGATCAGTTCCTTCACAGTGTTTTCGATACACACACAGAAACGCCTGGTGAGGTTCTCATCCCTGACGTATTCACTCTGTTCCTCGTGGAAAACATAAGGGTCCTTGTAGAGATCACGCGCAGCGTTGTTGTAGCACGTTTGGATGAAGACCTCCTCAGTGGGAAGTTTGAGTGCGATCTTCTTGTTGTCAGCCTTAAGGCGGACAGCAGAGAGAATCTTCGTGCACGCCACAAAGACGGCGGCCAGTAGATCGTTAAACCAAGAACAACGCCCGGTGATGTTATCACTGTGTCGCTTAGACATGGCGTTCGACCAATTGGGCACTTCTTTGAGGAGTTTTTGGAACATGATCAAAATCTGCTTCCCCTTGGAGGTGTTTATAGATTCATTATACATTTCCTGAAAAACTTCAATCATAGCTGGGGTCATGATTAAACATAACTGTCCGAGGTATTCCTTCTTGGCTTCGACGAGAACGTTTAAATTGTCCATTTATGATTAAAGGGGTTTTTTATATGAGAAATTACTACGCACCCCCCCTGTATTTGTTCGCCATCTTTTTTAGGTTCATAAGATTTGGGAAATCCTCCTCCTCTCCCGCCTTGGGTTCTTGACGTGCTTTCTTCTTCTTTGGTGTGAACCAGGACACATATATTTCACCTTCATTTATCATCCGAACCGTGAATCCACCCAGCATAAACTGTCTAGCAACATATCGAGCAGCCTGACCCCTGTCGAATGTGGGGTATCCAACCAAAAAGTTGGGTATTGTCAAGAATATCTGCTTACATCCAAGTTCGACAGATTGTTTTATTTTTGATGAAAACTGTTCATATATTTTGGTGTAGATTTCCTTTTTTATACGTTTTCTCCTTTCATCAATCTTCGTCACATCATTGATGCTTAACATTACTATTTACTGCAATTTATTTTTCACCCTTTCAAACCCACTGGAAACTGTCGATCCAATTTTCCTGAGACCATTGACAAGACTTTGGTCATTCTCAAGGTTTCGCAGAAAGTCGTCTGTTTTTTTCCTCGCTACATTCACGTTTTCTTCTATATCCTCTCTCAACTCAAGAAGTTCAGCGTTTACTCGCTTGGATTGAACATCAACACTTTCTGGTTCCTTCTCTATATATGGCCTGACAACTTCAAGTTCTGGGTCCCTGAACATTTTCATCGAAGCGTCAAAGTCATACCTGTCAGGGGTGTTATTATTTCTTATGAGTTTATAGCTTTCAAAGTCCTTTCCCATTCCTTGACCGACGAATGAAAGCGTCTGATCAGAATTTTGATACCCTATCGGTTGAGAACGGATGGCTAAAATTCTCAGTGGCTTCTTCTCTTCACCGATGAACCATACAGTCACGGAAAAACCAAACGAAAAACCATCCTTCTTCACCGTCATGAACTGACATTCATAAACTGTATCATCTTTCTTGATAAACTTCTTCATGGACATCGTCTCTATTATATAGTTCGCTATACCAGTTCTCTTATGAATTTCTTTGTTTGTGAGTAGAACCACACTTTCCATCAGATCCGCTGTGGCGTCGTTTTTGACCTGCTCGTAACCCTTCAACTCTGGATAAGGATCCATCAGTTGGGTTTGCTTCGGAACTACATACCCTGAGAATCCGAACATATCGTAAGCCTCCCGTTCGTTTGTCAAAATGAAAACGACAATTAATAGTATGAATGCGAGGAGGTAATTCATATTATTAGTATGCGTTAATTTTTTTTAGAATATTACCTTGTGAAATATTAGATGTCACTATTGATCTACAGTCCTAGATGCAAATTTTCGATGGAAGTCATCGAATACATCAGAAAACATCAACAACTCAAACAACTCGTGCAATATCACAACATAAACACACAGGGTATACCAGCGAGTTACAAAACTAAAATCACAAGGGTTCCCACAATGCTCACACAAAATGGTAAAATTTTAGTGGGTAATGAAATCAAGAATTGGTTAGACTCCCTACTTCCAGCTAAGGAGATCTCACATGAGGCGGTTAGTGGAATGGGATGTGCTATGTCTTCCCTAGATGGTAAAGGTGACAACGCACATATGTTCTCACTAGATGATTACGGTAAATCATTACAACCACCAATGACGAAAGAGCTTGAAGAAAGGATTAGTAAGGATGTCTCAAAGGGGGAGCCATATACAGAGTTAAAGATGTAACGCATTTTACATGTAATTATGAAATTGGTTACAATACAGGCTGCTGCATTCAAATCTACGTTTGAGGTATTGAAGGATATTCTCAATGATGTTAACATCTACTTTAGGAAAGATGGTATGTATATCGTCACTCTGGACACGGCTCGAACATCCCTAGTGGATATTTACCTATCAGGTGATAATTTCGAAGAGTATGTATGTGAACAGGAGGAAATTATCGCAGGAATCAATATTTCAAATACTTTCAAACTCTTGAAGACAATTACAAATAATGACGTTCTACATATTGAGATCAACTGTAAGGAATACATGAATATCACGATTTCCAGTGACGTGAAAAAGACGAATACGAAATTTCAGCTCAAACTGTTGGACATCAACGAAAGTCGAATTGAGGTTCCAGACGTTGAGATGACCACGATAACAACTCTCCCATCTATAGACTTTCAACGTCTTTGTAGGGACATGTCCAACATAGGGAGTTACATCGAAATCATCCGTTCTGGTAAGGAAATCAAATTCAACTGTGAAGGTGACTTTGCAAACCAGGAGACGTCAATTGAATGTGTCGATGAGAGTCCAACCATATCCGGTCTATACAGTCTGAAGTATCTGAATATCTTTACGAAAGCTACAAGCATGTGTGCGTCAGTCCAAATTATTCAGGAAACTGGGAACAGGTTCCTAATCCTAAAATACAATGTCGCGAACCTCGGTGAGCTAAAGTTCTACCTCGCCACTAAGGTATCCGAAGATCAGTTGTAAATCCTGTCAATGTTGACACAATCTTTTTCATACCCAAACCGTTTGCTAACATGATCTTGGGCATTTTCTTCTCAAGATGTTCATGCTCGTAATATAAAAAGTCCTTCAACGGAACTTTCTCCTTGTGAAAATCACCTCTCGGTCCTGCATATCTCTTCACCTTCTCAGTGATGTTAACCATGGGTTTGTCGTCATGGTCAACAATCCACGCACTGGTGAGGGGAATACTGAAATGCATGGTGCTGTCTTCATTTTCACCAGGTAGAAAATTGATATCATTCGTGATGACTGTGTATAGATGACCGTTATAGAAGTATTTCACTCGTAACACAATGTCCTTCACATTTTGGGGAATCGAAGTGTGCCTGAATTCTAAACCAGTGACGTTAACGTAGAAGTTTTCAAGTATCCCATCCCAATCTTTTGATTCACTTCTCCAAAATGTATCTTCGACGAGGTATTTCAAATTGTAGTCTACACTGTATTCAAGTTCCTCCTTCGCCACGTGGTAGTCTTTAGGTGTGGTAATTTTTTTGAAAATGAAAATAACATTACTTAAAAAGTTAAACAGCATGTCTATATAAAGAATGGCAGGTAATTTTTTAAGTAGATATAACAATCGAATAAAAGAATGGAAAGACCTGATATGTAAAGAACCACACAACAAAAAACGATATGAAGGGGAGATGTCAGACTATATAATTAAGTGTATGCCTTATATGAATCAATACGCTGATGAGCATAGTGAGAAATCAAATACGGATAATATTTTTAATGTCAAAGAAACCGTTGGTTTGAAAAGAAAAGACATTTTCACAGACTACCTGATTGAAGTTGAGAACCAGAACATAGCAAGACCCAGTGAACGTTTAATGGATGAATGTCCCAAATGTAACGAAACGAATTTGACACATTTCCCTGAAACGAGTGACCTAGTCTGTGAAAAATGTGGTATTGTAGTGACGACACTGATAAGTGAAGAACTCACATACAGAGAAGAACAAGAAACATCTGAAAAAATCATAAACTATTCATACAAGAGGGAAAATCATTTCAATGAGTGGTTATCACAATTCCAAGCACAAGAAATGACTACCATACCTGTTGAAGTCATAGATCAATTGAGATCAGAATTGAAAAAGATTAAAATAAAAAACCTTGAAGACATCACACACGCGAAGATTCGCAACTTATTGAAGAAGTTGCGACTCAATAAGTACTATGAACATGTCCCATACATCACAAATATCCTGAATGGAATCAAACCACCAAATATGCCACAGGAACTTGAAGAACTTTTACGAATCATGTTCAAGGATATCCAGAGACCATTCGATGACAACTGTCCAGCAGAGAGGAAGAATTTTCTTAGTTACTCCTACGTACTCTACAAATTTTGTGAACTTTTGGGTGAAGATGAGTATCTACAATACTTCCCTCTTCTGAAATCAAAAGAGAAACTTTACCACCAAGATGTAATATGGAAAAAAATCTGCCACGACCTGCGATGGGAGTTTATTCCGACCGTGTGAATTTTTGAAACTTAAGTTGTTCCATTCTTTTAAAAACTTAAGATGATTCAAGAAGAGAAAGCCCTCCTCACACTGTATAATTTAGACAACTATGTGATGCCACAAATGAATCATCTAAATTATGCAGACCCCGCCCTCCAACACTGTATGGAACAGGCTAAATTTCATCTAAACCAGGCTCGAGATCTCCTGGAAGGAGCTGTGATAGATCCGCAGAAACACTATGATGATGCTCAAGAATTCTATCAAATGCTTTCGAGAGTTCTCCCTCTAATGGTTTTAATGAGATCTTTCGGATCTCCACTTCCCGACCAGGATGAGGGGGGAAGTTCACAAGATACGCAGTCTTCAGACCTGTCAGATGAAGATAGTTACGAGCCTGCAACTCCGCCCCTTCACCGAGAGTCTTAATGGTTTTGAATTCTATGATTTCGTGATCATCGATGATAATGTCAGCCCTGAGTTGACCCACGACGTGACCCCTAAAATTAACCAGAATATGTCTCTCAGATTCATACGGCACTCTATTTTCTCGTAAAAGGACTTCCATCGCGTTGTGGTATACTCTCTCACTGTACCCCGGACCCAGTTCTGAATATACATCTTTGACCATCTGCTCCACGTCAATCATTAATCAATCAATTAATTTCTCTAAATATCATAAGATGACAGTAAAGCGAGTGTCTAAGATCCCCCGAGCAAGAGAGCCCTCACTCGTCAAAGATTGGATACATCTGAGAGACGAACATCCGACCGTCGAGAAAAAATGAGAAGGAAGAGAAAATTAGACGTTCTTGAGGCATTACGTAAACTGGCAAAAAGGTGTCAAATCTAAAAAATTGAACATACCCAAGAATACTTTCAACTATGGAACCATCATGAAGATGAACATATACAACAGGTCTTTGACTGTTCGGTTGAGTCGGAAAGTGATTAATCAATTGCAAGAGATTTACAAGAAAACATGGACTGAGAAGGTTGAATACGTGGGTAGTGTTCCATTCACAATATTTAACACAAGAAATTACGTCAAGTTCAACCAGCCAACAGCTCGGACGAATGGGAAGCTCGCTTCAGTAACCCCCAGTGAGGAAGACCTTACACAATACATCGTGTATCACACCCACCCTGTTCCAGAGAGTAACGCACCCCTCTTTACTATACCGAGTTCCGATGACTTTAAGGCTTACATTCAATACTACCCATCTATTCAGGCGAATCTCATTCTAGAAAATCAGGGGTATTACATTATTGATTTGATCGATACAAATATGCAGAAACCGAACACAAACTCTGTTATCGAGTTATTCCAAAAACTCACATCTGGGGAAAGGTTCCGTAATGTACAACGTGCCTGGTCTAATTTGGGATATTCACGAACTACAAGAGAACAATGGGTCAAGTTTGTGAATGGTTACATAGATCCGATTATGCGTAAACAATCTGGCATATCTGTTCGATACTACCTATGGACTGAACTCGGAACAATCACTCTCCTCAACAAAGACTCGCTTATGAACTGGAATCCCCAATAAGACAGGGTTGGGTGGTCAGCCGACCTGTGGTGCAGAAGGATCCACCCTAGCTGAAGTGCGTGGTTCTATACACGCCGAAGGGTCAATTGTGCCTGGTGCATGTAATACTTTTAGTCTCGTGAGTTCTTGTAATTGTAAATGTATTTGTTTGAGTTCGTTACATATTTTGATATACACCCACTCCCTCTTTGTTGGAAACATCTCATCATCCATGATTTCCATGATCTTTCGTACGTGTTCCATACCTAAGTGAAGCCTAGAATTTATATTAATAAAAAATGCCCTTCATTCAGAATCTTCCCGATGGTATCTTTATCCAGGAGTGTAATGAATTTGACGGCTGGAGTCGTCAGGATCTCCTGGATGAAATTAAACGACTGAAAATGAGAATTAACGAACTGGAGAAACCTCAGAAAAAAACAATTGTAAAATCAAATGTCGACTTCGCCGACCATCTACGTGCTCATTTCTGTTAAAAAAATTACATGCACAATTTAGATGTGTTCAGTGGTTCGACCTTTCATGTTTCTCAGGAAGGAAATTCAGATTCCAACCAAAGTTATAAAGGATCTGAGAGAGGTCAGCAATCTATCTTGTAAACTGAAGTGGGAATATGCAGGTAATGTCAAAACCTATAGAACTATTAATAAAGATTCAATTATTTTCAGTAAACCCACCTATGTCACTTCGAGGGATAGAGCCAGTGTTGGCGCTGACACTATTATCGGGGTATGGCCATCACTCGTAACTTATCACACACACCCATGCGTCTCCATACCAAGTAAGATCGATTACGACACAAGTAAGATTTTTGTGACACTACCGAGTAAATGTGATTTTGATGCATATATTAGAGGATACCCCGGTATGCAAGTAAATATAATTTGTGATGCACATGGTTACTACATCATTGATTTAATTTCAGCGGCTGAAAGAAATCAATTTCCACAACTACATGGAGTCAACATGATCATGAACGACTTCAGGCAGAAGGAAGAAATTAAACGACTGTCATTCAGTGAAGAAGGTCTTGAATATTTCGACACAACCTTAAATAGGTGGAAGGAAATCGTGAATACCGACCTGAACCTGGTGTTGAATGAAAAGCTCGGTATTACTATGCGTTATTACGGTTACGAAGATGAAGCACCAGTCGTCAGTCTCGATTTGGATAGTATCTAGACATGGCGTCGTCCAATTCATCCACCTCATACCATGCGAGGTGACACTCATTTGACTTTTTCCCCTCCTCTTCACAAATTTCTTGTGCTTCTTGTATGGCTTCTTTGAAGCGTAGACGAAGTCTCAAATTTTCAGCCCGTTTTGGCTGTTGTTCGATAGCTTTTTTCTCATAAACATCCTTCAATACATTTTGACTAGTCTTTATGAGTTTATGTTTGTAAGAGTCATTTGACGAATACGCAATACACCTCATTATAATGTACTAACATATTAAATGCTTTCTAAGTTCCTAAGTGTCAAACTCTTACGTTTACCAAAAAGAAAAATGACAACTGTTCATGACCTGACTACGAAATTTCAAAAGTTGTCTCTGAAGAATACACACCACAATGGAAACGAGACTCAGCAGCATGGTTTCGTATGGGAAAAAGAGATCGGGTCTGCATTAGGTGCGTCTGACGAGGAGATGAATTCGATTTCGTATACTTCAAACATAGATCTTCCATCTTGTTTCAACAGGAAACACGGGGTTGACAACCATTGTAAGACGACCGGAAGCCAAACAGTATGTATGGGTAGTGTCGTGAATACCTTCGATCATTTGGATTCTGATAAGACTCACTTGACAGTCATACATTATACACAAAATGAACACTGGAAAATTGTTGAAAATGTATATCAATTGGACCTCACTGGGATGAGGGCAGAATTTTTTGGTGACATTACATATGAAGAAATTTTCAACCTAGAAAGCATCATCAAACGTATCCCCCCAGGTCGTTTGAACAAGTCGGAGAGGGAGAGAATCTATAACAAAATGAAAAGGGAATTAGAATCAAAGTCTGGATTAATGAAACTCAACCCAAAGGTTGATAGCAAGTCTCAGAGGAGACTGCAATGCTCATTCAATATTAATATTTTCATGGAAAAATATCCGGGTAGGTGTATATACTCAGGAGTCGGTAACAAATTCTACGATGGTTACATTTCCCCTAAAATTGAAAGTCGTCGTCGAAGATTAAAGAAAAGAAAGGATATTCAATCATGAGTGAACAAGATACTGGTAAATTCCGACTAAATAGTAAGGATCAGTTTTATACCAACAAAGAAGTTTCAAAGAAGTGTGTCAATCTTGTCATCAAATATATACCACACAGTGCAAAATATACATGGGTAGAACCCTCCGCTGGAACGGGTTCCTTCGTAGACGCCCTAGAATCCCATCATCAACGAATAGCCATGGATATCGATCCCAAAACAGATACGATTGAGAAAAAGGACTTCCTCGGGTGGGAGCCCACAGTATCTGGGGATGTCATTGTTTTTGGTAATCCACCATTCGGTAAACAATCCTCACTGGCTAAAGCCTTCATCAGAAAGAGTTGTTCTTTTGCGAATGTTATAGCCTTCATTTTACCAAAATCATTCACTAAACCCAGTATGAATAATGCATTTGAAGACCACTTTCATTTGATCCACACTTACGAATTAGATAAAAACGCATTTGAAGTGAATGGAAAAGAATATGATGTTCCGTGTGTTTTCCAGATATGGGAAAAGAAGGTTCGTAAAAGACGATCGACAAAAAGCGTTGAACCTTTTGGATTTAAATATGTCAAATCCGGGGAAGTGTATGATTTGGCGTTCAGGAGAGTAGGTGTATACGCTGGCCGGTGTTACTTGAATGATGGACGGGACTTTAGTGTTCAATCACACCACTTTTTGAAGTTCGACACCGACCATATAAACACAATCATGAGTAAAGTCAATGCTCATACGTTTCCAAGTAACACGGTGGGGCCACGGAGCTTGACAAAAACTGAAATTAACACTGTCCTCAATAAGATAATTAAAGGTTTAGGGGGTTAATAAGATATATGTCCTACAACGTTGAACCCTGTAACTTCAAGTATCGCGTCTCCTCCCTCGAGAAGATTGTCGATGGAGACACCGTAGATGTAAACATTGATCTTGGTTTTGATGTCTGCACAAAGCAGCGTGTCCGTCTCCTAGGCATTGATACCCCCGAGTCTCGGACGTCGGACAAGGTTGAGAAGGCGTTTGGTCTCATCTCAAAGAAGAAGCTCAAAGAGTGGTGCTTGAAGGCGGTCGCATCTGAGAAGGATGATATTGAAATCGAACTCAGATGTCCGGAGGCTGATTCTAGGGGTAAGTTTGGTCGTGTCCTTGCTGAGATTTGGGTATGTGAGGATGGCAACTGGACCAACGTAAACAAGTGGATGTGTGATGAGGGATACGCAGTCCCTTACGCAGCTCAAAATAAGGCGCTTGTAGAGGGTCTTCACATTGAAAACCGTAAGAAGCTGATCGAACGTGGTGAAGCTCCCAATTACACATGGTAAGGATCTTGCCTTACCCATAAATTACAAATCCATTTCTCACCAGACTTTACAGGTTTCCCACCATGTAAAGCCTTGGAAGTATCTAGACCGTATCGGTCTAACGTATTAAAAAACAACGCGTCACCAGCCTTTAATTTGAAGGACTTGTTGATATTGGGAAACTCCGTTTCACCACCGTCATAGTCATCTGTGAGTGCCAGTATAAAAGTGTGGCGGCGACTATTCTTTTCTCCTATGAACACATCTTGGTGGGGTTTATAATGACCACCTTCCCCATAATGAAGCACCTGTAATTGCTCACAATGATCGATTGTTTTACTGACATACCCGACACAGCGTTCCATCACTGATCTGATGACTGGGTCTGTTTTTTGGAGCCATGCTGTCCGACTTTGACGAACATTTTTATCTATTCGACCATCAGTGTCCACGAGAGAATCGGACAGGCGTTCTTTAGCCTGTTTAATGATATGCTGTCGTTCCTCGGGTGATATGAAGTCACTCAGAATCACTGGAGTCTTGTACGTTGGGAGTAAACATAACACCAACACTATCAAAAAGAAAACAAGTATCATCCTAACATATCTAGATAATTATATTTTTAGGTAAATGACAGTTATATCTCTTCCTGATATTGGAGAACACTTCGTTACTGTAGTCAACAATACCATGTAACACAGATAGGTAATAATCATGACCGTCGGGGTCAATGATGTATTGCCTCAATATGTCACCACCCGTATGAATAATCATCTCATAGATGTTAGATATGTCCCTCACTTTGTCTACAAACTTTTCTTGTCGTTGTAGAATGTTTTTGAAATCTTCTAGTGATATTTCGTTGAGCATGTAGCCTATCCGAAAGTTCACATTGTCTGGGGGTCTCGTATCCAGGTATAAATTGTGTCTATCGGTCTCATAAACGACCATGGCGTATTGGAGTATTTCTTGTGTCGCCATCTTTTCCCGGAGTTCCCTAAACGATGGAATACCCCCACATGGTATATCTCCATGCTCCCTAGATGTGTTCGTTTTACGCTTAAACTGTATATAGTGTGGGTTGTGTATTCTTCCAGTTTCAATTTCACCAGTTCTCCAATTGAATGTGCAATGGCAGGACGTGCACCACATTTGCGCACATCCATCAGTTCTGTGAATCATGATTCCGCATTTGGGGCAGGATTTACTATCTCTCTTGATGAGTTGCATCGTTTTTACAGTGTCTGGATTACATACATGATCTTCATCTTTCACGTCGTTGCATTTCTCACAAAAGTAAACTGAACACAAACCACAAAACCAGTTTTCACTCAGAAACCCTTTACAGTTTTCACTCGGGCATTTATGAGTAAACTTTCTCGGCTCAAGGGTTGTATCCTGACCACCTTGACGTAAGGTTTCTAAATGTCTGTATATAGACTCCATAGTTCTGTATATCACCATTATTTCTGGATGGGTTCGTAGGTTCACAATGTCTTCCTCTGTTCTTATGTACATGGCATGTAATTCAACAAGTCTTCGTTTCTGATTCCTTAACATTTCATTCAATTTTCTCATGCTCAATATCCTCTCGACTTCAGGTTGTGTTTCAGGCATCAGAAGTTCTTCACGTTTAAACAGGATGTCCTCACGATGTTTTCTGTATACCGTGTTTCTGAAATACCTCGTGCAAAACGAATCAACAAATTCACGATTCCATATAGTCTTACACTTCATACAGTGTGGGTCTGTTTCTGTCGAAAGTAAATATGTCTGACAACAATTTTTACATGCCGTATATTCACAGTGCAAGCATACAACTTTCTTGTGCCTCAATTTATTAAACTGTTCACAACATACCGAACATTCATCCATCTAGTTTAAAGAGAGATTACCTCTTTAAATTATTTAGAGAAATAATTTGAACATAACCTATAATGTCTCCCGCTATTGGTATTGATCTCGGAACTACGTATTCTTGTGTTGGTGTCTGGCAGAATGATCGCGTAGAAATTTTACCCAATGATCAGGGTAATAGAACAACACCTTCGTATGTTGCGTTCACAGACAGTGAACGTATGATTGGTGACGCCGCAAAAAATCAAACTGCGATGAACCCAATGAATACAGTGTTTGACGCTAAACGGTTGATTGGTCTTAAGTTTTCGGATCCAAAAGTGCAAGATGACATCAAAGATTGGTCCTACAAAGTTGTGTCTGGAAAGTCTGACAAGGCGACTGTCGAGATTGAATTCAAGGGTGAGAAGAAAAGGTTTGAACCAGAGGAAATCTCATCTATGGTTCTCACAAAGATGAAAGAAACCGCTGAAACTTTCCTTGGTAAGACAGTCACAGATGCGGTGGTCACAGTTCCGGCGTATTTCAATGATTCACAGAGACAAGCGACCAAGGACGCAGCCTCTATTGCGGGTCTTAACTGTCTTCGTATCATCAACGAGCCGACAGCAGCTGCGATCGCTTACGGTTTGGACAAGGATAAGTCCAAAGAGATGAATGTTCTCATTTTTGATCTAGGTGGTGGCACCTTTGACGTATCTCTCCTGACCATTGAAGATGGGATTTTCGAAGTCAAGGCTACCGCGGGTGATACACACCTCGGGGGTGAAGACTTTGATTCCAGGCTCGTCAGGCATTTCATCCAGGAGTTTAAGCGTAAAAACAAGAAGGATATCAGTGACAATCCCCGTGCGCTACGGAGACTTCGAACCGCGTCTGAAAAGGCTAAGCGCACCCTTTCCTCTACTGCACAAACATCCGTGGAAATTGATTCTCTGTATGAAGGGGTTGACTTTTACACTTCAATCACCCGTGCTCGATTTGAGGAACTCAACGCTGACCTGTTCAGAAAGTGTATGGAACCAGTCGAGAAAGTCATCAAGGATGCGAAAATGGACAAAACCAGTGTTGATGAGATTGTCCTCGTCGGTGGCTCCACACGAATTCCTAAAATTCAGCAGATGCTCTCGGACTTTTTCAACGGTAAGGAGTTGAATAAATCCATCAACCCTGATGAAGCTGTTGCTTACGGCGCCGCGGTGCAAGCCGCCATTCTTTCCGGGGTTGAAAGCGGTGACGTGCAAGATCTTCTCCTTTTGGATGTCGCACCAGTTTCACTGGGACTTGAAACCGCTGGTGGTGTCATGACTAAGATCGTGGATCGAAACACGACCATTCCCACCAAGAAGGAGCAAGTCTTTTCCACATACTCGGACAACCAAACAACTGTGACTATTCAAGTATATGAGGGTGAGCGTGCCAGGGCTCAAGACAATAACCTACTGGGGAAGTTCGACCTAAACGGTATCCCCCCTGCACCTAGAGGCACTCCACAGATTAACGTCAAGTTTGACGTTGATGCGAACGGTATCTTAAATGTAACAGCTGAAGACAAAGCTTCTGGAAAGTCTGAGAAGATTGTCATTACGAACGACAAGGGTAGACTTTCCAAGGATGATATCGAACGCATGTGTAAGGATGCGGAGAAATACAAGGAAGATGATGAAGCTTACATGAAAAAGGTTGAAAGTATGAACCAATTTGAAGCAAGGGTTTACAATGTTCGTTCCACTCTAGATGACGAGAATTGCACTGTGGGTGATGACGACAAAACAAAAATCAAGGAAAAGGTTGAGGAAATGATTTCTTGGATTGACAACAATAAAACTGCTGAACTGGAGGAAATCGAAGCGAAATCCAGTGAATTTATGGACGTGTGTGTCCCACTATATGCGGAACAGGCGAAAACTGAAAAGGCGAATGGTCCAATCATCGATGAGATGGATTAAAACTGAATATCTACGAAACTACCTAACACTTCATACACGTCATCTCGATCATAAATAGTTTGAGCAAAACACATGGTCATCTCAGCAGCCCCGTATGACACATACGTGCTGTTATACTTTTCAAAAATAGACGCGAGATCGTCAAGATTATCATCACACCATGATATGACATCATCACCTGTCATATCACGGTGGAGACCCTTTTCAATGAAACTGACAACCTCGTCGCTGAGAGGCATGTCAGTAAGCACGGTGCAATCGTCGTCAATGTTCATCATATTTTTCTTACTTTCTTTATATTTACATTTTACTTAGGTTTTGGGCGACGCTTTTTTGCGGCTTTCTTGGATATCCCCAATTCCTTGGCGAGTTTGGCATTTCGAGCTGGCCCAGCCTTCCTTTTCTTTTCCTTCTCTTCCATCCTGGCAGCGGCCTTTTTCAGTGCAGCAGCAGACCTTTCAGCCGCTTCCCTGGTCGCCTTTTTCTGTTTTTCCTCCTTTTCTTTAGCGGCTCTTTTCGCTTTGAGAGCCTCGCCTCTAGCTTTTTGAGCCTTGAGGGCTTCTTGGACCTTATTCTTTTTTGCCTGCTTCTTAGCGGCGGTTTCAGCACGCTTCTGTTCTGCTTTGAGAGCCGCAGCTTTAGAAACACCCGTTTTAACAAACTGATTGTTTCTCTTTTTCAATAGACTAGCAGCGGTGGTAGCGTTCTTCCCCTTGTCTCTACCCGTGGATGCAGATTGTTCCCTAGATAATCGAACCCTCTCAGCACCAGTCGCCTCACTCAATTTCTTCTTCTCAGCGGCGATTTTAGCGGCAGTTTTCACATTGTTCATCACCCTTCTCTTCTTGTTATTTTTCACGATATTCCGGAATGTCTTAGTGGGTTTAACCGCTAGAGGGTTATCAAATACCTTTGACTCATTGAATCCTGTTGGAACGAAAGTGTTTGTGACGTTGGTTTTCTTTTCAAATTTCATACGCGCGACTTTATTCCTGTTCTTTTTACCCCTGAAGGCTGCCTGAATTTTTGTAGCCGCTTCATCATTTTTAGCTTTTTTGATCGCACCAGCTACCAGGGACTTGGAAGTGTTTGAAATTTTTTGGTTCACTTGTTTATCCGCTGATGCGCGAATTAATGCGAGGTTTGCACTGGGTGCGTTAATTCTCTTAATGTATCCAGTCTTATTTTCCCGTGGTATATTCAGACCCTGGATATACTTTTTGAGTGTGTTTCTTTCACCCTTCTTCGAGAGGTTCGCCAATTGTTCCTCGAAAATTTTACGTCTCTGAGCCACGTCATTCTTGAGTTCCATGACCTTTTCGAGATGACCACGCTTTTTGATTGGTCCAATTTTGCTCATTTGAATTTCTTTACGCAACTCGATCTTCTTGTTCAATTGTTTTTCCAGGTTTCTCAGAGTAGCATCATTCTTCGCGTTCTTAATCGCGGGATCCCATTTACCAATGCGACCCGCGAAACGACCGACTTCATTTTTAGCTTTTTTGAAAATCCTGTTCTTGGTTGGTGCTAGGTTAAGTCTGTTTATCTCAGCCCCTGCGTTGAAATTATTGGCCACCTTCGGTTTCGTGCGTTCTTCGGTTTTTGCTTTACCCGCGACACGGCCAGCACCTCTCTTCCGAGCCTGATTAAAAATAGTCTTATTCTTCGACTTGTTCCACTTCTTCATAAACTCAGCGACATCAGCGTTCGTTAAACCATCAATTTGTTTCAGTTTAAATTCAACACCCTCACGAACCTTCCTGTCAGTGTTTGCTTTGTTGAGTTCCTTACCCTTGATGTTCAACTGCTTGTTAAGTTCAGCTGCTGCGTTGAACGTGTTTTCATCATTCACAGCCTTCTTCTCCTGATTTGGTTTCTCGTTGATCGTGTTTAGTTTGGGTTTGAAAGGCTTTAGGGTGTTTTTCCTCATATTGAAGCCTTTCACTAGGGTGCTTACCTTTCTACCGGTGTTCTTGAATTTACCCTTTGCGTTGAAAGGCTTTGGGGTGTTTTTCTTTTTCATATTAAAGCTTTTCACTAGAGTGCTTACCTTTCCTCCAGCGTTCTTGAATTTACCCCTTGCATTGAAAGGCTTTGGGGTGTTTTTCTTTTTCATATTAAAGCTTTTGACTAGAGTGCTTACCTTTCCTCCAGCGTTCTTGAATTTACCCCTTGCATTGAAAGGCTTTGGCTGGCTTTGGGGTGTTTTTCTTTTTCATATTAAAGCTTTTGACTAGAGTGCTTACCTTTCCACCAGCGTTCTTGAATTTACCCCTTGCATTGAAAGGCTTTGGCTCTGGCTTTGGCTCTGGCTTTGGCTCTGGAATTATATTTTCATTTTGGATTCGTTTATTCCTGTTCCTGTCCATAATGTTTTGGCGTCTCTCTTCATTTTTGAATTTCCTTTCAAGTTCTCTCATCTTTTTAAGATTCTTTGTCGCCTGAATTTTAGCCCCTTCCTGTTCTCTAGTCACTCGCCTGGTTTCATTTGCAATTCTCTTACGCTCCTTTTCATTTCTTACTTGCGAATTCTTCTGTTTGAGATTGGTGAGTTGCTGATTATAACGTTCTTGGTTCAATTTTTGCGCATCGGAAAATATATCGTCCAAGTTTTCAAGGGTTCTGACTCTGCTAAGATAAGACACTCGTTCAGATACAGATAACTTTTTCAGGGATCCCAGGTTCCTCTTGAGAGAGTTTTTAGCTGTCTGGATCTTCTTATTTCTTGTCTTGGCTTCTAAGGCTGTCGACTTCATTGAAGAGTTGGCGTTCACTTTTTCAATCTTTTGTTTAGCCCTAGTGTTATTCAGTTTGTTTCGAACGGATTGGTTTCTCAGCTGCTTGGCCTTCACGCGGGCCTTTTTCTCTTCCTCACCCTGTTCCCGCTCTAAACGGTTCTTCTCCTTCTTCGCTTCGAGTCTTTCTTTTTCTGTTCTAGCCTTGGAAGCCCTGTCTTCGACGTTTTGTATTTTCTGATCATAACGTTTCTGATCCAATTGGCTGGCGGTTATGAACACATCGTCTATGTTTTCCACAGCCCTAACCCTAGACAAGTAAGAATTCTTTTCATCTCGAGACAGTTGTTTGAGTGAGTCAAGATTCCTTTTAAGAGCCTGTTTAGCATTCTTGATTGCTTTGGATTTGTTAGCTAGGTTTATCCGTCTCTCATTCTCTTTCAGTGTCGCCACATTTTTCCGGGCTTGAACATTTGCAGCAGCTTTTTCCTGTTTGACGCGCCTGTTCTCTGTGATAGCTTTTCTCCTTTCTTCATCAGTTTTGGCATTCCTAATCTTCCTTTCCACACGCTCGGATTCTTCAGTGTATCGCTGTTGATCTTTTTGTCTAGCCTCTTCGAATATGTTATCGAGATTTTCAGGTTTAGATACCTTCGCTAAGAACATATTGACTTCATCAGTTCTAAGTTTTTTCAGTGTCTTCAACTTTTTCTTCAGTGTAGACTTCAACTCAGATACACCATTTGAACTCCCAAACAATCCACCAAATATAGATGACTGAGGTTTAGAACCGTTTGGCTTCACAGGGACGTTTGGCTTCACAGGGACGTTTGGCTTCACAGGGACGTTTTGATTCACAGGGACGTTTGGCTTCATAGGGGAATTGGAACCACTCGGTATGACAGGACCTGGGTCAGGATTATCAAACACATTAGATTTAGGTTGAGGATTATTTCTCCTACTTTTCTTAAGAAATGATGGTGTAACTCGGTTGAAAACGTTACCAAACCTAATCCCATTCGTTTGAGAGTTTCGAGGACTACGATCTTTGAGAAAATTGGGTTTCGGTTGACTTTTGAAGATACTTTCGCTCGGAAACTTGACACCCCTATTGTTCCTGTCCCCTTTCTCGTTGATGACGTTGGTGTTCAGATTGCTCCTGTCCCCTTTCTCGTTGATGACGTCGGTGTTCAGATTGTTCCTCCCCCCTTTCTCGTTGATGACGTTGGTGTTCAGATTGTTCCTCGTCTCGGTGACGTTCATAGCAGAGTTCAGATTGTTTCTGTTGTTAGGAACAATCACAGACTTTTTCCTGATGACACGTTTTCTCGAGATCTTAATGGGTTCAGAAACTTTCAGGTGTCTCAATCTCTTCCCGATTGCTATGATCAAATCGCTCTTGGTCTTTTTATCGACACTCTCCAGCTTAACTTTACGCGCGAGTCGCTTTATATCAGCAAGTCTCGACGAAGAGTCGAAAAGTTTTTCATAATCTCTCATTGATAAAGGAGATTTACGATCAATCATGTAGGTCTTATCCCTACTCAAAATCAGGGGTGGCAAGGGTAACTTTTCATCCTGAATATTTTTGTAAACTTGACATATTTCATCTTTTGTCAGTTTAATATTCTCTCCGGTGTTCAACTTTATTAACTTCCGAAGAGTGCTCAGATCTGCGTCTGGATCACACGCATCTATCATATATATTAGACTGACAAAAAAGTATTAATTTAAAAAAGTGTAACCTGTATTAAACAATCTAATCTTCTCTTCATAACTCATGCTAAAATCAAATATGTTTGTATCTCCTATGTTTATTTCAAGTTCCTCTACAGGTTTTTCGTATTTCTCTCTATTTGACAAGGCAGAACGAACCAGTGTCTCAACAAATAGCCTCGGTGTATTGATATCTTCCTGGTAAATTTGATTGATTATTACCTTCATGCATGTAATTTCGTATGGCTTTTTATCCAGGAATGGTGTCAATGGGTATTCCTCTTTCATACCACCATCCACATACGTCTTATCCATGTATGTTCCACATGAAAATATAAATGGAACAGCCATACTCATACAAACTGCATCTATGACTTTCATATCAGGGTGTGAATCTTTAGAAAAGTAAACTGTTTCGGACGTGTTTAAACAAAATGCCGAAATGTAAATCTTCATTTCCAAATCATCAAATGTTGGGTCTGAACCACATATATCAACTAATTTCTTTCGAATTGGTTGCATATCTACAAATCCAAACTTGGTAAAGAATGAACCCAACTTTATTTTGAAAAAGTTTGAGATGTTGATAGACACAGCAGTCTCTAATATTTCATCAACCGACATACCCATAGCCAAGAAGAGGGCTAGAATCGAACCTGCAGAAGATCCTGATATTTCCTGGACATCTACAAGCTGAGATTCTCGTGCCTTGAGACCTCCAATGAGAGCGAATATACCCATTGAAGCTGGTCCCAGGACAAGGTATTTCATCTTCCTACTTAGTAGAACTGAGGAAATTGACGCCGCAATGTCGCGAAAACAATCGCGAAAACTATGGAATGCACGAGGGCAGAAGTCACACTCGTCTGACCCGACCGAAAGACTCCCCCACTTCCTGGGGGTAAAGTGAGGAGAAGACCCGGGCTCAAGACGAGGAATAGAGCTGTGCTCACCAGGAGGTCGGCCTTGGTGAGGACCAAGCCCATAGCCTTGGCTATAAGGCTGTACACGACAAAGAACACGAGAGCGTGGAAAAATGTCGCCATTTGGTTTGTTTTTTGATTCATGAAAGAAAGCTTTTCCCCGTTGGTCGTCAAAAGCACACCCGGGCTTAATGTTAAAAAAAGTGCGGCTGGGATAGCCACTCTCTGGGCTGTGAGGTTTGGTGGAAGCATGTTAATATAGTTCCATATAATATTTCGCGAACTCTTCGAAATGTAAAAAGTTGGCACCCCTCATCATTTCCTCGTGAAGCCCATTGGCATTCACACTCTGTCTAATGCGCCTCCAGGCATTATGAAGACATTCTTCATATACGCCATCATCCCACGTGACTCGTTCACTACATGTCTCGTGTTCCCTGAAACAAAATTCCACAAAGTCACAAAATCTCCCATCGTGTGTAATATGCGAGTCATACAGGGATGTCCTGATAATATTCCACATATGCCATAATTCGTCTGAATATTGGACTTCCCAGTCTTCAATATTCAGAGGAGTGTCATCAAAAAATTCATCATCATCGCTGGCGTCGGGGTCGAAACCGTTAGTGGCTTCGTATACGTATTGACTCCAGACCATGATGATCAGTTACTTACTTCTTTGGGGGGTTTATCTTTTATACCTGTTAACGAGATAGAAGTTGATTCCTTCGTTTTGAGATTATCCTTGATTGCATTTAAAGCTCCTTCAACCTTAGTCTCATCACCTGCAAAGAAAGTCATGAGACCATCCTTAATCGCATCCCTACTCATTCCAGATTTGCGAACCGACTTACGTAGACTGATTTTACCTTTCCTGAGGTTAATGGTATCAATACCCTGATCAACCATGTGTTTCTTCACATTTTCCTTGAGGCGCTTCTCCTCCTGGTTGAGAATCTTGATATCAGATTTTGCATCAGAAAGTTGCTTTGTGAGATCTACAAGCTTAGATACAGTTTCAGAGAGCTCGTTAGAGACGTTCGCCATTATTAATTTATATGTATATCCTAATCTTTAAGCTTAGGCGCACAACCCACGCTGCATAAGGTCAGGGGTGATGGTCGAGTTGTTCCAAACATAGGGATCCTTGGGGTTGGGGGGGTCCTTGCGAATCTGCTGGTTGGCGTTACGGAGAGCACCACCGATAGTCTCGGGCAGGCCGATCTGCTGACGGGGGTCAAGGAAGTTCTGACCAGCGAGGACATCCTCGGGCGCGAACTGACCAAAGTCCTCCTCGGAAGCAATCTCACGGGGGAGAAGGGAAGACGCGAGACCTGTGCCCTGGTTCATTCCACAAGAACCCGCGGTAGTGGGGCCAGCGGAAGGACCCGCGACAACGGGGCCGGCACCGAAAGGCGCATACTCACGCTCAGTGATGGTGTAAGAAGACTTGGAGTTCAAGTTGCAGAGGAGGAAGACAAGGACAGCCACGGCGACCAGCATCAGAATGTTCTGGTTGCGACCTTTGATCATCTTTTATATATAATTAACAAATTTTTTTATTGCTCGTCATCATCGACAAAAGCGTATTGGTCTGGGTAGGTATCAAGAACTGGCTCGGGATGGAGCCTGACCTGGACAAGATTCCATGTGCAGGCAAAAGTTTTCTTGGCAAACCAGAGTCCGGAAAATTCCAAGATGACATCACAAGACTTGTCCTTCTGAAGAGATTCAAAATCGACGCTCTCCTGCTGGGAATCAAAAACCTTCGTAGCCTCAATTTGGTCGCATGTCACCTGACCCTTAACCACACTGGGGGTGTATGCCCCTCTGATGACAGCCTCGGAGAGATCCTTACCGAACCATTCGGTGGAATTCTCTTGGGCAGCCTCGACATTCTTGGCATCAACCATGTTGACCTTCTCGATGTTTGTCTCAGAGAGGAGGTCTAGGACAACCTCATCAGAGATGTCAGAAATCTTGACACCATTCAACTGAATGAACACCTTGCGCTTATTGTCGTTACGAACCTTGACGAAACGAAGACCATCTTCACCCTTTGTGAGAGTATCAAAAATCATTGTAGTTTATATGAGAACTATTTCTTTAAACCAACAAATGGTATAGCGGCTGCCCTGTCTATCACTGAGTTTGGAACCCATTTGTTTCTCCTGGGTTTGTGACCATACAAAGTTTTACCCACATTCAGTTTCTGTGGTATTTTTTTTGCATTCTTCGTTCTGAGATTCATCTCATTTTTAACGTAAGAATTGTTGGTCACGTTTTTCCATTTCAAATTTTTGATGTTAAACCTCTTGTTCCCTGAGCTATTCTCGTATCCATTCACTTTCACATTGTTGGAAGTAGTTTTCAACCCATGGACAAATTGTTTGGAGAGACGCTCGTCTGAAGGTTTAGTTGTGTAATTGTTATACTTATAAGGGTTTATCTTCGCAGCTCTAGTCATGGAAACCTTCCCATTCTTCCGTGTGACCGGCTTTTTCCTGACTATTTTACTATGAACTCTCTTGAAAAGTGTCTCGATCGAGTCTGATGAATTTACAGTTTTCACAAAAAGTTTGGACAGCCTGACTAACCTCTGTCTATCCTTCTCCTTCTTCTCTGGACGTAATTTCAACTTGTGCATGAGGTAGATGTCTTCGATGAGAAACTCTTTACTAGCTACGAATATGCCGTTATTTTTCACCAACTTACCAGTTTCGGGGTTACGATAGGTTAAACCCTTACGCCTGGATAAGACAACTTCATAACCGAATTCATTGGGGCGCATGAAAGGTATGTCTAAGATGCCCCCTATAGTAGTATTTTCAATTCTACCAGTCTTTGTCGAAAAGAACTTGATGTTGAGGTCAAGAGCGAACAATTCCACATCTATGAAAACATCCCCCTTGCTCGGTTTGTTATCACTTCTCGTCTTTTTCTTTTTTATGAGAATGTATCTCCTCGTGACATAAGGACCCTTGCTGTCAAAATTGATACCCAAAAACTTGAATATTTTGGGATACCTTTTTCTCATGAGCAATATTCTCCTTTTTATTCTCAAGTTCAACTTTTGAGCAACCTGACCGAGTTTATCCCAAAGAATCAGTTTAGTAGCTTGTAACTTACCGAAGAATTTTGGGTCAACAGACATTCGAGGCACGAATTTCGCATCTATATCACTCGTGACGATTCGATCATCGTAAGGGGTGTATATATTGAAAGCCTCACCACCACTGATCACCAAGTCACCCATGTCTTTCATGTGTGATGTGATTTCACCCAGAGTTTGTAGAATTATATCGCGGATGCTATCAGTGATCAACACGTACATGAATTTTTCAAAACCCTTCGTCGAATGCTTCGTTCGAGCTTGAGTTCTAAATTTACCCAAATCTCTCTGGAGATTACGGTCAAAATACTTTTTCATCTTTGGATCCTTGAAGAGTAGATGCTCATTCAGGAATGCATCCCTAGTTGACTTTGAATAAATATGTTCGTCCATTAATATATTGGAATATAATAATATGGTATGCAACGTCATAGATGAATGTCGTTGTTATCAATTTTACAACAACCCAAGCCAATTCTGTGGGGTGCGCCGTGGTGAGAGAGTTCTGAGATGTCCAAATGAATGTTGCTTCGGTGGGTGTGTCTCAGATGGATCCAGACCCCCTTTCAGATATATAGATGCCCTTGATGTAATAAACACGGAGCCCCTAAAAACACTGGACAAGGGTAAAGCGTTTAATTACATCGTGAGAATCTTCATATGTCTATGTTTCATCTTCCTCATAGACTTAAAGATTAGGGGGCTAAGAAAGATATAATGTCCCTCGAAAACATCCAGACCGAAATTGCTGCCCTTCGTAACGACGTGAAGAACCTGACCAAGCTCGTTCGTAAGATTAAGAACACCCAGGAGGATCCTGATGGTGAGAAGGCGAAGAAGCGTGCCGAAAACAACGGATTCAATCGCAAGCAGGAAGTTACACCTAAGTTGAAGGAGTTTATCGGACTTTCCGATGGTGAGCTCGTCTCCCGCTCTGAGGTGACCAAGTTCATCAACAAGTATATCACCGAAAAGGGTCTCAAGCACCCCGACAACGGTCGTCAGATTGTCCTCGACGATAAGCTTCGTGAGCTCCTGGCCCCTCCCGAGGGTGTCGTCGTGACCTACCTTAACCTTCAGAAGTATCTCTCTCCTCATTACGTGAAGAAGGCTTAAAAAATAAAACCCATTACATAATAACAATATGGTGACCTTCATTGAGAAGGCACAGGTTGAAGAAGTTGTTGGTACAAAAATAAAGAACCTAGGTTTGTACCAAAAAGCCTTTACACACAAGTCTGCTCTAAAGGAGTATGAACAACTAAATGAATCTTTTGAAACTTTGGAATTTATTGGTGACTCTGTATTAGGTTTCGTGATCACAAAGTATTTATTTGATCGTTATGAGAATAAGCAAGAAGGTTTCCTCACGAAGGCTCGAACAAAGCTCGTTCGTGGTGAAACACTGGCTCATATCGCAAATCATTTGAATCTCAACAAGTATGTCATCATGGATGAAAAGGGTATGCGGAATTCATGGAACAACAACACCAAAATCCTCGAAGACGTTTTTGAAGCACTAATTGGTGCGATTTATATGGATATTGGTCTTATCCACGCCAAAGAGTTTATCCTACGAATATATCAAGATCCTGAAATCATCAACATGAATATGATCATGATTGATGACAATTACAAAGATCATCTCATGCGGTATTGTCAGGTGAACGGGTGGGAACTACCCGAATACAGGGTGTCTGGTCATGACGATGGTGTGTTCTATATTGACATCTACGTCCAAAACGTATTCTTCGCCAGGGGGATCGCGAAAAGTAAGAAGCAAGCTGAACAGAATGCAGCCCGAAGTTACTTTGAACTTTTGGGAACGTATGCGAAGTATGATTTTGCCTAAGTTGGCTTAAAAGTTAGGAATTAGTATTGTGTAATATGCACCCGAATGTTAAAGCGTTAATTGAACGGGAATATGCCGCCCAGAAATCTGAGGAATGGCTGGCTCTCCGTGGTAAGATGCTAACTGCTAGTGATGCAGCAACAGCAATAGGTGTAAATAAATATGAGACACCCGATGGTCTTCTACTCAAGAAGTGTGGGTTGGGTGAGAAATTTATGGGGAATGCGGCGACCCGTCATGGTGAAAAATACGAAGATGAAGCTCGGATTCTCTACGAAGAGAGGCACAATGAAGTCGTCCATGAGATTGGCCTTTGCCCCCACCCGGTCGAGAAATGGCTAGGTGGGAGTCCGGATGGAGTCTCTGAATCTGGAAAACTCGTGGAGATTAAGTGTCCTCCTCAACGTAAAATCATACCCGGTGAAGTTCCGGAACACTATATGCCCCAGCTTCAACTTTGTATGGAGATTCTAGATTTAGAAGAAGCCGACTTTATTCAGTATAAACCAGCAGAGACGAACTGGCCTCTTCCGGAAGAGTTTGACGTCGTAAACGTAAAGAGGGATCGTGACTGGTGGAAAACCAATCTCCCAATTATGAGAGCATTTTGGGATAAAGTTTTATATTTTAGGGAACATTTAGATGAACTTCCTCCACCTAAGTTGAAGAAAACGCGTAAAAAAAAAGAAACGGAACCAGTCAAGTGTGAAATTGAAATACTTCCTGAGGAGGACTTTTATCACGATGACTAGTCAACAATACAAGTTGGCAATAGATACGATTAAAACTCGTTTGTATATACCTTATCAGCGAGATGGAGTAAAATGGATGCTTGGTATGGAAAACCAGGAATCTGGACCTAAAGGTGGTTTTTTATGTGACGAAATGGGTCTGGGTAAGACGGTGCAGTTGATTTCTACGATTCTCGGAAATCCCAAACAACGCACCTTAATCGTCGTACCCAAATCTATTATCACCCAATGGGTTGAAGAAATCAAGCGCTTCGCCCCCACTATTGAAGTTCGAGTATTCGATGGCCCCAATCGAGATCTCGATTGGGAACTTCTCACAACCCCAGGCAAATGCTCTGTTACGATCGCACCGTATACACTACTCACTGTGCACGGTGGTAAAGAGGATGCGAGAACCCCTCTACACAACTGTCGCTGGAATCGAGTCATTCTCGATGAAGCCCACGAAATCAGGAACAAACGTTCCAAGATTTTCAAGAATGTTTGCCGTCTGAAGACTACCATCAAGTGGATTGTGACGGGGACCCCAGTGTTCAACTCGATGGAAGACTTTGTGTCCCTCTGCGCGTTCTTGGGTCTTTCCAAGAATTTTGTGCAGGGAAGATCGAGGGAGATCAAGGATGTCTACATTCTCCGACGTACCAAAGATGACCTCGTCAAGCTCAACGAACGTCTCAGACTCCCCCCATGCACTTTTGATAACGTCGAGCTTGACATGTTTGAAGAAGAAAAGTCCCTGTATGAGTTTGTATTCATGGAAGCCCAGACCATCATTCAAGACGCGTTCAGGGATGCACAAACCCTAAACTCTAAAAACATGATCATCCTGGAGTGCCTTCTGAGAGCGAGGCAGTGTATGATTTGGCCCCAGATGTATCTGAACGGAGTTGCTCAAAAAAATGAGACGGAACCCACCAAGTGGACCGGTCGATCAAACAAGATGGAGACCCTGTTCAAACTACTGGCGGAACACCCCAAAGAGAAAACCCTCATATTCTGTCAGTTCAAGGGTGAGATGAACTACATTCAATCTCAGTTGTCGTGCCCCGTTTTCCGAATCGATGGGTCTGTTTCCAAGGAAGTTCGTGCGCAGCAGATTGACGCGTTCAAAAAGGTGTCGTCTGGTGCGGTTTTCATCATTCAAATCAAAAGTGGTGGTCAGGGTCTCAATCTTCAAGAAGCTACAAGGGTTTACATCACAGCCCCTGCATGGAACCCGGCGACGGAACTCCAGGCGATTGGTAGAAGTCATCGCATGGGACAAACCCAGCCCGTCTACGTTAAAAAGTTGGTTTACAAGGAATGCCCGCGATTTGTGAGTGTCGAAGAAGAAATGATGGCCCTCCAGGGACATAAATCTCTCTTATGTTCAGAAGTCCTTAATGATGACAGGATTAAATCACAAATCCCAGTAAACAGGACGTCCGACAAAATTTCAATTTTGGACATTAAAAAAATTTTCCGTGCTTAATATAAATGACTGTTGGTTCCCGCGCTGAAGTTTTCCATGGTAACGCTGCTCAGACTTCCGGTGGTCTGCGTAAAAGTGATCTCAAGATGAAGGATGGCCGTATCATCTCTAAGGCGGCCAGCAAGGCGGCTAAGAAGTCCCTGAAGAAGAACCCCAAGTTCGCGGCTTTTGTCGAGCTGGCGAAGGAGAAGGCTGTCAAGAAGGACCACTTCTGCCTCGTGCCCAAGAAGGGTTCGAAAACCTACAAAAAAATAATCAAGGATAATAAGTAAGAATGACTCTCTCCAAGTGGGAAGACTCTGTAAAAGTTGCTAAAATTAAACTAGGTATAGACCCAAAGAAATTTACCAGGGTTCAGGGTAAACTGCTTAAGGAGGCACAAAAGGTTTATAGTATTATGTTGTTAAATAAGTCTAAATCTTAAATTGAAATCCCTTCAAATTCTGGGGTTCATAAACGATGAGCTGATTAAGTTTCCACGTGCATCCAAACTTCCTGTTCAAGAAATACACACTGCCAAGTTCAACGATGGCATGTCCCGAATTTCTTGAATACAGTCCATTCTCGACGGCATCACGTAGAGGATTCTTGTCTGCATCAAAGACGTTCGCCTTGATGTTATCATCTACGGTGGTATCAACCTTGACGCGAAACTTTGGTTCACGATCATTAGACTCCTTCACGTTAGAATTGAACATTGGTAACAACTCTTCACGGGTCATTTTATTACCAAAGATTACCTCACTTTGTTCAGCGACTGAGTCGATAATCACACCCTCGAGAATCTTGAGAGAGTCATAAAACTTCTTCATGTAGCTCTCTTCTTCATCCCAACCCTTAATGGCAAAGTCGATATTGTATTTCGTTGGGCCAATTTCGGGGACAAAACCTGAAACACCAAAGGGCATATACATTCGTGGAAACTGAATCTTTAGAGGTGTTCCCTGCTTTGTAGAAATGACCATCCTTCGGTTATTGTACTCATTGACTTGAATATTTTCAAATGCTTTGTCCATGAGTTATATTACTATCACGGGTCAAAACTTTAAGCTGAGCAGGCGACACAGTCGGGTTCCAGACTAAACTGGATTGGACGCGCTTTAGCTTTAGAGCGGAGATAATACATTCCAGTCTTGAGACCCGCCTTCCATGCATACATGTGCATCGATGACAATTTTGAAAGTGTCGGACTCTCCATGAATAGATTCATAGATTGTGATTGATCGATAAAACGACCCCTGTCCCCTGCCATATCGATAATACATTTTTGACTAATCTCCCAAACAGTCTTGTAAAGATTTTTGATATCATCTGGGATGTCAACTATATTTTGAATGGAACCACCCGCTTTAACCATTAGATCTTTCATCTCTTTGGACCAGAGACCAACACGTTTCAGATCATTCACCAGGTGTTTATTGACAACCACGAATTCACCGGCGAGTGTGCGACGAAGATATATGTTTGTCGTGTAAGGCTCAAAGCACTCATTGTTACCTAAGATCTGAGCCGTCGACGCGGTCGGCATGGGGGCCATGAGAAGACTGTTCCTGAGACCCTTCGACTTTATACGTTCACGCATGGCATCCCAGTCGTATCTCCCACTGAATTTTACTTCACCATCCCACATATCGGGTTGTAGGATACCCTCGGAGGCTGGAGAACCCTCGAATGATTCGTAGGATCCATCAACTTCTGCGAGCTCAGAGCTTGCTTCTAGGGCTGCGTGATACATCGTTTCAAATATGTGTGCGTTCAGGGTTCGCGAATCTTCAGAATCAAAGGGAAGACCACAAAGAATGAAAACATCAGCGAGTCCCTGAACACCGAGACCGATTGGGCGATGTTTCATGTTGGAACGACGGGCTGTCTCAACGGGGTAGAAGTTACGATCGATTACACGGTTCAAGTTCTTCGTCACAATCTTGGTCACTTCATGTAGCTTTTGGAAATCAAAAGTTTTGAGCTCCGTGTTGACATACTTGGGAAGGGCGATGGATGCGAGGTTACACACCGAAGTCTCATCCTTATCAGTGTATTCCAGAATCTCTGTGCAAAGATTAGAACTCTTGATGACACCCAAGTTCTTCTGATTACTCTTCGAGTTACAGGAATCTTTGTAGAGCATGTAGGGAGTTCCAGTCTCTGTCTGACTTTTCAGGATAGCCTTCCAGATGTCTGCGGCTGGAACTGTCGCGGTGGCGAGTCCTTCTTCCTCGTATTTAGTGTATAGTTCCTCAAAATCCTTACCATAAACATCCGAGAGACCCCTGGCCTTGTCGGGGCAGAACAAAGACCAGTTCCCACTCTCCTCTACCCTCTGCATGAAGAGATCTGGGATCCACATGGCTGTGAAGAGGTCCCTACAACGTGCCTCGTCGTCACCCTGATTGAGGCGAAGTTCGAGAAAGTCCATAATGTCGGGGTGCCATGGTTCAAGGTAAACCGCGATGGACCCCTTACGTCGACCAGCTTGGTTGACATAGCGAGCAGTCGCGTTGAAAACACGGAGCATCGGAATGATTCCGTCGGATTGGCCGTTTGTTCCCCTAATCCTTGACTTATTGGCTCTAATGTCATGAATGTGCATACCGATACCACCCGCCCACTTACTGATTTGAGCACATTCAGTTAGGGTCTGGTAAATACCGTCGATGGAATCTTCCTTGTTTGCGATAAGGAAGCAGGAAGACATCTGAGGTCTAGGGGTCCCCGCGTTGAACAGAGTAGGGGTGGCATGAATGAAGAATCCCTGTGACATTTTGTCGTAGGTTTCCAGGACGGATGGGATGTCTTTACCGTGAATGCCTATGGAGACACGCATAAACATGTATTGTGGTGTTTCAATCAGTTTACCACTTACTCGCTGGAGATAGCTTTTTTCGAGTGTTTTGAGTCCAAAGTATCCAAAATCAAAGTCCCGATCCGTCTTGATGTGTTCCTTTACTTGTTGTGCGACTTCGACGACTTCGTCGGTGATGATATCAAATTTTTGTAGTTTACGCATGGCGAGATGAAAGTTATTGGGACAAACCTTGTGAATGTTGCTGGCAATAATACGAGTTGCCAGGATTTCATAATCCGGGTCTGATGTAATCATACCAACACAGATTTCAGCTGACAGAATGTCGATTTCCTGGGTAGTGATGTTGTCATACATGGAAGAAAAGACCTGCTGAGCAACTTTAGAGGAATCACAGTTTTCTGAAAGTCCATATGTTAAATTCTTGATCCTATTGGTGACATTATCAAATCTCATATCCTCAATACGACCTGAGCGTTTAGTGACCCTCATATAACTATCCTTAAAATTTTATTTTTAAACTACTTCGTGCACTTCTCAAGATCAGCGCTCCTCACAGTCGCAGGACCCAATGTCTCGAACTTCCTGTCTGGTTGAGTCAGGTAAGTGTTCACGTAGAAAGGACCCACCTCACCAGGCTTTGCTACAGGAGCATACGACCCGACAAAGCAGGCTGGGGGTTTGCATGGGGTCTCTTCGACACTGTCGGGTTTAGTGTCATAATCTTTAAAGTCAGTGGGACTCAGCATTTTAATATTTACGGATGTTTTTTTTTCGTCTATTATATTAAATGTGTGACAACTTACACCTTGATTCTCTGAAGCAGTGTGAAACCCCCCTCAACAAATTATTCTTTTCACCCTACAATAAGGATCTGATTCAGCGGGGTATTCGTCAGACTTTCAAAAACAGAACAGGCATCTCTATCGATTACCAAAACCCCGACGACTTGTACGGTATCATGAGGTCCGTATTCATCAGCAATTCTGGTGATCACTACAACAACGTCAACAACCAGGTGAGAGATATGAACGTCCGTGTTATTGACACCTCACTCGGACAAATCCAAACCGGTGTGTCTCAATACATGTCTTATGCCAGTGAAATTGATACCATCAGCCAACCAATGGACAGACCAGTGAATACGAGCACGGTTGGAAAAAAATTACCTCGCAACAAGATTGGAATTAATTAAAGATTACAGTCTACCATTCAGTAAGGAAATGAGTCTCAACTACTATAAATCAGAAACGGAGAAGGTGTGCAAGCAGAAGGGTTGGGATCGGGCTGCTGTAGATACAGTGTGGCTTCTCCTGACAGAAGAGTTTGGTGAACTGGCTTCTGCAATTCGACAATATAAGAAGACGTTCAAGAAGACAAATCTAAAAAAAGAGAGAGGCACCGATGTCATGATGGAAATGGGGGATGTTTTCAGTTACCTATTTCAGTTGGCTCATATGCTAAATGTTGATTTGGATAAGATGTGGAAAGAGCACCAAACCAAGATGCATGATAAAAAATATAATCTGAACTAATATCAAGAATGAGTGATTATATGCTCAGCGATAAACATTCCATGGATAAGGTAAACCCATTTGTCGTAGATGAATTCTCCCTTCCAGGAGGAATACGAGAAACAGATAGGACAGAGATTGAGGAATATTATACGAGAGATTCGATCACGAGGAAGAGACCCAGTGACAGGGAACAGAGACTAATCGATAAGATTGGCATCCACGAAATACACAAAACCAAGAAGAGTCCGTTTTGTGAGACTCATCTCTGCGATAAACAGAAGAAGCAAAACGTCATGAACAAGGTGATTCATCCCAGGCGTAACATTGATTATGGAGTTTCGTGTAAGGTGAAAAAGCCAAAAGTTGTTAGTGTGGGTGTATCCAATGCGAAGAAGCATATGGTCCCAGATGCAACAAAGGCTGCCATCGTCGTTCTAATCATTCTGATGCTAGTTTATGCATTACGGAGATGAAGTAAAATAGACGTTTTTTTGATATACACGTCTGCACGACACCTGGAATATATTTCCGGCAAAACTTAGTCACGAAATCTACTTGCCAAGCACTTCCCATATCTATGCGAGGTGGTTGAAATGTAGGATCTAGAATTTTCACGGCATTTATCAATCTCACGTAAAAGCGGGGATCCTGTTCCATGTATAGGATCTGATCCAAATACAGTTCGGCCATCCGCTGAAGGACTTCGACAGTCTTTACGACCATCACATCTAAAAACTTGTAGTAATCCGTGTCACCAGTGGATTTCCAGGAAATACGATTCCAGTCCCCTATAGGTTCGGTGTTGATGAAATCGGTGTAGGTGCTGTACTCCTTACGCTTATTGTTCCACTTTTTGTAAACCATCTCGACGTAGTGTAAGTCAGATTCTACGTCATGAACAGATCTCGCAGATGAAAGATTATTTAGAGACATGTATCATAATAGCATATCTTGTCTCTAAGTAAAAAAATATTTTGATATATAAATGGCTGGGCTCGTCATCGTTGGTGCTGCTGTGTGCTGTTCAGTGTGTTGTGGTTCACCATTCACGGCTTTGTACTTCGCTCCCAAAAGGAGTGATGAATTCGCTGTGAGACTCAAAAAAATTCTACCAGACACCGCCAGTGACTTCATACCAGACAAGCCATCTGAATGGTTGGGTTCTGAATATAAAGATGATTATGATTCAACACAGGATGAAGAAGACGAGTTACAAGCGTTGAGGAACGAACTCTCCGCTCTTTATGGTGAAGATGAGGCAGCACAACTCATCTATGATCTAGCTGATGATAATAAAGCTGAGGATATGGAAGCATTGATACAACTCAAGAGAGGTAAGTCTTACTTTGAAGACGAAAGATCCACACCCTGTTTCGACAATATTTATGATATGGCAGCGAAAGTGGATTGTGGAAAAAGTGCACTCAAAAAATTCAGACTAACGAAATGTTCTTATGGAAAATATAAATATGACTACACATGCCTAGGTGGTCTAAACGCTAATATAGCAGATGAAACGTTCGAAACACCTGGAGTCACACCAGTGAGTCTTGGTGACAAGTTCCTTGATGTTCCTATCGATATGAGAACCATTTATAGACATAATGTCAGATGTGATCTCGGTGGGACAAGAGGCACGAATGACGCAAATATGACAGGATCCACGGCGGGTGGTGATACACCACTCAGTCAATTTAGATATGACTACACAACTGACTCGGCGAATAAACTAATGAATACTACAAAGTATTTATACAAATGCTTGGACACGATACCACGTGGTCAATGTCATAACTATAAGACACCTACCACCACCCTCAAACCCGAACATCTCGTCACGGACGATGCGTTGGGACTTCAAAGTCATGAGATTAAATGCCCCGGGGAGACACAAGTTCTCACCAATTTCAAATTGGTGGCTGGTGGAACAGGGACTGATGGCACAGTCATACCACCCGAGCCGGGGCTAATGGATGACCCTAGTTACCCGGGTGAAAGTAAAAATCTTACTATGTATCGATACGACTACACGTGCTGCAACATGGAACCTGAAGCGTGTAATGAAGAAATGGAGTCAGATGGAATTTGCACAATGAACACCTAAGTTTGAGGTGTGACATTAAAAATTTAAGTCTAAAAATCATGTATTCATCAATAGCGAATAACAGTTTCTCTTACTTACTCACCCTCGACGAGATCCGTAAAGCTTTACCAGATGACCTCCGTCCCTCATGGGTCAAGATTACTACGATCACAATGGTCTCAAAATTCATGCATGAAATCGACATAAAGAAGCTTCGAGAAACGTTTGAGAGAATTGGATCCTACAAAATGACACGTCGGGGATCAAAAACGGAAGGATTTGAATGGAAACTCAAACCTACCACCTTCTATAATCAGGTTACCTTAACCTATAATGACACTTACAGCACCAAATCTGTCAAGGTGTTTCCTAACGGAAGCATCCAGGTTGCTGGATGTTGTGACCTATTCGACTGCAAACGCATCATCACACAACTCACACATATCCTATCGACTTTTTTGGGGACGGAGATTAAAGTCTCGGCTGATTCGTTCAGGGTAGTCATGATTAACTCGAACTTCAGTCTCAATTACAACGTGAATCTATTGAAAGTTGCAAACTGGTTTGAGGAATACAACGACATCTTCAAAGTTTCGTTTGAACCTGACAGATACTCAGCTGTGAAGATCAAATTCAAACCTTCAGAAGACATGAAGGAAATCACAACAAGCATTTTCAGCACCGGAAAAATCATCATCACTGGAGCTGAAACCCTCAAAGAGATCGCTTTTGCTTACAATATAATTAACCAGCACATCAATGAAAATCCTGAGATTCGAGTTTCACCCACTGAGGAAACTGATGTCTTTGACATTTATCTCGGATACCGTTGTGATCCCATGATCAAACAACTTCGGGAAAAGGGATTCAATTCCTGGATGCAGACAATCACCAACCGCCGAATTAATTTCTAGATTTATATTAACAATATGTCTCAGAGACTTGGAATGGCGGATGGCAGGTGCTTCACTGTGAATACCTCAGCCCAATTGCTCAACAACCACATCATGAAAAACAACGGAATCACCTACGAAGATAACTACTCGTTTAGGCAGCTTCTCCAAAAGCAGGGTCCTGCTATCATGAATGCTGTGCAGGCGGAGCAGGGCACCGGGCCTTGCAACGCGTGTGACAAACCTCTCCTGAAAACACCCAACACCTACTAAGTGAGAAAAATCAATGAAAAAACTTTGGACCCATACTCTAGAATGCATACATGTTCTATATGTCTCAATGACGTCAGGGCAACGAGGGCAAATCCTCCGCTCAGATGTGGACATGTATTTCATTCCCACTGTCTAGAGGAATGGAAAAACCAAGGTAAGAACACGTGTCCAGTGTGTAGAAAAGTATTCGACGTCACCCAATACAAGGTGGTGGTGACGATTCAAAACAATGTAACAGCAGCTTCAAACTCTGTGACATTGAACGAAGAATCTATATTTAGTGTTTTAGATTTGTTTGATATCAATTTTGATATAGAAGAATTACCAGATTTAGAGAGTATTCTTGCTGACCTTGGGATGAGTCTTTCCGACTTTGATGCCTCTGTTCTTGACACAGAATGAGCTACAATATCTCTCATAGTTAAGACCAGGATAGTTCCTTGAACACTTGCGAGGATCCTTAATGACCTTTCCCTTCGCGTCGGTTAAAAGTGGACCGGTAGCCCAGCCACGTTTATGACTAAACACATTAGCCTTGAACGTTATACGCTTACCTACCTTGAAAGCACCTCCCCTTTTAATCCTCGATTCAGGCACCTTGAAGAATGTAGCGATTGATTTAATAGTATCTCCCGATTTGATCTTATACTCTACCACCCCGTGCTGCTTGTAAAAATGAAAGTCACCTTGCCTTATATAGTTTGAGGCTCTACCAGGAGAGACAAACATCATGACTTTAAAATACCCCTTTTTGCATTTCTTCGCGGCGTCTGTCTTGTAAATCCTTTTTGGATTATCGGAAATTACGCGCTTAGGAAGACTGGTGCAATGTGTATACGTGTGATTGCCATTAGACAGGCCAGAGCGATCACCTGGTATGGATTTCTGCCACCTGTAAGCCTCGTAGTCACCCACGGCGTATGCATAACAGTTATTGTTCCCTACACCCCTTTTGGAACCCCACCTCTTTGTCGAAAACTTACTTTCGTTGCCACTCAGGGGGAGGTTTTTCATCTATAGTTTACTCAGAAAAAAATATTTACTTTTAATAAATGATATCGGAGATTACCAAGTCTCGTAACAAGTCTGACGCCCTCATGGAGGTTCTTGTGTTTGTGCTCAACCTTCTCATCAGCACATTCATCCTCCGCCTTGTGTGGAACCGCTCCCTAGTCAAGCACATCTCCGCTCTCAAGCCCATCAAGTCTCTCGTTGATGCGTTCATTCTTTCCCTCTCCATCCAGATTGTGCGGGGTATCTAAAACTTTTTAAACCCAACAGTTCTTTCACCAGATGGGTCAACAGTGGTCGGAAAAGCCTCAACACCAGCACACTCACCCTTGTCGCAGTCGACGAAGGTGAACGGCTTTCCTGATTGTTTAAAATATTCCAACTGTTTACGAGTCCAACCACAACCCATGGTCCCGTAAACGGTAAATTTACCAGCACCACCAGACTTCTTGGGAGATTTTTTCATACAGACTTTAACGAGTACGATAAGGACGACAGCGATGAGGATCGCGAGAAGATACATTTTACTATTAGTTTAGAATTATTTTTTGGTGATTTTCACCACTGGCTTCTTTTTCGTGACCTGCTTGCTTGCCTTCAGAATGGCGATAGCGCGTGATTTTGCGTTTCCCGGTCCGCTCGCCACCTTCGGGGCTTTGAACATCACCTGCTTAGGTGATACTTTAGGTTTAGTGAACAACTTTCGTAATTGGTTCATTCTACTAGTTTCTGTGAAGAACGGTCTCATGAGAGCAGTCTCGAAGCTCGGAAGTGTGTGATTCATATTTCCACGAAGCCTAAAATTTTTAATTTTAGTGGACTTCATACTAAGATACTCTGGTGAAAATAGAGATTCAACAAATGTTTTTACTATACGCTCAGTCCGATTGGAAGGCTGCCTACACAGACCATACATGGTGTTCAAGAATAAATGTAAATCGTAAAACTTGTTAGACTTTCTCGATATTCCTATATTAACGTAGTTTTTAGCGTTAATCAGAGGATTCCTGAGTCGAGGAAAAGTGGAAAATCCAAAATCGATGATGACAGCTTCCACACCACCATTTGGAATGGAGTATTTCTTATTCATTGTAATTTGAATGTCTTTGTTTGGCACTTTACGCACCATGATGTTACCACCATGGAGATCATGATGTCTAAAACCGGGATACTTTTTATGAATACGGTACAAATTGTAAATGATTTGAGCCATTACAGATCTGACAGCATCTAGGGTGGGTCTAGTTCTGAACCACTTATCAAGCTCCTCACCATCTATGAACTCTGAATACAGATAATCTTTTCCGTCACATGTCTTGTGAAGATACACTTTCGGGACCCCGTAGTTTTCCAACTTTTTCGCGATTGTAAATTCCATCTTGGGATTCACAGATTTGATCGCGTTGACGAAACCAGCCAGTGGCACGTTGTTGGTTTTTTCAGTTAATTTAGGTTGTTTAATTTCCTTGTAAACGACAAACTTTTTACAGCTATCATCGACACAACCCCTATACACTTTACCATACTGTCCTTCACCAATCTTCACAGCTCCTTTCGTGATTGAACCATTCTTCTTCTTCAAGGACAGATATGACTTAGGGTCACAAGCTTTCTTCCCCCTGAGCAGTTTTTTAAGTTGCGTGTTCATCTGGTATTATCATACATTTTGTTTTCAATTTGTCAACTAGTTGTAGTTGAAAAAACGAAAGTTTACTGAATCACACATTTACCAACCTCGACAGCCCCGTCCACTTTGAATCCATTGGCGAGGTTGGTATCATTCTCATAAAGTTCATTATAAAACATCTTGTCATACGTGAACTCCGATACTGGAGACTTGATCAGGCGCTGATCATATATCACCACGTCATCATCAAGGATTTGCTTAACGACGAAATCCTCTTCCTCGATGTATACGATTTTTAGATTTGTTTTGGGTTTGTAGAAGTTTTTCATTTTTATAAGTCCCGATAATTTTTTTACTGATCTTCATCCACATCATCGTCAATGTCGTCAACCTCTTCCTCTTCAGCATCTGGCAGACTGACACCCTTGAAGGCGAAAGAGGGCAACTTGGCAGACTGCTCAAAGAGAGCCTGCTGAAGACGGATAGTCACACCAAACTTGTTGTCAATAAACCAAATCTGGTTGAGATCGATGATGGCCATGGCCTTCTGCCCCTTCTCGATAGTGTCGAGAGCGACCTGTTCCTTTTGCATGGAGTAGCACTCGGGGACGAAAGACCCATCAGGCTTTGTCAGAACCTTTAGCTTGATAGTAGGTGCATACTGCTCCTTACCAGGCTTCACGATAGGCTTGTAGAGAGCTTCCTTGAGGACAGCCACATTGAATTCCTTTCCGAGCCACTCCTTAGAGTTCTTGGCAACTTCATTGACAATCTTCTCATCCAGTTCCTTAAGCTTGGCATGGAGTTCCATGGCTTCGGTGTTATCGGGGTCGAAAGAGAGGTCAAGGGAGTAAGAAGTGCGTCCCGTGCCTTCATCAGTGAAGGCACTCAGACCGTAAGGAGAGCGCATGAAAGGAAATTGAACGTAGAGCTTTTTGTTGTCGCCGGCGTTGAGGTAGACGGCTTTGCCGCCATTCTTGTTCTTGCGAAGTTTCGAAAACTGCACAGAGGCAGGGGAGAATTCGGTAGACTGCTGAATAGAGAGCGACATTTGTAGTTGGTTATATCTATAGTAAGAGTCTTGTCTTTAATTAGCTATTCCATCATATTTTCCACCGTTGCGTCCCTTTTTGTTATAATAACACCAAGCACTAGATGTTCCTTGAGTTCCAGCACACCAGTTAGAACCAGAACAGCATTGCTTACCTGGACATATCGTATTATTGAAAGATGGCCCACATCGTCCATTTGTGGAAACGTTAGAAGCCGGAGCAGGAGCAGGAGCAGGAGCAGGAGCAGGAGCAGGAGCAGGAGCAGGAGCAGGAGCAGGAGCAGGAGCAGGAGCAGGAGCAGGAGCAGGAGCAGGAGCAGGGGCAGGAGCAGGAGCAGGAGCAGGAGCTGGAGCTGGAGCTGGAGATGTATTTACAACATCCTTTCCAACACTCATAGGGACTGGTTCCACCGAAATCGTATCCATTATGACCTGTGCTTTAGAAGCTTGTTGTTCATTCTGTAATTCCATCTGTCTCAATTTGAGCTTCTGTTCTGAGTTTACTTTCGAAATCATGAAAACGACTAGAAGAATAATCAAAAATATAACACTACCTATCATCCTCACGATTATCCCACTATTCGACGAACCAATTTTCATATTCAATGGAACTAACTTGTATCCAGGGGGGATACTGAACTGCTCCATCCTTAAGATTAAAAAATATTTTTTTCCAAGTATACTGTAAAGTATAATGGGTGTCTTCAAAGATTGTGGCTGTGGTTGTGGTGGGAGGAAGCAGGAGCAGAAGCTCATCACATCCATTATTTCCGGTTTAACGTTTTTCGTGATAGCGAACCCTGAAACATTCCGTCTCATGCGTTCCGTTTTTGGGTCTCGTATCGCGACACCCACTGGGTGTCCGTCCACTATGGGTCTTCTGCTGCACACAGTCGTATTCATCCTCGTCGTGTGGGGTATGATGAACATCAGGAAGAACACCGGGTGTGGCTGTGGTGGTGAGAAGAAGGGTGGTTGTGGCTGTGGTGGTAAGAAGGGTCAGAAACAGGTGAAGACGCAACCCGAGATGGTTGATGCTCCAAATCCTGAACCCGATTTCCATGAGAAGGAGGTTGAGCTACAGGGAAGTGGTACGGTTCTTGGTTCCATGGATATTTCTCCCGAAGGAACATTGTTCCATTAAGTTTCAAATTTTAAATAATTCTACAGTCAGTCAGGACCACTGAATGTAAAATTTTACGATTAGAATTCTTCATCGAAACCGATTTCATCAGTGTCATCGTCTAGTTTACCATAGTCACCCACCCTTTTCTCGAAAAAGTTCGTTTTCCCGTCCAGGCTGATATTTTCCATGAAATCAAAAGGATTCTTAGAACCCCATATGGGGGGCTGACCGATCTGCTTTAGGAGTCGGTCAGATACATACTCGATATACTCCGACATCTTTTCAGAATTCATACCTATGAGGTTACAGGGGAGGGCGTCTATGATGAACGACTTCTCGATTTCCACAGCTTCTTTGACGATGCTGTGGATTGTATCTGAAGAGGGTTTCGTGCGGAGATGCTTGAAAAGTTCAACCGCAAATTCTTGATGAAGACCTTCATCCCTAGATATCAATTCGTTACTGAAGCAAAGACCGGGCATGAGACCCCTCTTTTTTAGCCAGTAAATAGCACAGAAACTTCCAGAGAAGAAGATTCCCTCGACACAAGCAAACGCGAAGAGGCGTTCCGCGAACGTTTTACTCTTTTTGTCGAACCATTTGAGTGCCCATTCAGCTTTCCGTTTTATACAGGGGACTGTTTGGATAGCCTCGAATAGGTGTTTCTTTTCAGACGCATTCTTAATATACTTGTCTATGAGTTTGGAGTATGTTTCACCATGAACCATTTCGTTATGTGACTGATAGGCGTAGAAGGATCTAGCTTCTGAGATTTGAACTTCATCTGCAAAGTTGTTGTTGATGTTTTCAAAAACTATTCCGTCAGACCCAGCAAAAAAAGCCAGGATGTATTTGATAAATTTCTGTTCGTTGTCATTCAGGGTTTTCCAGTCGTCAATATCTTTGGACAGGTCAACTTCCTCCGCGGTCCAATTGGACATCTGTGCCTTCTTGTAAAGATCCCATAGGTCTGGATACTTCAGAGGAAACACTGTAAATCTGTTTAAGGTCTCTTCAAGAATAGGTTCGTATTCATCTTCAATGTAGTCCTGAAATTCAAAGTAGGTTCCCACGTGACGTCCATTAATAAATATTTGAGGGTAGGCCGAGACTGCTTTACCACATATCTCTTTTAGATCATCTTTGTCAATTATGATTTTCTCGTGCTCCAAATTTTCCGATTCGCACAACTTGACTGCATGATCACAGTACTCACAACCTTCCTTCGAATAAATAATAACTTTCATCTGTGATATTATCAATGATAAAAATTTGTCGGAAAACTCTAAGCATGATTGTGCCAAAAGAAATAAATGAAAATGACATTGTAAAATTGTTAGTAAATGAAGAAGGAATTGAGGAGGAAATGTATGGTGTTGTCGCAATGAACACCGGCCTGACACTTGGCATGTATTACCTGAACCCAACCGAAATGTTCTACAAATCTGCGTGTGTCTACAAATTAGATGATGGTGACATGTCTCCAGCACCTTATGAGAGTGTCATGGAGCACTACCCGTCCGGGACGACATTCGCGGACCTAGAGATGAAACCCCTGGGAACTGATATGTTTGTCTATTATTCGGAGATAGATGTCGAAGACACAGATAGTGATCTCTACGACGAAGGTGGTGATTCTGAATCCGACTTAGGTGGATTTGTAGTCTCTGACACAGAGATTGAAGGTGTGCCTATAGATCTCCCCCCTGATCATCAGCAAATCGACAAAGAATGGAATGAATGGGAACCAACAACATCAGGAGGTCGCAGTTTCAAGGAAACCATTGAGGCGATTGAAACACGCGTTAGACACCTAAGTTAAATTTCATACGTACAGAAAACAAAACAATGCTAGCAACTATATGGTCTGAAATAGACGCCCTATTACCCAAAAGACATGAAGAAAAGATAGTAAATACAAACATTTGTAAAGAGTGTTCAGGTGTGAAGGTTTTCAGCCCGGAAGGATTACCGGTCTGTTCAGAATGTGGATTAGTCGATGACAATTTTATAGACGACACGGCTGAATGGACGAGTGGAATTACTGATGATGGTAAAGTGAATGATCCCTCAAGGTGTGGAAACCCGACAGCAAACCCTGAACTCTTTTCACACAACTGGGGGAAGGGGACAATTATATCTACGAAGGGTTTCTCTTCTTATGAGAATAAGCGAATGGCTAAAATCAACTTTCATATGTCTATGAATCACAAGGATCGGTCACTGTATCACGCGTATAGAGATATCGATGAGGCGTGTCACACTCTACCAGATTGTGTTCTAAAAGACGCTAAGATTATGTATAAAAAATTCAACGAGGAAAAACTGACTAGAGGTGCCGTTCGTCTCGGGATAAAAGCCAACTGCGTTTTATACGCGTGTAGACTCGCAAAGCACCCAAGAACTACAAAAGAAATTGCCGAGATGTTCGGAATTCAATCAAAAGATATCAGTCGAACAACCCAGATTTTCAAAGACAATATTATGGGTGAGACGAAGAAGAATTATGTCACAAAGGCTTTTGATGTCATTCAACGTCTCCTGAATTCGTTTGAAATAACAAAGGAGGAACGCCTTCAGTGCATCAAGCTATGCAACCAAACAGAAGATTGCGTAGATTTGATGAGTAAAACACCAAACAGTGTGGCTTCTTCTATAATTTACATGGTCATCGGGGCCAGGGTCACAAAAAATGAGATTTGTGAGAAGTGCTCGGTATCCGTTCCCACACTAAATAAGATTGAGAATATCTTGAAAAAACACTTAGAGTCTAAAGGACATAGATAGAATATGACTAAAGTTTTTCTTTCAACCCCCTGTTATGGTGGTCTTTGTTTAGAAAAATATATGTCGAGTGTAATAAAACTCCAACTTTTGTTGATCAAAGAAAAAATTGAATTAATGATTGATACTACTGAAAATGAATCACTAGTTCATCGAGCTCGTAATGTTTCCGTGGGGCGTTTCATGCAGAAGACGGATTGTGATTACCTAATGTTTATAGATGCAGATATAGAATTTGATCCTCACGCCGTTGTCCGTCTCATCAAATCTGGACACGAACTGTCTGTCGCATGCTACCCCAAAAAGGTGGTAATGTGGGAACAAGCGGCTAGCGCTGTTCGTAACGATGACGAACGTGATATGTCGATGCTTTCTTCCAGTCTCGTCGTCAATATAGGTGCGACTCGACGAACGATAGAGGATGGTTTCGTGGAGATTTTAGATGGTCCAACTGGGTTCATGCTCATCGGTCGACCAGTTTTCAAGAAACTTGAAGAAGAGTTTCCAGAGTTGTGGTGTAAAAATGATCACCAGAACCGTGACTTTGATGATTACCACGCGGCTTTTGATTGTATGATTGATCCAGAATCTAAACGATATTTGTCAGAAGATTACGCCTTCTGTCGGAGGTGGCAACAAGCGGGTGGTAAAATTTTCGCAGACGTGAATACCACACTGGGTCATGTAGGTAATCTACCTTTCAGTGGGTGCATGGATGAAAGGCTTAAGGCTTAAAAACGATATTATCGTATGAAGTTTGTGACGATAGTGGTCACGAGATCGAAGTCGTGTCATGTGAAGACGTTACATTCTATATTGAGACTAAATATAAAGTGTCTTCAGAATTCAGTGAATCATCAAATCGTCTACGTGAATGATGACACCCTCGAAAAAATTGAAACCATCGAACAGTGTATGAAAAAGTATGACCGAATCCTTTTCATCGATTTTGGTATAGGGGTTGACGACCTTTCACTCAATAAGAGTTTAGAGGTGAATGAAAATGCAGGGCTGGTTGTATTCCCGGGTGTCAAGGAGGGGATTAATTGGGACATGTTCAAAGAAAAAGTGAAGTCGGAATCAAAAGAACCCACAACACAAATGGGTCTCGAGTTTGATACTGTTCTGGGAAAGAAGACTTCACCACAGTTTTACAATGTCGTGTCTACGAGTGCCAAAGTTTGGGTAATGATACCAAAAACTGTCATCAAACATATCAAAAATAAAAAGAAGGGTACGTGGAGGCTATACCCCAACATGTTTGAAAACCTGATCGAAAATGGTGTCAAAATTTATGCATTTTCAGCATCTAAGTTGATCCAGACATATACACATGAGTGTATATCAAACATCCTGAACGCGGCAAGTGTAAAACTGAATTAAAGGTTTTGTTTGTTTTTTAAACATGTCTATAGAGGTGGATTCCCCACTTTATAAATATGTCGTATCATACATACATAAAGTATGGGGTAGTAAGGACTACTTCCCAGGACCTCAACCAATCTCCATTGAACGTAGACATTTTCCCATTTTGAAGGGTGGTGAATACGTCGTGTGTGAGAAGACCGATGGGGAGAGGCACATGCTCGTAGCCCTCATGTATGAGGGAAAGAAAAAGTGTCTTCTTGTGAATAGATCTTTCAGGATGTTTGAAGTTCCTATCAACTTGAAGAAGTCCGCCTATGAAGGAACAATCCTTGATGGTGAACTCTATGAAAATGTCCTCATGGTCTACGATGCCGTAATTGTCTCGGGGGAGATGGTATGGAACTTGAATTTACATAAACGTATGGACGCTTGCAAAGCCATGCTTAAGTCCATGATATGCATGAAGTCTGACAAATACAGACTCAAATGTAAGCAGTTTCACCCGATGAAAGATTTTAGAATATTCATGGATGAATATCTCCCCACAGTTAAGCAGGATATCGATGGTCTCGTGTTTACACCAGTCAATGATCCTATACGAATCGGGACCCATGAGACTATGTTTAAATGGAAACCCCGTGAAAAGAATACAGTGGACTTTCTCGTAAAGTGGGAACCCTCACGAGAAACACCTGGATTTAAAGAGGGACGACCCACATGGAGATTGTATGTTCAAGAAAAGGGGAAATTATTTTTTGAGTCTGAAATTCCACACGACCGGGTGCAAGACAAACCCTGGATGGAGGATGGTGCGATAATTGAATGCACATACGTAACGTGGGAAGAACCCATGTGGTGGAGACCACTGAAACGGAGAACTGACAAGAATTACCCCAACAACAGACGAACGTTTTACAGAACTATTGTCAACATCAAGGAGAATATTGAGATGAAGGAGTTTTTAGATTGTAAACCATGAGGTAGAAACCACCCTCTTCAGGTAGATTGTGTTCTTTCATGTGTTCATCGTCAATCAAAAACCATTTGTTCCTCCTTTTCACAAAGCTGACGTAGTGACCGTCACTTTGATTTCCTACGTGAAGAGCTGTAGAAATTAAATTGTATTCCTTGTTATCTATTATTAGTTTTTCCAAAACCTGGACGTGACACTTTTTGTCAAACGAAATGACAAGAACCCTTGGAAGTTGAGAGAATACCATGCGTGTAGTAGCCAGGTTATGTCTTTTCCCATCGTCATCTATGTAATTGTCTATGACATTCCAATCAGTGCTCTTTGATAGAGTCTCGCCCATATCCTTACCAGTAGAAGTGACCAAATGGATACAGAAGTCTTCTTCATTTGTTGATTTTCCCGTGGGCCAAATAGTCTCCTGAACCTTCTTTCCGTAAAACCATTTCTTGATTTCCGGTGTGGTTTTTTCCAAAATATCGATGATACATAAGAGAGCCTCCTGGACATCGTGTTGCTCGTTTTTCTTGAATCTCGGGAACTGTTCCTGAAACAAAGTGAGCAATACAGACACGTTGACATTACTCTGGCCCTTTGTCCAATACTCTTTCGTCAAGTCGGAATACGCCCTAGAAAACTTACATTCACCCTGATATGGATGTCTGATGTAATGATTCGACAAGACTGGGATATAAAGTATGCATTGAAGAGCTGTGTTGAAATAACATGTATTTCCTTGATTTTCTATACCCTTCATTAAATTTTATGAACATTAAACACTTAAGGGAAAGACGCAATATCATAAATGACAAGAACAATCATCATGAATATTCAGAAGATCGTAGACAAGACCCTCCCCCTTTTTGAGACTCACAAGAACGAAGGAGACATTGAAGTCGAAATTCGTCTTGGGCGTCACAATGGATCCCTTTTCGACACGAACGTTGGAAAAGATGTCTGGAAAAAGGTTCTCAATGCTTTGAAGAAATACGATGGGTGGGAGGAAAAGAAGTCAAAGACAGTTGAAGTTTTCTACAACGACTCAAACAGTGTCAGAATCACCAGTGATGAAGATTCCGGAGAACAAGAAATGATTCAAAAGATCAAGGTTCACAAAGAAGACTTTGTCGACAGTGACCAACCACTGGATGTCAGATTTTGTATCGCCAGGGAAATTCCGACATCTGGTGAATATGAGATGGACAGGAAGAGAACCAAGACGAGGCATTCTTTCATCCGCAAGAATCTGAGTATCGACATGACAATCTCCTCAGGTGACAATGCAGACATGGACTCAGAAGAGGAAGCATCTTACCAGATTGAACTTGAGATCATCAATCCCAAGGATGTTGATTCAATTTACAAATTTTTCAACATCCTCAACAAAATCAATGATGTTTCAAAACTTGTATAAAATCTCTGCATACTATAGATATGGCCCAGATCCTGTTGATGCTGGGTTCGGTGATGGCGGCTGCTATCGCTGGTAACAGGTCGGTTACTTTGGAACCCGAACCCGAACCCGAACCTGTAGAAACTACCGAAAGAAACAGGGTTGGAAACTCACAGTTTTGGAGAAAACAAATGGACAACGTGAAAGCTGAACCCATACAGGCTGCACCACCTTTATCAAACAGGAAACCCCCACCCCCACCCATGGGGGTGCCCCCTCCCCAGGCTCCAGCTCCGGCTCCAGCTCCAGCTCCAGCTCCGGCTCCGGCTCCAGCTCCAGCTCCGGCTCCGGCTCCGGCTCCAGAGCCCATCGATTGTTCTGGTGAGTGGTCCGAATGGTCTAAGTGCACCGAAGATTGCGGTGATGGCACACAATCTCGCACCTGGACTACCCGGGTAGAACCAAAGAATGGTGGAAAAGTTTGTCCGAGCCCCACAGAAAACCGACCCTGTGAGGGACAGAAGTGTCCCATTGATTGTTCTGGTGAGTGGTCTGAATGGTCTAAGTGCACCGAAGAATGTGATGGAGGCACACAATTTCGCACGTGGACTACTCTAAAGAATCCTGTGTATGGGGGGGATGCCTGTCCAGAACCTACACAAACACAAGCTTGTAATACTAATGCATGTCCCAGAGAACCCACAACTTTGAATGGGTATTCAGACAGTGGAGATGATGGTTTAGGTAAACGGTGTTCGGGGAGAGAACTATATAGTAGTGCTGAGTGGGAGCTTGTTAACCCGGGTGAAGAAAGAGTGCAAGCCACTTCTTTTGACGACCCTTATTACCATAAGTATCAGCGACGCGCAGCCTACAAATGTAATGAAGATGATAGATGTAAGTATGTGACTGTATGGAAAGATGGTAGATATAAGACGTATACAGAGAGTCAATGTAAAGACATCATAAACCAGAACAATGCGACAACGTGGAAAAAGGTTGATGACACAGTTGCAGCAAAAGATGTTCCCAGTTTCTCCCAGGTCTCACCCCAGAAAATAAATGGATATACAGCCCTTGTAAACACAAGTATAAAACCGGAAGATAAATTTTCATGGAGTTCTCCACCATCTTCGGATACTGGTTTTAGGTGTGAGACGAAAGATTACCCTAAATATGGACCAGAGTTTGGGTATGTCGAGGCTCAAGGATCGGATGTAAGTATAGACTCAGATGAGTACAAGGAATATGTTAAAAATATCCAAAGTGAATGCGAACTTGAACATGACTGTAATTTCATACAAGTAGAGAAAAACGGTGCGGGAAAACTATATTCTGTCTGTGAAGGTCAGAGAGAAGGCTTGAATGAAAAAAAGTGGAAAGTTTTTAAGAGAGATGATGATCAACCTTTGAGACTTGAACCTCCCCCAGAAATTGGTGCTGGTCTAAGCATCACAGAGAAACATGCAGAATCGTTCATGGGATATAAACCAGTCTCTCGTTACAGGAAGTGTAATAATCATGGAACCGCCCTTGCCAATGAATATTTACGTGAAGAGGGTGAAGAAAAGGTGAGTTGGAGAGATTTCTTCTCATTTAAATACCAAACATTGCTGAAGAGGGGTATAGAATTATGTAACAAAGATAAAAATTGTCAGTATTTAGAACTAAATGGGTCAAAAGCTATCGCTAGAACATTTAAAAAGAGTGATTGTCCTCATCCTAACGCTGTCCATATGGACACTGAACATAAAATATGGGAAAAAACCGATTGGGTAGATCCAGGTATTCAGGGTCCTGTTCATGGATATGCACAATATGGTTCAAAGTTTCAGTCATGTGGAACCAACGATGGAACACCCGAAAAACCTGAAATTACTGGATTCATTAAGCAGGGGTATGTAAAAGGATCCAGAGATTTAGGTTCTCAACCCGCTGCATCATTTTTTAAAGCTGATGGAACGATGAACGACACGTATAGTGAGTATCTAAAGCAGGGTGCGAAGATATGCAACGATGACCCCAACTGTAAATACGTGTCCGTTTGGAAAAATGGTTCGTACAGGACGTTCGGTGCTAGTGTATGTGAGGATCAACCCATGTTGGGTTATTCGGGGGTGAAAACGTGGAAGAAAAAAGATAGTTCGGTCGTGGGAACCACAACCACCACCTCTACCACCACACCCGCACCTCCACCCCCACCCGTAAAACATGGTTATAAAAATACACACTACCAGAAGATGTGCCCCCAAGACAAACAAAAATGGGTAAAATTCTCTGGATCAACAGTCGGATTTCAAAGCACTGAATATGATGATAACCTTAAATCGGGGATTATGAAATGCAACGATGATCCAAACTGTAAATATGTTACTTTGTTTATGGATGGTTTAACTGGACTGGTAAATGAAGGTGATTGTGATTCTCCTAATTCAGTGCAAAATGCAAAAATATGGGAAAAGGATGATCCCAACGTTGTCGGTTTTACTCCTGCACCCCCTCCACCTCCTCCACCAAAACCACCACCGTTTGATTGTGGTGGTAGTGCTAATACACAAATTCCCTTCAGTAGTGTAAATGATGGAAGTTGTGATTGTTTACCTGGTTTTGACGATGAAGGTGTTGAAGAAAATGGAGTCGCAAAGGGTGCCTGCAAACCTCACCAGGTGGGTAGTTTTTTGAATGATATTTCAATGTTTGGGACAAATTACGTACCGAAACAAATATCAACTACACGACCAGCAACAACTAGCAATTATAATGTAGCTAAGAGTTGGCCCGGTGGTTATACGGGCACCTACCAAACCGGCTATACCGCAAAAACACAAAAAGAAACTATAAAAAGACAGCTTCCATACTTGATCAATGAAGATAAATCTGGATGGACAAAGAAGGTCTTCACCGGTAAATCAAAATCTCAATGTGAACAAATTTCAATAGATCACCCTAGGTCACCGGGGTATTCTTACTTTATGAAAGGTATAAACGGAAACGGAACTGCTGAAACATTTAGTTATTATGAATACAACAATGGAGTGCGTGGAAATTTGATAACCAAAAATATCACTGGTAATGAACCAGTATGTGTAGTTTATGGTGGAAATACGGGTAAGGGAACTGACAAGAAGTGTGTCACTGATCATGTAGATCATCCAGAATGCTGGGAACGTGAACCTACTCAAGCCGAAAAAGATTACCTTGGATTCAAACCGGGCAGCATGGGCACGTTCTGGAACTGGGGGGGTATATCAGGTGGTCAACACCCGCAAGTTTGGGATGGTAAGGTGGGGAAAATGGTGAACGCCAAGTATGATCTACCCCACCGGGAATGGAAAAAGGACAAGTACTGGACATAAAAATCTTGTGTTATTTTAATGAGCAACTCCAACAAGGGTGGGGGGTCGACTCTGAGTTTAGTGCTGCTCATATTATCATGTGTCTCGTGTATGTCCATAATCAGTTCTTCGGTGGGTAGTGTGATGATTTCTAACACGGAACCACCACCAGGATCCTCAGCGGACCTCGGTTCCTCAGCGGACCTCGGTTCCTCAGCAGATCCAGAACCAGCTGAAATACTCTCTGATTCAATGGCTGTGGAGGGGAGCACATTTACAGTTGAGAAGGAAGAAGTCGAACAAAGTACATTTAAATTACTGCGAAACAAAGACTATTACGGGGTTGGGAATTTGTATCATTATCACCCAGATTCTGATATTCCATTCACTGAAAAAAGATGCCTCCACGAATGTTCAGTGGATCCTTCTTGTAAAGCTGTCGTTTTTAATAAAGAGCTGGATAGATGCTGGGGGAAAGCAATGGAGGATTTCGAACTCCCCTTGCATAGCAACTCGAATGGTAATTTGGTTTATGTAAAAAAAGATCTCTACGAAGACGCCATAGAAAAATATGGGTAGATAGTACATGATTTACGTAGTGCTTTTCTTCGTGATATTGTTTCTCATGCGCGATAAACACTCTAAAATAGAAGAAGTGGAGGATTCACACTTCTTCTATCTCAGTGAGGGGGCTTCTAGGGGTGTGTACGAGAAAATGCGCGGGAATGGTGTGAGTGACGACAGTTTGAAAGACTTCGTGCTCATGGAAGATCAGTTGTTGGGTCTTGAACATAAGGCTGTGTGTACAGGAATTCCGTATTCTTTACAGGGTAATGGTATTTCAAAAAAGATCAAGGAAACTTTCCCAAACTATAACTTCAACTACCACACAATACATCTTAAACAACTCGCAGAACCTGGAAAGACTATCAACAGGAAAATTGTATGTCAGACTTAAACATTAAGTCGTCCGTCGTTTCGAATATCGAATCGATTTTACTGCTATGTTGACCAGTTCCGCCTTTCTCATCTTTGAACCAAAACTCCTGGCCAATGGCCCTGCGATTTTCACGAAATATTCAATCAGTTGTGGAGTTGTCAATTCCATAAAAAATTTACGACGTTCGACTGGGCTCATGCTTTTCACCAGTTCTTCACTCCTATTAAATTTCTTAATGGCCATATAGTACCTAGCAACTTCACGCACATACTCACGTTCATCATTTGTTTTGGCAGTTGTTAAATTTCGCGATGTTTTTATACCGGTAACCTTGTTAATGCGATTGATTCGCAGCCTCGGGGTCAGTACTCGTCGCTGAGGTGTTGTGCTTGTCAGGATTTTCGGCGCACCATTCTTATAGAATAATCTGTGTTTCTTATACAGTTTACTGGTCCCAGTTGTAGACATACCTATTATTACTTGAGAATATTTTTTGTCAGGTTGTAAGGTAAATAAACAATAAGTCCTCTTGGTATATATGTATGAGGCGAGACATCTCGTCGTGGAGGGGCCAAGTGGTGAACTCGCTATAGCATTTAACCAAGATGTTCCACCCCCGGAACCTCCACCGGAACCCCCCGATGTGCGAACAAGTGTCCATATAACTGGAATCTCCTTTTGTGAGAAGGGGAAGGCTGTGACATGTATATTTTTTTACATAAGTTTATTCATGTTAACGTGGTTTTTTAGATTTGTAGATATCGTTAACGTCTGTTTCATGTTCACGACTTTCATGTTGGTAGTTACAGGGTGGCCAATTGCTACATATCATATAATGGTTCACGGAATTCTATCTATTATGGCTTTTGTTCCACTCGCGGTAATTGATATGTGGGATGTTGCCACATATCAAATAGGTGTTGCGCTATTGTGTTTGTATTTAAACTTCACTACTAAATATGTCACTATTCAACATCTTGAACAGGTTCCATAAGAGCATCTTATGCTGTGGACTTTCCACCTCTTCCCATTCGTCAAAAATTGACATGATGAGTTTGTTATCATCAATCTCATCACGTTTTCTAAAAGACAATGGTGCCATCACACCCCTACTTCTAACGTCTCTAATGTAATCCGCGATGATATAGATGATGGCATCGAGGAACTCTTCCTTTGCCATATCCAACCAGGAATTTCGTTTTGTTCCCCATTTTTGAGTGTTATCACTAACCCTGACACCCTGATTATATTTTCTCAACCCTAGCTCTAACCGTCCTGTTAATTCCTCTCGGACGCCCATTTGTATTTAAGTTGTTTCTCCGCTTTAACCAATTTTTCCGATAATCATCCATTTTTTTCTGAGATGGTTCTCTTTTGAAGTTCCTCACGTGGTTCATGATGTAATTCGAAGCCGCATTCTTGAAGCTACTCCTCATGTTCAGTGGAATACCGGTGGCATTCACTTTGTTCATGAGGTATTTCTTCTCCAAAGCGTTTCTTCTTTCAAATTTCCATCTATTCACCATACGCTTTTCCAACTGTTTGACATCACCCTTGAAAGGAATTCCAGTGCTTTTGTTAGGTCGCAAACCATTCAAAGCTCGTTTCACATTTTGAACATCCTTATTGAGATTGGGTTTGTAACGTTTGATCCATTTAGAGCCATATTCCTTTTCAAGTTCTTTACGAATGGAGTTGTTATTCAAGCCTCGCTTCTTAATCGTCTTCTCACGAAGATTCGCGACGCGCTTGTTGATCTTGTTACGTTGGACCTGTCGTTTCGTGGGTTTGGGTTTGGGTTTGGGTTTGGGTTCAGGTGTTTTTACTTTGCGATACATCTCAATTTTTTTACACAACACCGGTTTAGTGTCCTTCGCGTCAAATTGAATCTTCAAAATCTTAGCGATGCGCTGAATTTCTTTTTTGGACATGTTGTTACACAGTGTCTTGTTAATCCTGAACGTGTCACCCTTACCAGATAAGGATGAGTTTTTGTTTTTGTTTGTATTCCTAAAGGTCTGAACATTGGTCTTCTTCTTTATCATGTTACAAATTTCCTTTCTTGTGGCATTCCTGGTTCCATTTTCACCCCTGACTCTAAAGTTCACGATACCAAAGTTTTTAGCGAGATCTACAATTTCTGATCTCTTCATGCGTTCACAAATTTTACCGGTCACCTTAACCGCTTTCATTTGATTCGCTGTCAGCTTCCGTTTCTTATAAACACGCTTGATCTTTGTGTTGACAGTTTTGGGTTTCACGGTCTTCTTCACTTTAGCCTTCTTTGGAGCTTTCATCTTACCTATGAAGATGCCACTATCACCAGACCTATAGAAGTCACGGATCAGATTTGCGGTAGATCTGTATGTGTTCTCAAGAACAGCTGGATTCTTAGCTCCAATGATTTGCACGTTACCAGTCCTTGTCAGGTTTAGTGTGTAGCCGTTCATATTCACATACATCATAGGGGAAAGTTCGGGGTTGTAATTTACCGAGCCATACCTGGCAAACTTGAATTGCAGTCTTTTCAAATCAATTGTTCCGTTTATGTTAAATTGACCACTCAAATTATTGAACTGTATCGGCCCACTGAAGAATGGCTGTCCATTGGTGTAGTTCTCCACGACGTAGCGACGAATGAGTTCGGGCTGCCTCGACATGTGACTTACCAAAAACCCACCCGAGAAACGGATTTTTCCGTTTTTGTAGATGTTGACACTCACTTTCTGACTCTCACCACGTTCGTTATAAATAATGATTTTAAACTGCACAGTCACGAGAGGTATGCTCATGTTACCCTTGAGACCGAGATTCCGTGTATGACTCGACGCCACTTTCTGTGTGCCATACCTCCCCAACATCTCTGTGGTTTCTATATAAAGACCCTCAGCAATCTGAGTTTTAGCGAGTGGTCTTCTTCTCATGACATCCTTTAGTTCGAGAACAACATCCTTCTGTCCATACCCACTGTCAACACCAGCGTTGAACATACCAGGTCTAAATGGGGATATTTCGAGATCGGGGTCGTTATTGGCGAAAATTGATTCATTGATCTCTGGCATAGTAAATTCGTCGATGTTACCAAAGTTTTCTGCTTCCATTACATTATTTACTATTTTGTTCGTATTCAAATCAGAAAATTCATTTTCAAGGGGGGAGTTATTTTCAAATTGGGCAAAGGTTCCTTTGCGTTGAAGGGGTCTACGTTGACGTAGTTCAGGTCTGACAGGTTCGCGGAAAGGGGGTGGTCTTAGCCGCTCTCTCCGCAACATGTCACTCTCAAGCTCTCTCGCAAAGTTGTCATTGTTCGAGTTAGAGTCTGGACTTTGGACATCCACCCCAGATCTTTTTATAAATTCCTTGACCTGTTGGCTCATATTACTATATACGATTTTTTTTTAGAAGTTGTTTCCGATCGAGAGTTCCTCCTCAATTATATCAACCCCATAAAATACTGGTTGTGTGGGATAGTCCCTACCCTTATAGTTTACAGATTCGATTTTCATTGTAATGCCATATGCACTGAAAGGTCCCACGTAGAAATCTGGGTTGAACAGGTCAGGCTTCTTACCCTTCAAACTTCTGGCGCAGTGGGAATTGTAAGCCTGAACAAAGATATCCTCTGGAACAAACTTATCCTTTTCTTTGATGACGCGGATCGAGTTGAGGAAATGATGCAGTGTGTTCGCCACCATCGCTACCTGATTCTGGATAGTCTTGAAATATTTAGGGACTACATTCCAGATGTCACGATCACTGTATTTAGCAGAATAATCCAAGTAAGCCCTGACACACTTCTGTAGGATAGCTGGGAGCTCAGCGTCAAGTTTGCGATCCATGTGGGGGTCAGCTTCTTGGACTTGCTTGGTAAAGTTCCAGGGGAGGATACGACGCAACA